GCCATCCAAAGGCTTGGCAGGACTTGGAACGCTATTGTTAAAATGGGCAAGGAGTTAGACAAGTTGCCATGAAAACACTCAAAGACCTAACAGACAGAATTGCTGCAGAACACGGCTTGGAGTGGTATCGACCGCTTAATAAAGCCGAAGATTCTGCCGGAATGACGGCTATTGACTTGGGTAATGGCTATTCGCTGCACCATGAGCATTCTGAGAACGGCCATGACATTTGGGCTGTTGGGTTTAACGGCGAGCGTGCTGGCACCTTCATGTTAAGAACAGAAGACACTCGCAGAGGCAAGCCCATGGTTGCTTGGGCTGGCCTAGAGAAGCCACATAGAGGTAAAGGTATCGGAACCCTTGCCTATAAGGCGTTAGCTGTTCATTACGGTGGGCTAGACTCAGACAAAGCATCGTCATCCGATGAAGCCGTTAAGGCTTGGATAAGGGCTGGCGGGCGTCAAATGAAGATAAAAAGTCAATTTGGCAAGCCTCGTTATACTTTAGATGGAGACAAGAAACGCCCTGTTGTGCAGTGGAATGAAGAGTTAGTAAAAGCCCCAATGATGAACGAAGGGAATGCTTGGCAAGAACCTGTTCAGACCGGACTAAGGGATTCTGACATAGAAAAAATTAAAGAAGGCGTTAGCGGTAATCATACAATAAAAACTTTTAATCTTCCGAATGATTTATACCACCATGTAATTACTCATAATAATAGATTCGTGGAACATATTATTTCCGATGACGAAGACCCTTTTGCAAACGGAATCACTCGCGTAGCTGGAGATATTAATGAAAATGGGCACTTAATTATCGGCAGTTCTCAGACTGAACCATACCATCAAAATAAAGGATATGGAAAGCTTGCCTACACACAGGCTCTAAATTATCACGGCGGATTAGTAAGCGATGTGGATTTATCTTATACGGCTAATTCTATTTGGAAACATTTAAAAACTTTGCCAAATGTTGATGTAAAGTTTGGAAAAAAAGGAACGCCGCAAAGGCATCTTGCTACTTTAAAAAAATCCTCCGACCTTAACACTCTCATCCAACAAGCCAAAGCTCGCCTTGAAGGCGTTAGGAAGGTTGGCTCTCAAGAGCCGCGCCCCATGATATTTGCCAATAAAGATGGGACAAAACACGGTTTTGTGACTGTAGACCCTTCTAAACAAGGCCAATGGCGTGTCACTCACTTTGTAAACAACAAGCCTGCAGGCCATACAGAAGCACCGACTTTCAGCCACGCTATTAAGGCTGCACACGATTCTAGCTACAACGTCTTTAAGGAAATTCGTGAAGAAGAGATGTTTAAGTCTCAGATTTTACAAAAAGAAATAAAGACTGTTTTTCACGGGTCAAGAACCCCTGTTGATAAATTTTCTCAGGAAGAAGCAAACAAAAGAATAGGCAGATGGGGAGCGGGAGTTTATTTTGCCGACAATCCCAAAGAAGCACAAAGTTACGGACAAAATGTTTATCAAACTCAAATAGATACAGATAAACACTTGGATTTGCATACTGATTTTGATATTAATAAGTTTAATCAGTATGCAACTAACCATCCAGACCAAAAAACAGTTAAAGAAATTAATGATATAGCAAAAAATGTACCAAATCCAGATTATATCGACATGTTTGACCATGTGTCGCCAAACGACGAAAACAGAAAAAAAATGTTGTCAGAATTTATTAAACATTCTGGCTACAATGGAGTTAGATACGAATTTAGAAACCCTTCTACCATTCAAACTTTGCTATCATTGCCAATTGCAGTTATGTTGCCAAATTTTGATGTAAACAAAATTCCCAAAAGAAAAAAAGGAAAAAACACTCAATCATACTACACAAAATTTGACACTGATTTTGATATTAGTAGAGCGGAGTCTCTCACAAAAGCTGCTCATCCGTCAGACCTCAAAAAACTTGCCAACAAAACAAACCCAGAAGCTAATGAAATTGTTGACGCGGCTCCTCATGCCATTCACACGCCCGACCAAGAATACGTTGACTTTCTTAACCACCCTAAAGTTCAAAAAGGTTTAGGCAGTAGAGACGTAGGCGGAATCTCCGCAAAGATGGTACACAAGGTAGGCGACAATACCTATATGGCCAAGCCCTACCACAAAAGAATCGAGTCTGCCACTAGGGCAATGAACCCTCATCCAATCTCTGGGTGGTCTACGATTGCTACAAAGAATCTTTTTCATTCTGCAGGAATTGGACATTTGTGTGAAGACGTAGCCTTTCACGAGCACAACGGCATTCCAATGACTGTTCATAAGTTTGCAACTGACGCTCAACAATCTAATGTTTTACGCCACATTAAAGACTCTGAAACCGAAGCCGATGCTAAAAAAATAGCTATTATGGACTTTTTGACTAATAACCTAGACCGCCATGGTGGGAATGTAATGGTTCGCCAAAACAAGACAGGAAATTATAATCTTTTAGCTATTGACCATGAGAGGAACTTTCAGTACAACCAACCTGCCAGCTTAAGATACAGGGGTAATCCCTATGAAACACCCCGCGCCCATTTAATACACACTGGCCTAAAAGGCGCTGTCTCTACTCCTACTTGGATGGTCGATGAAGAAGAGACTCATGTACCAGAAGGGCAGACAACAAAACATTGGTGGAAAGCAAATAGAGATAACATATTAAATTCATTTAATAAAGATATAGAAAGTATTAAAGACCCGCACCTTAAAAAGCATATTCATACTAACTTTATGAGAAGAGCTGATTGGCTCGATGAATTTTCCCATCCAGACCACTATTCTTTTTTTAGTGAACATAACAATTCCACTCCCGTTGAAATATTCAAGGAACGTCGCCCAAGAACAGACTACAAGGCAATCATGAAGAACTTGCCTGAAAACCCCTACAAGGCTATTGGCGTTATTGACGGCCTGTTCTCTAAAAAGTTATCTTTTGCTACTAGAGAAACTCTCGCAGACCTTTGGAACGAACAAGTTGACAAGATGTCTGGAGAAGAGGTTGGAAATTACCTTAAAGATATACAAAAAACAAAAAATCATCCCCATCCCAAGGGAGTCTATTACTCTTTTATGAACAGATTGCTTGAAAAAAATCATCGACAGGGAATGCAGCATTTAGTACAAAATAACATGATAGATTTGCCATATTGGAAAAATCTGTTTGAGATAAGATTAAAACTGGGGGCAATGAAAAAACAATGATTCTTCATATTAAAAGTCATATGACTAGCTTCGAGCACTCAGTTCCTGCAAACTATGAAGGAATCAAAAGCCTTTTTGATATGTTTCCTGCTGTAGAACAAATAGTTGCACACCATCAAACCCTTAAGGGAGCTATCGACGAGATTGTTGAGTACCTTAGCTCTCACCATATGGATGCTTGGCTGTCTGCAGAATCACCTCTCAAAAAAGCAGAAGACATGTCTCGCGTCTCGTCAATCGTTGTCTCTACTGAAGACAAGATGCTGATGCTCCAAAGACGTGACAATAAGAAGTGGACGTTCCCTGGGGGTCATCTGAATGACACAGAGACTCACCTTCAAGGAGCTATCAGGGAGCTATGGGAAGAAGCTGGCATCAAAGCTAACCCAGACAAGATGGTTCTATTGGGCAACAAGAAGACATTTCAAGGAAAAGACATCTACGTTTACCTTTATATGGTTTCATCAGAGATGGCAGCATCTGCCGCCAACGACCCAGACAAAGAAGCTCAAAAATTTCAATGGATTCCACATATTATCCCCAAAGAGATTGAAGACAACCTCTATATCCCTGTAGGAGACAACGCTTCTTTGAGTATTTTTAGTAAGTGGCTTCTTAGGAAGAAAGTCGATGCTCTTAAGAGCAAGCTAAAGAAAGATTAATTCAAATCTTCTTTATGATTTGGTTTATTTTCAATGGCTCGTATTAGTCGAGCCGCGTAGTGTCTATGAAAATCTTGATTTGTTTTATTGGCTGGATTTTGAGCTAATGAATCTAAGTACGCCATCAAAATCAACTTGGCTGTCCGATTATCTTCGCTGATTCTTTTAATAAGACTTTCGTCAATTTTGTACTCAGTTTGATTCATTTTTTTATTTCTTTATGTTTTCGTACTCTTTATCTTTGATGTAATAATCTCCAGAGTTTGTTGATTTAATTTGTTTTGGACCGTGTATGTACCACTCTCCGCCATTTTCTGCAATTTTACTAATAAGCTCTTCGTAAGACATATACATTCTGGCCGCACATCTAGTTAGTAGTCCGTACTCCTGGGCATAACTTTTAATTCCTTGAATGAGAACTTCCGGAACAGTAGCCGTTGTTCTGCTGCTAAAAACAATATAATGATGGTGTACCATCAAAAGAGTATTTTCTCTAAACACTCTAATTGTACAGTGCTGATAAATTTCAAAAGCTGCGCTGGCTGCCAAATCAGCAATACAAATAGTCCTGTAGCGAGACATCCTAGAAATAATAGCCTCGGCGGCATCAACATCTCCGCCGTTGCTAGAAATATACATCAGTACAGTATCACCAGGCTTGGCATCCTGAATATGCTCATCAAAACGACTAACAGCCAGCCAATCAACATCAAAACTAAAGTTAAAAACTTTATTAGGGGACACCTGCACTTCTGCCAACACGTCGGGAGGAACATTCGGTACAGGTTTTGTACAGGACATCAAAAACATCACTAGAAGAAATAAATATTTCATTTTGTTGGCCTTTTAGCTGGATAGAACACGGAATGAACTAGCTTTACACATTGTTCTTTGGTCAAAAGTCCCTGAGTCATCAAAGTAAACAAGGCATTACGGGCTGCTATCGACGGACTATAGGAGAGACACATATGGACTACGTTTAATAAGGCCACAGCCTCCTCGTCGATATCACTCCTATAGAACATCATATTGTTTTCAAGTTCTGCCCTGACAGCAGAAATTCTTTCGTCTAGCTCTCGTCTTTCCCTAATGTTTGCTTGAAGAGTCTTTTCTACTTTTTTAGCAATAAGGAGGTTAACTCCTAATTTGTCTGACACTTTGCCTAAACAAAACAACAATATACGCCTTGCAGCAAAGTCATCTAAAAAGTTACCAGACAATACGATGTCAATTTTGTCCAGTGAATCAATATTAGGCAGGCGAACAAAATCAACAATTGTGCCTTGCCATTTAGGGTCTAACGTCTTCCAGATACGCAAGCCAGCTTCTGATATGTAATACACATCAAATCTGTTAATTTTCCTAGATGTATCAAGAAGTTGACTTTCTTTCATAAATTACTTTTTGCGGCCTTTCTTTGGTTTTGTGTCAATTAGGAGTTTGACCGCCTTGCCTTCTAAAATAGAAATGGCCATAGAGGCAGGCATTGATAACCAGGTCATTCCGCCGTCTTCTGTATAAATAGAACAGTGTTCTTTACGGGTCATTACACGGCAGACTTTGTCTGAGTTAATCCAAACTTCATTGCCATCGCTGTCTACAAAGTTAATAAGCTTCATTTTTTCTTCCTTTTCTTTGTATAAACTTCCTCTTCCTCGTCATCATACTCAGCATACTTATCATAAGCATCTTCGGCTTCATCTTCGTGGTCGTTTCGAGGATACCCCGGTGACTTGTAGTTTTTTAACTTATCGTCTCTTTTGGGAGATTCTTTGGACTCCACCTTCTTGGTAATCACCACTTCGGCTCCTCCGGGCACCAGTCTAATCTCCTGAGTAGGAAACCTAAAATGAACGTAAGTTATGAACTCGTCTATAGTTTCTTTTTCCCTTTCCCACTTAAAGTCAAAAATCTCAGTCACAGCTCTGCCAGTCAAACATTCGTACTTACGACTAGATACCTTCAACTCATACTCCTAAATAGAAGGTTATTCGTAACTTCTATTTTAATCAGGAAAATGACGCTTTAAGCCGAAATCAATGATTTTAGACACTTCTTCTTTGGCCATACCGCCATTTTTTAGGCATTCTAAGACATACAGTAAAATACAAGCCGTTGCTTCATTTCTAAGATTTTGGTCTTCAATAGCATTAAGCCTGTTGGCAAAGTCGTGTGATAATAGACTAACCAAAATTGAAACTTGGTCTACTTTTTTATTCTTTTTGTCTTTTTTTTTATTAATATCAATGACTTTCAAAAGAATCCTTTCTAAATCTAAATAGCGTTGAATTTGTTGACTTTTTGAAATCGCCGTTAGATTATAAAATGATAGTAGCCTACTTTGGCCGCCTAGACAATGGAGAACTTATGGAAAAGAAAATATTAGACACAGCCCTTGCTCTCATTAAACCTTATGAGGGCTGCCACCTTAAAGCCTACAAGTGTCCTGCTGGCATTTGGACTATTGGTTGGGGGCAAACAGGCAAAGATATTAAAGAGGGAACTGTTTGGACTCAAGAGCAGGCGGATGCTGCCTTAGAGAAAAGTGTAGCCAAGTTTACTGAAGGTGTCCTTAAACTTGTTAAAGTTCGTTTGCGCCCAGAGCAAATTGGAGCCTTAGTGTCTTTTGCCTACAACGTAGGTCTAGGTAACCTTGAGAAGAGCACCCTCCTAAGACTAGTTAATGCCAAGACTGACACTGAAGACATCGTTAAGCAATTTCTTGTTTGGAACAAGGCTGGTGGCAAGACCCTTATGGGTCTTCTCTACAGAAGAGCATCGGAAGCTCTTATGTTTAAGTCAGAAACATTTAAGAGATTCAATTCCCTTAAAGAAATGGAAGCTGATTTTGCAATTGAGCATGAGTTATTGCCACCCAAACCAGTCACCCCATCCAAACCCAAAGTAGCCAAGACACCAACCCCCAAGAAGAAAGCCTAATGTATGTTACTCGAACTCTATAATAAGATTCCTAATTGGGGCAAAGTGGGCGTTGTATGCCTAGTAGCAGGCTACTTTATCGGTCGTAATGCCGTTCCCACCCATACTGAAACAACTACAGACAAGACAGTTGTGATTGAAAAGGAGAAAAACGAAGAAGAGTCTAAGTCGTCTGAAGAGTCTACAACCAAGAAGACTGGCCCTGTTATTATCGTAAGAGAGGAGACAAGACCAGACGGAACCAAAATTGTAGAAAAAACTAAACAAGGCGGAACTAAAGAAGAGACAAAGAAGAAAGAAGACAATTCTAAAAAAGTAGAAGAAAAGACAAAAGTAGTTGAAGTTATTAAGGAAGTTAAGGTTACTGAGCCTCTTCCGAGCTATTCTATCGGCGCTCATATCAAGGCACCTGTAGACGAAATTACGTCTAACCACCTAAAGAAAGAGTTAGACGTAACCGTTGGTTATAGGGTGTATAAGAGTTTCTGGCTTGAAGGAGTCGTATCGACCCCCGTGGATTTCAAAAAGCCTTCAGTCGGAATCGGGTTCAGAGTTGAGTTTTAATCCGTGAGTAGCGGCGTCTTTTTCAACTTTCTCTTTAAAAACTTTCATTATGTTCTTTTGAGAAAGTTTCTTAACGACGCCGGTCTTCTTGTCTCTCTTGTGATACTCAGATAGAACAATACCCTCGTGGATATAAAAGCTAAGAAAAGGTATCATTGCTACCTTAAAGACGGCTGGTATCATTGCTACCTTAAAGACGGCTTTTTCTATCTTAGGGGCCTCTTCGTTGTCAAACCTGCCATCCATCTCATAAAGAACGTACAGCTCTACGCCTAAAGCCTTGGACAATTGAATCAATACGGCTTCTGACTTAGTCAAGTCTAAGTCGCCATACCAAACTTTGCCGTACTCCTTAGTGATTAGGTTACTATTAAATACAACAAAGTTTTCTTTATGGCGGTCGCTGTATCTGCTCTTAGACCCTAACATTGAACTTCTGATACCAAGAAACAGCTCAGCGAGCTGCTGAGCCTTTTCTTTAGTCATAGGGTCATTGAGGTCAATGACTGGTTTTTTTTCTAAGCTGACAATCTTAGTTGTCATTTTCATCCACTTTCTTCTTTTCAGACAGCACATAAGCTGCCATTGCGATTGTTGCCTTATAAGGAGCAATGGCTTCCTTCAGACCGCTTTCTAGTAGCTTCTTGGCTTCAACTGCTCTCTGGTACTCTTCGTGAGCTTCTAGCTCTTCTTCGCCGCGCTGAGCCTGTACAGCGGCTCCCGCAATGAGCTCTTCTAGCTCCTGCTGAGACATCTTAAGGACTTCTTGAATGCGGTCAAAGGACATGAACTTAGCTACTTTGCTGTGAATCTTCTTCGGTACTCCGTATTCCTCAAGCATCCCCTTCTTTTCTTTAGGGGACACATCATCAGTTACTGAATCGTTTGAGTGAATCCTCTTAAGTCTCGCCATAATACTTCTCCCTATTAATAAAGTAGTGCGTCGTCTTCGTCTTGCTGGAACACTTCGCCGCTTTCATAAATTGGTTGCATTCTTGCTGCCGCCTTAACTGCTTGCTGAGGCTGAGGCCGCCTAACTTGCTGTTGAGGTTGTCTCTGTTGCTGCTGCTGTTGCAGCGGCCTTTGTTGCTGCTGAGGCTGACCCACAACGCTTCTAACTGACTGTACCAAAGCTTGCTGCAACTTAACACAACTATTTACAATATCCTCTACCTTTTGTTGAGCTAAAGATAAGTCTTCTTCAATGGCTTCGTTGCCCATCAAAGACTCTACGTGTTTTTCGGCAGCTTCAACAAAAATCTTATGGATAATTTCACCTTGGCTCATAGACAAAAAGGCTTCACGAATAGCCTTAGACTCTACAGCCTCGATAATCTGATTGGCTAGCTTTACCTTCTGCAAGGTGGAAAGCTTCTTAGGAACTGCCAGCAGTTGAGGCTGCTCGGCGTATTCTACTGGTTCTGCGCTCATTGGCTCTCCTTCAGTCGGCGACTTCTTCTTGCGCATTTTCGGCTCCCCAAGTTACTGTGAGTTCTCGTATTTCTTTAAGGAGCAGCGTATTAAACTCCTTTGCTTTTGCGTTCTCGTTAATAATACTCTTAATTTTAGAGAAAAACAAGGAGTGTATGCGTTTTTTTGGAATACGTCCAACAACATGCCCATACACATCAATATCATCTTCAAAGCCCAAAGTATCTAGTGTCTGCAGTGCGGCAACCTCAACCTGCTCACGCGGGAATTTTCCCTTACGGAAGGGAGCTGAGGCAATATCTGCCGCCAAAGTCAGACACTCTATTGCTGCTGACTTATCTCCCCTCATGATTAGTCCTCAAGGTCAATGTTGACTGTTTCGTTCTCTGATAGCTTCATAGAGGCTGTCATACATTGGCGTTCGACTGCTAGATAAGACGGAGTATCTGGGACAAGTGAGTCTTCTGTCTTCTCTTGTCCGTGAAACTTATGCTCTGCGCCTTTGTCATCCTTATATGCCCACCAGTGGAGGCTAGGCTTGCCTGAGTCGCCAGTTGGATGGTAGACAACGCCTAGCTTCTTAGCTAAGTTAAATAGCGACCTGTTCCTATTGACAATCTGGCATGTTTCCATGTTGACTTGAAACTCAACAACACGACCCTCAACAGTATTGCGACTCTTAAGGACACGAGCACGGATTGTCTTGCCAATCTTAACAGCATCCCTATCACTATTCTCAATGGTGTTGTTGTCGGCAGTCAAACCAGCGTCTTTGCGCTCTACGGACTCCATAAGGAGCATAAGGTCAGCTTGGTGTTTAAGCTTCTGCCCACCCGTCACAATCCACTTCTTAGGACCGCTTGGGTCGGCAGCCATGTCTTGAATAGCGTGTTGAATAAGAAAGCAAGCAACCTTGTTTTCAGCAGCCATGCGAGTCATAGCCTTAACCAACGGACCCATGACCTTAGCCATGCCGCCAAACTTGTTACCTGCCTGCTCAATCTCACCTTCCTTAATCTTCTTCTCGTCATATGCAGCGGTAGCGCCACCCAAGGAGTCTACGCCAATAGCGCAAAGACTACCTGGAGATTCCTTGACGCCCTCTTCAAGCATAGACAGCTTAGCAAATACCTTGTCTGGCTCATTAGAGCTGATAATCAAAAGGCGGTTCAGGTCAATACCAAACTGAGCAAGGCGGCGCACGCGGTCGGGCTTATTATGCAAATAATATTCAATATCAAAAATTACTGCGCCTGCTTCTGGATTAGCCTTCATAAGCTGACCAATCCAGTAGTACATAAGGAATGACTTGCAGGCTCCCGGGACGCCTGCAAGAATAGTGATACGGTCTGTAGGGATTTTGCCTGTGCCCCAGTTGAGGGCAGGGTCACCTGCGTCAAAGTTAGTCTTATCTTCCTGAGACGCAAGGTTGGCCGCCATGACTGCATAGTCTAGGTCACGGGTAAGCTTAGAAAAATAACCAGGTAGCTTAGCCATAAAAGTCCTCCTAACAATTAATAAAAATAAATGGAAGACTCTGATTACTCAGAGTCTTTTTGAAACCCTAGTAGGGCTTCATTAATAACGCGGCGAGCGTCTGCTTTGTAATCTACAATGCGAGTTAGGTCACGCGCAAGCTTTTTTTCTTGCTCTTGTGTCAAACTTACAAATCTGTCCATAGAAACCGACTTTGGCTCGTAAACCAATGGGCAGCCCGACCAGACAACATTAATTTTTACATAACCGCCAAACAAAGAAACAGTTTCTTTTTCTTCTTTTTTAACTAGCTCTGTGGAGCATACAGCCTGAGCAACGCGGTCTGCAGCCTTAGCCTTAACAGCTTCACGGCCAAACAACCAGTAATCATCACGAATCAACTGTCGAAAACGCTCTAGCGGCAGTTGCATACGGTTTGCCTGGGCTGCGTCCATTGTCGTTGTGATTTGTTTCAAGAACTCTACAAAAGCGATTGCGTTTGGCTGAGGCTGCTGACGCAAACCAAATGAAGCAACGTGCTGCATCAAGATTGATGATTCGAGCACAACTCTTTCGTCGCACGCCTGCAAGATAACAAAAGACATTGAAGCTGAAAAGTCTGTAATACAAACGACTTTTTTATTTACGCTGCGGATAGCCTGAACAAGTTGAGCACCATCAATAACTGAGCCGCCCGGTGAGCTAAGAAATAGCTTTACAGTTGATCCCTGATGGGACATCAACTCTCCAATAACCTTAGATACCGATGAGCCGGTAACCTCACCACGAAGTACAATTAGATTATCTGTTAGCAGCATAGAGCTTTTTGAATCAGCTAGTCTTTGTTGACACTCAAGGCTTTGACAAGTTACGTCGCCGCTTGACTGAGTTAGAGCAGTCTTTTTGCTGTTATTTGAAAATTCTGATGCTACTGCCGTAGGAGCAAGAGCAAGTAGAATAGATGGCACGATAGATTTAAAAAACACAAAACCTCCAGTCGTTACAATAACATAAGAAAACACCGTGTCTCTTATATCAAGATTAAACCATACTTCCTGACATTTGTCTAGTCTCATTAAAGCCGTATCTTGAAGCTTTTATGCTGGACTGAGCCATAATTAGATTCATCTTAATCAAATTAAGCTGTTCGAGCATAGCTTCATACATTGCTTCGCGCTGCTGAGCTGTTTGCACATCTGCATCAAGATTAACAAAGTGCTCTCTTAGGTCAGCAGTAGGCTTAGTAATATTCATATGTTGGCAGTATTCTGGAAATCGCTCTAGGGCGGCTAGAGCCTTAGAGCGTTTAACCTCAGAGCGTGCCATATTGAAACTATAAGTCACTGACCCCAAATAGCCACTCAAAAGGCTCATACCTTCAGACAGAGCCGAAATGGCTCTGTTGGCATCGTAGTCCGTCTTGAGTTCGTGAATATTTGATGCAATGACGAGATAGTTTTTAAGAGTATCAACATACTCAGGAATAACGTCCTGAGAATCAACCCGCTTTACTTCTTTCATAGCTTCCCCCCCTATTCTTCCGTGTTTGCGAGTGTTCCGGAATTACCGGAACACTGCATCGAGAGCATCGTCAATAGATGACTGTGGTGCCGCCTTTGGGGCTGCCGGTTTAGCCTGTGGTGCCGGAACACTGGCTTTGGGCAACATAGAAGGCACGTCGTCTTCTTCTACTGGGGCTGATACCGTAGTCGTATTGCTACGGCGGTCTGGGTTCTGACCAGTAGCAAGGTACTCTTGCACTTCTCCCAAAGTCCACATATAGTTAGACGCAATCTCAACAACATCTGGCAAGTCAGATTCCTTAAGGCTTTTAAGAGCTTGTGACGGCTCAGCCTTAAAGACCGCCAAAACAGGGTCATCAAGTCCTTCAACCTTCTGCTCTGTTCTGTAGAGGTCTACAGAATACTCAGTATTCAAGCCTGAGCCTGTGCGTGAAATGCGCAGCCAACCCGTAGGAGCCATCGTGTTGAACAGGTTTGTGCCCTTACGACGCAAAGTCTGATACAAGCCCTCTTGCGCCGGCTTGTCAGCATAAGCTTCTGTACCAAACAGAATCTTAATGACAGTCTCAGGCACCTCAAGTGCTTCGACCTTGTCTGACCCCAAGACGTTTACAAGGAGAACGCCTCTGCGTGTTGGTCTGTGAATCTTAGCCTGAGCGTCAAGCTCTTTGTACTCAGCACTTTCCTTGTTCTTGATTTCTTTTTGCTTCTTCTTCAATTCCATAAAGAGTTCAAACTGAGGGTCTTTCTGACCCTGAACTTGCAATGATGGACGTGTCCAGTTGGCCATAGTGCCATCTGGCATCTTCTTCTTGTAGGTAAACTTATTGAAGCCATAGTAGAAGGCAGGATTGCCTCCTCCATCCTTCATGTAGACAATAGGGATGATTTTGCAAATAAGTGGCTTGCCGTCTGGCACGCTCAGCGCCTTGGGGCGTCCACCAGCGGAGCCAGATTTTGCAGTCTCAGGAAGAGCATCAGGATTAAAATTATCAAGAAATGACATAGTATGTACCTCCAATTAAACATGTTTAGCAATAAATTCAAAAGATGTGTCAGCGTTCTCCGCGTTCACAATAAGAGTATCGTCAAAAATTAGATTATCTTTAGGCGCATCAGAAATAAGTAATAGTTTTGATGACATAGCCCTTAGTGTAGAAAAATAATCTTCAGAAATGTCATGAACTACCGTAAAGTATACCTTAGTGTCTGTTCGCTGTGTATCGAACATACAGCTCAGAGTCGTACCATCTTGGCAGTTAACCAAGTAATCTAAAACACGCGCATAGTCATAAGCCTCCTTTACTACCAAATCAACATTATTATAAGACCTGACAGGGTCGTCAGAAACACGGCAAACTTCATTAAAGTGCATCATAACTTCTTGAAGCAGCATAAGAGAGACTGACTCAGATAGCTCCATAATGTCTTTTGATGGCTCTGGGAGTCTATGGGAGTATCCCTCTTCTCTAAGGTAATTAACAGCATCCATGACAAATAGCCCCGGCCATGGCATGTACTTAGCCTGAGCTTCTAGGAGCTGCTGTATCACTCCTTGAAAGATGCTATTGTCTTTTGACTTCAACACAACCCACACTGGCACAGGGGTGTGCTTGCTGTAAATAGTTGACTGTTTGTCTCTGAACGCCCAGCGGCTTTTCTCAAGTCTTTGCATTTGCTTTGCCTTTCTTCTTTGTAGACTTTTTCTTCTTTGGTTTGACTTCTTTTTCTACAATAAACTGACCATATTCTTTATACCAATAAGCAATCAACAGGGCATCTATGATTCCCTCGTGGGGCTTACTGCTTCTTTTTGTAGCAAGAAAATCCTCTGAAGGAAAGAACTTTTTTGCAACCTGTAGGCTTCTAGCCTTGGCGTCCTCCAAAGTAGACTCTGTTTCATGGAGTTTTGTTGCCCAAGTACGGGGAGCAACTAATGCTACATTGTCTGCATAAACAGAAGCCATGGCAAAGAGCAGACCGAAGTTATAGCCAGAAGTCCAAGCTGAGCTGACCCCCTCCCCCGGTCTTGGTGCCTGCCTTTCCAAAACTACAACATCCGGCTTATAGTTAATCATAAGTTTTCTGACTTCAGTCAGATTGATTGTAGACTTCTTATTTTTAAGGTTTTTATCAATCGGCATCCTGCCGCGAGCAACGACCACGGAACCATCAAATATTGCATATCCGCCGGAAATACCCGGGTCAAAAGCCATAATAATTCTTATTTTCATAAATTATTCCAATCAATAAGATTATCCGTCTTATTTATAATAAATTCTGGCTTCTTTGTCAATTCTCCTGCCTCTTGCATTAGTTTTTCTATAGTAGGCAGAACGCGGTCGTTGTGCATTTCAGGGTCTTTGAAACAATGAAAGATAGCTTCTGACCCAGTAATGTGCAAGTTGTCTCCGTGATTATCTCCGCCCTCTTCTCTGCAGCAAGGACAAGCAACCTGCAATCTGCCGCCAATCTCTGTTGATAGTCCAAGATATGTATTCACATACCAATTTATTTTCTTAACGATATCTTTTCTGTCATGCGACGCAGGTGATGCTTGAGCGTCTTTTTGGAAGATTTGATGCCATTTTGTTTGTTTGTATCGCTCTTCAAATTCAGGTGAGTAAATGATATCAAAAAGTTCTTGATTATTAACTCTGTCAGATATTTCGACAATCTGCTGTACTGTGCCGCCACGTCTAGCATTTGGAAACCGAGTGAAGCGAGCGGGGTCACTACATGCACGGTCATTTTTCTCTTCGCACAAATGATGAATCCTGTAAAAGATGTCTTTGTATTGTAATAAGCCATTGCTTTTAAGTTCTCCTACATGGTGGTAGAGTGGCTCTTTAAGGGAAATGATAAAGTGGTAGGACTTGCCGCCAGAATAGACACAAGCAGAGTAGGGTAGACCTAGCTTCTTCATGAATGGAATTTGCTCTTCAAGCGGTAACTTATCAAATTCAATAAGAAAATTTCTAAGAACAAATACATTTTCAGAAGTTTTATTAATATTAATTTGCTTAGCAGCGTTGACGGCAATGTAGGCACCCTTTTCAAAATCCCTATCAATAAAGTTGACTATGGCCTGTTCTTTGGGCATAGAGAAATGCTTTTGGAGCAGGTAGTCGGTTGCCCAGACATACTGTTCCTCCCCATATAAAAGAGTCATGTACTTAATAACCGGCATCAACGCTTCCTTACTGATGCCGTCCCTTGGGGTTTTACGCACAACCTCCCCCTTAATTAAAAATTGTCATAATCGTCATTAAAACCCATTGAGCGCTGTTCTTTCTTAAGACCGCCCGACTCCGCTCTCTTGCGCTGTAATAGCACCTCAGCTACCGCCTCCGCAAGAGGAATATCATACAGCTCATGACGCAACACAGCTTCCTTGCTGTAAGCAGGAGTCATCTTAGTGCCTGCAAACAATTGCTTCTCATCGGCAGTTAGCTCTCTATCCATGAACTTTTCTACAAGAAAAATAATTTCTTCGTCTTTTGGGGGTTCTACTTCGCGAACAATGTCGAATCGTCCGGGTCTGCTGGTCAAAGTTTTATTCAATACATCCAAGTAGTTAGTTGTAGCCACAACAAGAGTTGGGATTCTAAAGACATCTGCGTTACCGTCTAAAAAGTTAAGAAGGTCGGAATCAACCCGCCCTGCTCTCTCTTCTAGTCCAGACCCACCAATATCTTCAATGACCAGCAAAATAAGGCTGGCTGCTGTCTCTTGCGCATTGGAAAACATATCAATAAGAGTCTCAAAACTAACTTGCTGAGAATCTACCCTAAGAATACAAGCCTTGGGCATCTTAACAATCTGACGGCAAAAATAGTTAATGAGGCTAGACTTACCTACCCCCGGTTCGCTGCCAAACAGAAATCCCCGCTTAGGGGCAATTTTTCTTTTCTTATAAATATCCAATTTTGACATAAACACATCAAAATGCTTCATAAGCTCTCTCGAAGTGTCTGTCTCGTAATACTGAACTTCGGTCAACTCCATAGGCTGTAGCCCCTCTTCAGGGGTAATACGCCATGCGCCTTCAGTAATCTTGTAGGTTTCTTTTGTCTTAGGAGTTTGGATGTCCATATCTAGCAAATGAGGTTCAGATACCTTAACGACATTTCCTAGCTCATCTACCGACTCAATGGTCTTATTGACAACGAGCTGATAGTTGCCCAACTCTACCTGCAAACCTGGCTGAAGCTTAGTAATGCTGCGTACCTTAGCAATCTTAGACATAAAAAACTCCGTCAAATGCTAAAAATCAAATCGTCCATTGATACATAAGTTCCAGAAAGAGCACCGGAAGCCTCTGCACATATTTGCGGGTCTATAACATCGCTATGCCAGATAGCATTGTCGGAAGACTTGGTAATTGCGGCTATTGCAACAAATGATTCACTATCATCAATCCAATATTGAGAAATAGTCAAAATAAGCCTCGGAGCGTCATCATCAACATAAAAGGCATTTTGCGAAGTTTGCGCCAAACCGCCATTCATGTATCTATTTGCTCTCATCTTTTGTCTCCTGAATCAGTTTGCAAGCCCATCTTTCTTGTTGTTTCGGTTTAAATTTTGGGTCGTAGGCGTCAAAACATCTCAGTCTACCTGTAGCATCACTAAAACCTAAAGCATAAATGTCTATAAACATTTTGCCGTTTTCTAACACATACGCCAAAATGCTTTGAATCCTAGCCGGAGACTCATCAACATAGTGGGTGTCCTGCTTGGTTTGTTCTGGGCTGCTGAGGTCTACGTAATTAGCTTTCATTGCTCTTCTACATCCTCCGCTGGAATTAACACAAAGTTGTCATTCATCTGCCAAGTCGTAATATCTTTCCCATACTTGTAAGGATAACGGACTTTTTGAATCTTAATCCAAGTACGCACTTCGTTATTGGCATTGACCTTCTTTACAAGCATAAGGCCGTGGGTAGCATGGGTCAATGACTCTTTTGATTTTCTCAAACAGCTAAACATATCCCACTGAAAGGCGGAGCGCCCTGCTGGCGGATACATTTGCTGGAAACAAATCACTGGAGCGTACTTAGGAGACTTTCTGCTGTTGATTCTTAAACCAAACTGCTGACTCATAGTTTCAATCTTCTTAAAGTCTTCTACCTTGCCCTTCCCTGTATAGCCAATATCGGCCATGGCGTTGGAGAGCTGGTCAACAAAAATTAAGTCAGGGTTAAACTCCTGGGCACACCTAAACGTATAAGTACAGAGAGTCAGCCAGCCCAAGGACAGCCCTTGAGACGACTCCGCATCTTCAATTCGTGAATACTGATAAACCTTTCTGAATGCTTTTTCGTAAGAAATTTCTAACATTGCAGCCAACTTACGGCTGATTTCGTTTCTGTATGCCTCAATTGGCAACTCATTAGAGACAATCAGGATTCTTCGTTTGGCTGCAATAGCGTGGGCGGCTGACTGCATACAGAATGTTGACTTACCATTGCCTGTGGGCGCACCTACAACTACAAATGCTTTTTTGTGTAGAGTTAATTGGAAATCATCGGAGAAGAATGGAACGCGGTCTTCAACCATGTCTTGGAAGTCTTTGGCTTCCGTTAGAGCTTGCTCAACGAGCCGCTCTTTAAAATCATCTTCGGCTTCTCTTTGCTGGCGTTCAGACTCAGCCAAAAGTTCTCTAATCTGTGCAGGATTTATCAAAATATCTTTTTGAGTATCTCCAGCTTTAACGGAGACACTCCAAAGGGTATCTGACCCTATATCGCCAAATTGTGGGCTTGTTGATTCGTCTATTTCTGACACATCACCCTCAACTATAAGTTTGCCTGCCTATCGGCATCTCAAATCATAACTTTAGTTCCATCAACGGAACTACTCTCTTCATATCTGGATAATACTTTCCATTCCATAATTTAGGAGTCATCAAAACCATAACAATTTTTTTTGTTTTAAGGTGTTCTTCGTACTTGGCCACCGACGAACCAAATACGTTAATACCTTCTATCTTATCTGTGCCAGTATCTAAAGTAAAACTCAAGTAATTATTTCCTGCTTTTGAAAGCTTGGTTTCTACCTTTGTGACAATACCCACAACTCCTGCAAGTATTCTAGGCTCTTGTGTATAAGAAATATATCTTCTAACACTGTCTGAAGATTCAATTACCTTTGACCACGACTCGATAATGTCCATACGAGGAGCTTTAACGCCGCCTTCTGTATTCTTGGCATCAGTTTCCTTAAACTCAATGGGGCGAGTAAACAAAATATTGTCGTCTACGTCGCCTTCTTGAAAGCCAAACTTATCAACAATCATCTTACTAATGTCTTTTAATAGGGCGACACTGTAGCTGTAAATAGGATTATTCTCTGACCGCCACAAAGACAAAGTAAACTCATCTTCAATCATAGACAGAGTGACTGTCTGAGTTCTTTTAAGTTTTCCGCCCGTTGACTTAGATTGCATAGCATCACGTAATTGAGAGGCATGAATAATAATATTCTTAGTATCGTCTGTCTGTAGAGGTAAAATTTCTTTAAAGGCTCCTGCATACAAAAGATTGACTACAGCGGCTGCTGTAAACTGAGTACGCTGTTTGGCTTTCTTAGAGTCAGCTAAAGCTAGGAGGAAATTGCCCCACTGATGGTCTGGATTAGAGATATCCACATGCTGGCGAATAAACTCGCCAACGGCCTTAGCCGCCTCGATACCAACACCTTTAATCATAGCCAACGGAGCGCGAATTTTATCGCCTTCTACAATCCATTCATGGGAGTGAGAATGAAGAGCAGAGGGCTGCACGACATATTCACGGCACTCGGACAGGAAGGCCAGAATCTTTTCTTCTTTACCGCGATTGACTGTAAGTTTGCCTAGCCAGTAGTAAGCAGGATAATAACACTTAATCATAGCTTCAATGTAAGCAATGACACCGTAGGATGCAGAATGGCTTTTATTAAAGGAATATCGAGCACTTGCGACTACTGTATCAGCCAACCGTTGCGCTTGTTCTTCTGTCCATCCCCTGCAAATCGCCGCTTGTTTAAGGTCATCGCACAACGAGTCCATTAGTTTCTTGTCTTTTTTGCCAGATGCTCGTCGCCAGTCATCTGCTTGTTGATCATTTAATCCAAGAATCAATTTGGCAATCGCCATGAGTTGCTCTTGGTAAACAAGAACTCCATACGTCTCAGACAAAATTGGCTCTAGCTCAGGATGGACGTAATAAGCAGATTTACGATTATTAGAACATTCAACGTAATAATCAGCGGCAGTAAGAACACTCCCGTCAGGAGCAGGAGCATCAAGAGCACCTGGGCGACAGAGAGCAATAAGGGCAGCCAAGTCCTTGACATTTTTTGGCGGAGCTTTTTTAATAAAGGGAGCGACGGCTCCACCACTAATTTGAAAAATGCCGGAAATCTTGTTTTGATGAATGACATCCGTGAAAACTTTGTCATCATGCTCTGGCTGCTTCCAGTCAAATACGACACCCAAATTTTCTTGTATTGCTTTAAAGCTATGCGACAGGCTTTCAAGAGTCTTAACACCGAGAAAATCGAATTTAACCCCTCCAACATATTCTACCCATTTCATCGTATAAGCTGTTGCTAATTGGTCATTAACTTTGGTTAAGGGAATAATACTTTGGATAGGAACTGGAGTAATAACGACTCCGCCTGCATGCACACCGCGAGTTTTGGGGATGCCCGAACAAGCCAAAACAACTTCCCAAATCTCTTTTTCTGTTTCAATATAATTCTTGAGTTTTTCGGCAGCTTGGGAGCCGCTTTCTAAAAATCCCTGCACATGTTCGCCTGTAGACTCGTCTTCGTATCCAAACAAGAAATGGAGGTCAGATACCCCTTGTGGAACAAAGGGCATATCATCTAGCACGTCTTCCGTTGAAGAGCGCACCTTGCCGAACATCCACCGCTCGACTTCGCGAATAGTCAACTTAAGACGCATAGCAACGTCTGTAGAAATCAAAGCCATGTTGTCTTGATACTTAGCCTTTAGGTAGTCCAAACAGACTTCGCGGATAGAGATGTCGAGGTCAATGTCAGGAAATGAACCGCCTTTAACGCGGCCTTCGTTTAGAAATCGTGAAAACGGAAGTTTCCATTCAATAGGGTCAATAATAGAAACACCAATCAAATACAAAACCAATGACGAGCAGCCAGAACCACGGGGGTTGGCAAGGTAGCCGCGCTCGCGCATAGCAATACAAACATCATGTACCGTAAATACGTATGGTAGAAAGTCGTAGCCCAACTGAGTTAGTACGCGAATCTCTTCTTTAAGACGCTCTGAATAAATAACTGCCTTTTCTGGGTCTTTAGGAAACCGGCCTGTCTCAACAATCAGTTTCTTTAAATGCTGAACAGACGAAGTATCTGAAGACACATTGTAAACAGACTCCATTGTTGGGAGCAAATGTCTGTTTTTGCTTGTAAGGAACTTGTAGCCTCTAAATTGTTCAAAAATCTTATATGAGTTGTCTACCCACTCTTCGATATCCCTCGAAGTAATGTCGGGCATTTGCTTCATGAGTGAGTCAGCCCACACTTCAGTTGGCTCTAATGAATATGAACAACTAAACCGCCAGTTGTCACCAAGACGAACGTCTTGTACAACTTTATGGTCTTCTACAGCAACGTGGGCGTCCTCTGAAATAACAATGGGGTCTTTGTACTTACGAGCCATCTGAACCATAAATTGGTTACTGGCTTTCTGTAGGTCAATAGGCGAACCGCACTCATCGAGGTCGTTTGGAACAAACATTCCTGACTTGATGATTTCTTTTGATACTTTGTCGTATTCTGGCCTAATCCACTTTTGGTCAAGGATATGAGGCATGACTTCCACAAAAAAAGACTCTGGGCTTACAATAGAGCGGATTTGTTGATATATTTGTTCTGCTAATTCAGGATTACCTGCCTTTAAAGCTTTTGAGACAGCAGAACCATAGCAGCCACTGCCCAAAACAATCTCATTTCCAATCTCTTGTAGTTCTTCCCAAGTCAACAGGGGCTTCATGTCGCCATACTTAATCAAAGCGCGTTCATGGGCAATTGGAGTCAAACTAGAAAAGTATTCATATGCTTTTTGTGTCTTAAACAAGACAGTCATATGACAGGTAGCAGGCTCTTCTTTTCCATTCTTGTAAATCTTTGGCGGCTCCCAGGGAGACATCAAGTAAATCTCGACGCCATGAATGGGTGTCAAACCAGCTTTCATAGATTCTTCATAGAGTTCTGCCAGACCGCCCATCTGTCCATGGTCGGTCAATGTGGCAGACCTGCGTCCTAGCTCTTTAGACCTCTTGACGAGAGCCTTAACTGAAGACCCTCCGTCAAGAGACGCCTGAGCACTGTGACAGTGAAAGCACATGCACAATGAACGGTATTTGGGCTTGTTTGGCACCAAGATATCCATGTTTATTACTCTTTATGGCTGAGTTTTTTATTGATTCGGCTCAACGTGTCTTCTGCTGCCTCTTCAGAAACATCATTAAGGAAGTTGACTACGCGCTCCATATCATGAGCGTGGTAAGACATCAAGTGCATTGCAAGGTTCTTAACCGCATCAGAGCAGCTCAACACCATAGCAACATTGCTGAGGTCTTCCGCACTGACTAAAAAAGTCGTCTTAAGTCCTGCCTTTTCGGAAACAAGCCAGCCTGTACCTTTATCATCCATCTGAACAGAAAGGGGCGAATCAGCCGTAGGGCGTACAACATCAAGGTGTGGCATTTTGTGCAAAGTGGTCTTCATAAAATCCTCCATTAAACATAAATAACTTCATCAAATAAACCGTCATCTAAACCGTGCTCTACAACAATAACGAGTTTCCTGCTTGAAACGCTTCTCAATCCTTCGAGACAATCAACTTTCAGTTCAGTATGCGCTCCCGCAAAAGCCTCGTCAAGCAAAAGTATCGGGCTATTGAACAGGTCGCTTAGTGCTAACTGAAAAGCCAACATGGCTCTGTTTTGTTCTCCTCCGCTGAGCTGGTCAAGACTATCATACTCCATCCCCTTATGGAAGACCGAAGTAGACATCTTTGCGCGTACACTCTCGTCTTTGTTGAGACGAACATTATTGAGTGTAATTACAGTCCCCTGATTCGGGAACAGTAATTCAGTGTACGCCTTGGCGTGCTGGTTGATAGCATTCAATATGTCTGCTATCGACTGCGTCGCCGCAGTATCGCTCAGCTCCTTGAGCTTAAGGGCATGTTTGAGTTTCTGCTCGGCAGCAAGCTGCTCTTTGAGCGCCTTTTCATACTTGCCCTGTGCCTCCTTAGCACTTACAAGACTCTTATCGGCATCACTTTGACATTGCTTTAACTGTTTTTCATAAATTTCATCAATTTCAATAAGTTTGGCCTTTTCTTTTAATTCTGAAACCATGGTTTCACAATTAGCCAAACTCTCTTTGACCTTTTCATACTCTTGAGCAGCCGACTCTAGTTTAGACTGCTTAAACTGAATGGCTCGCGCAAGGTCATCTGACTCTTGAGCTAGTTTGGCAATCTTCTGGGTAGCAGTATCAATATCATTATTAAGCATTTTGCTTTTAATCTCGTAATTTTTAACAGTATCCTCAATCTTCTTAATCTTCTCTTGGAATTGCTTAAGCTGCTCTTGGGTCTGAGCTGCAGGCAATGGCGGGTCAGACAGTTGAGTTGTCTCGGCCAGTAGACCCTTTAATTCTCTGTGTAGGTGAACAAGAGCGCTGCGTTCGCTATCAATTTTGTCTTGAATCGCCTGAGCAGCGTCTATTTCTTTTTGAATCTCAGAAACTGACTTCCCCTTATGCTCATGAACTTTAGCTAAAGAACCGTTAGAAACAATGACTGACTGAGCGCAGTGAGGGCAAGGCAAGCCTTTAGAGCTTAGCTCGGCCATGTACTTTTGTTGTTTTAGTTCTGTAATCTTTTGTTCCTGTTCGTGAAGCTGCTTAGAAAGATTAGAGATAGTTGATTCTATATTCTTGCTTTCACCGTGCTTTTCTGTAATTGTTTGAATCTTTTGAAGCTTCTTAAGAGCCGCCATTGATTCTACTAACCAGACACTTTGTGCCTGAATAAGAGAATAGGCGGCGGCAATCTTTTCAGGAGTATATTTAGAATCCGGCGTTTCGAGGGAAGCCAGCTCTTCTTGTTTAGCCTTTAAGATAGCTTTTTGTTCTTCTATATTCTTGATATTGTTCTTATATGTACTATTAGAGTCATTAATAGCATCTTTATTTGTAACTATGATGTCATGAAGGTCATTGAGTTTCTTTTGAGTGTCGCGTAGCTGAGAGTTTGCCTGAGCTGCTTGTTCACTAATCTTTTGGCGCTCTTCTGCAGTAAACGAAGGTTTTTGTTGCTCAGTAAGGCGCTGAAGGTTAGCTTCATGAGTGTTTTTAGCATTTTGAGTCATCTCGGCCAATAAACCAAGCTGACCTGCAGCTACCTTAATGCTGCCCTCAAGTTCTTTTATAAGGTTAGCAATCTTGAGTTTGTGAGCCTCTGGGTCTTCTTCCCCAAAAGCAATCTTTTGAACAAACCTAAGTTGGTCGGCAGCCGTGTAGGACAGCAGCGACCCTTTGAGCTTCTGCTTGATGTAAGAGCATGACTGAAATATCTCTGAGTTCATCTGCAGGTGAGTGTCAATGATGGCCTGAGCAGCCTCATTCTCGTAATTGCCTACATTTAGCCTGTTAGGAGAGTTCTGGCGCAAGATAGTATGTTCATTTAGTTGCAGAGTCACTACTGGCTTCTTGGTGCCTGTAAGTGGCTTTACGCCCTTAACAAGAGTGTCTCCGTAGAGTGCCCACACCAAAGCTTCAACGATGGTACTTTTGCCAGTGCCACTATCGCCCGCAAGACGGATAAGACCTGTCTTGGGCAACTCAAACTCTTTGTCTTCTATAGACCTAAAGTTTTTAATTGTTAGTTTCACAACAACCTCAAACTAAGACTTCGTTGAATACAGCCATTAGCTCTTCGTCAGTTCCAACCATTTCCTTTAGGAGTTCGAGGTAAGTTTTCTTAGTGACTTGAATAGTTTCTTTTTGCTTGTTGGTTGGAGACAAAACGACTTTGACGTTTTTGTCTATAAGTTTTGTATATGACTGTGTTTTTCTGAACGCAGTAAGTTCTGATGACTCGCCCTCTACAACCAGACGGACATGGGTATTGGCGGGAACCTTAAATGACTTGGCCTGTTCAACGAGTAGGGTCATAGTTAACTTCTTGGGCATCCCCAAGTCAATTCTAGTGTGTGTCATCTTTTCTGCAAATTCAAACAAGCTAATTGCCTTTTCGTCAGTCTCGGCAAAGGTTGTCATGTAGGGGGTGCCGACATAACAAATATTTTTTTGTAGCCACTGATGTTGATGGATATGGCCACTAACGACTAAAGGAAAATCTTCTGGCCATTTGTCGCCATGTTCCATCTTGATGCCGTTTAGTTCAACGCCGTAGAAGTCTTGATGGCAAAAGATTGCTCGCGCATTCTTCCATCCTTCACATGTATCAAGTGCTTCCACAAACCTCCCTGCAGGAACGTATGGCATCAGTACCAACCCATAAAAGCTAACCACCCTGTCCACAATCTTGACACGTTCTAGACCATCAAATGCTTTTAAAAAGTGATTGTCTGACAAAAACTGAGAGTTGTTAACATAGTCATGGTTTCCAACCAAAACATATACCGTACAAATTGAGCCAATTTCTTTTAGAAGCTTGAGAACTTGATTAAATGGTTGGACGTAGGTTGTTCCATGATTATGGAGCAAGTCCCCCATAAAAATAACAATATCGGGAGTTGTCTCCCAAACCTTTTCTTTTAGCTTTTCAATTAGTAGGTCATTTTCTGCAATGGACGAGTGTCTAAAATGAATGTCTCCAACGCATAATATTTTTAAATTCAAACTCATAATTTTCCTTAATCATATTTTTTTTGCAAAAAACTAATTTTGGGCGTAAATTCTCCGTATCCCAAACTCTTTTCCCGCTCCAACCATCGGTTCCTTTTCCTGCTCCGCGTTTACAGGTATAACCCTTAGTCTGTCCTACCAAAACCCACCCATCTTTTTTATAACATTCGCCAGTTCTGGGTAGTTCTACCAATGTTTCGTATCCAATTATATCGTCTCCGTATTTTAATTTCCAATCGACTTTAATTGTTTGTCTAAACAATCTTAAAACGGCGGCTGAAAACTGTCTAATAGGATATTTGCCATTGACTTTTTCAATATGAAAAAAGATATTATTTACAATATTGTTAAGGTTTTGTTTTTTATTTTCTTTTGTTAATGAAAAATAGTCGTCTCTACCGATGAGATGAAGCGTGGAACTTCCGCCGACAATAGCTCCATAATAAACATTATCATACAAAACAGCATAACAAATATTTCTACCAACAAACCCTTTTGGTTGGCTGTAATGAATAGCCATATTATCTAATATTCTTGGGTCAGTTCTTTTTATTTGCTCAAGTTTTAGCATTTCATTTCTTTTTTCTATTCTAACCATAACAGCTCCCATAACTTCTCCCAATCATTTTGTCCACCTGCCGTCCATAGCAATGACAATCTGAAATAAACCACCCTTATACAAAACAACACTAGCATTTAGCCAACTAGAAGCACCGTCGTTATACGACAAACGTAATTTGGTCGAAGTTCCTGCCACTACCCACCTATGCACAATTTGAGGCGTATGGGTATGACCTGAAACTCCTTTGCCATAGGTCTTCTCCAAAGCTTCAGGGCTACCCCGACTGCCGTTAGCGGCTTTATCGCCATGAACGCTTAGGTTGAATCCTTCTACAATGTAGTCTTTATTTCTGTCAAGCCAATTATATTCACCCTCTGGGTCTACAGCGTCTTTTAAGATATTCTTAGAGCCTTTAATACGAAGGTTCATCAGCTCATGAGCCAAAGCATAGTTGACTGGGTCGTTAAGATACCTTCCTTCGTCTAAATAACGAACGAGATGGTCTGGAGCATGATTTGACGCTACTATGTTTAGTTCACCATCGCTTGGCATCTTAGCCTTAATTTCAGACAATCTTTTACCAACAACAAACAACTCTTTTTCCAACGTAGAAAGCTCATGAGGTCTATTGAGGCGTTCGATGGGCCTATGTTCTAGGTGGTGACTAATCGAAACTCCATCCATAATGTCATGAAGAAAAACTCTTTTAGGTTGAGTCGCCTGAAATACTTCGTACCAAGCCTGCATTGTCTTAGGGCAATCAAAGCCAGCGTGTAAGTCACCCATAACAAAGGCTTCTGCCCTTTCGTCTTGAGACGAACCATCAGGAAAATGGCGTTTACCATACAACACCATAGAGCCATCGGTGTCTGCCTGTACTTGAGTCAAATGGAACTTCTCTTTATCCAAAGTGACAAAAAGACCACCAATAACGTGGTCTTGTGTAGAAATGCGGCCAAGTCGATTCTTTTGATAGTCAGGTAATGTAATAGCACCTGTCGAATGCAGCATACGAGGGTGAAGGTTGTTGCCACTGGGAAGAATCTTCATATGTTGTCTGGGTGAGGCAACAAGAACAGAATAACGCTTATCGCCATCAACGCCATAGCGAGTTAAACCAGTTAAAGGTAATACCTGTTGAGGGTTAACCTGAACATCCAAAGCTTTAAGGTTGCTATTAAAAACGTATTCAACAAATGCTTTACCTTCTTTGTAGAGTCTTTCCACTTCGGGAGCATAGATATGGTCTTGGGGCTCAAGGCTGCGTTTATGGCCGCGCATAAGTAATACAATGAGTTTTGCTTTCTTTTGCTCACAAAACTTTTCTACAGTGGCCAAGAATTTCCTGTCTACCGGAGCACCAGCAACTGCCGCTGTAATAAAATATCGACCGTAACTAGAATCATAAAATTTGCGAGATTTCTCGGCCTTTTCTCGCGTCAAACCCTCAACGGGTTTTTTCTTCTTAGGCGTAGCCATCAAAAATCACCTCAACATAATTTTAGAGCTTCTTAAGTCCGTCCTGAAATCTTTCAGCGGCTTTTTCCTTTTCTTTCCGCTTCATGTCTTCGTTGTTCCACTTAATTCTCTCCGGCATCGAGTCATAATAAGTATGTCTATTCGAGTACAAATCCGTTGTACCCGCTGTATGAGCAGTATCTACAGCCTTTTGTTCAAGTTCGCAAGAGTTTTCTTTACATGCGGCAACAAAACTGCTGACTTCGTCGTCAAACAGTTCTGTTTCTTTTTTACATTTTTTACAAATATACAGCCTTAACGGCATGTTATCTTGACTCCGAGATAAGAGACTTCAGCTTACGCAACTCATCCATTTTTTGCAAGTCAGCAGTCAAGCTGAAGCAAGCCGTCGTGCTGCACATGATGGCAAGCTCGCAAGCATTTCGCAACACGCTCATGCAAGTTTCGGCAGCATCACAAACTTGTAAATCTTTATAGTGTCCAACTTTGACGGAACCATCCTCTTGAACTGCATACGTTTCATTTTCTTTACGGGGCGGCGCTTCGATACCAAGGTTCTCAAATACTTTATTAGTGACTGCAGATAGGGCTTGAACTAGGTTTTCAGGCAAGCCACAAGCCAAGGCGGCCTGTTGGTACATGACACCACACCCTGGGACAATACCACCTCTCCTAGCTGCCTGAGCTGCCTTAATAGCATCGTCAACGCGGTCTGCTCGCTCCTGCACAGCAGCAGCATGCCCAGCACCTACCACGATGGTTACTAGACCTTCTGTCAATTCAGCGTTACGTGCGGCAATTACATCTTTATCAAATGCTGAACGCGAAGCTTCCATAGCATTGATGTTCTGCTGAGCACGCTTAGGAATAAAGTGATTCTTATTGCGTCCGTGCAATACTGTCTTGTAGGGATGTATGACCGCATGATTACAAGTACCTAAGTTTTCTACCTTGGCACGGCCATAAGATGCGCCGTCAAAGATTTCAGCATTTGTGATGGCAGCAATATCCATAAGGATTTGCATACCGCTATTGAACTCGGCAGTCTGGCGTACCTTTGAGACAAAGATACTAACCTTGCCTGCGTATTTACGGTTTACGGGGATTAGCTCATTACAAACGCTTTCTGCCACATCGTAGGCAAACACAAGTAAAGTAAATCTATTGTTGGTCTTGATGCCTAAGTCAGTTACGGCTGCATTAAGTTGTTCAACTGAATGAATTTCGCCGTTATAAAGCAAGATATATGGATTTTCCATCTGGAAGGGCAGGTTTTCACCTGGCTTATCGGAGCAACTCATGGCCAAAGTTGGGTGGTGGTTATAGCCACGGCCAGCATTATAGCCATCCTGTAGTTCAACCTTATAGCGTTCTTTAGCTGCCACATTCTTTTCGACAAGGATAGTGCCATGAACGCTTGTCTTGTCGAGAGCCTCCATAACGCAGTTAACAATCTCCATATCGCCGTTAGCAGAGGTCTTAGCTACCATTGCAACCGCTTCAGTATCTTTAACTGCATTTTCACGAATGTAACCAATACAGTCTTCAATATGACGTTCTACTTGACGAGCGTAAGCTTGAGGAGCTGCAGCATTTTTTTCTTTAATGGCATTAGCTATGGCAGAGGATAACACGAGGGTTGAGGTAGTTCCGTCGCCGCTCTCTAAAACAGAATGATTAGCTGCCTGCTTAGCAAAATAATGTACCGCGTGTTTAATTGGGTCGGTAAATTGCATCCAGCTAATTGTGGTTACACCATCTTTGGTGACAGTTGGTTGCATCTCTCCCATCTGATTTGGCTTATCAAAGATTACAGGTAGACCTGCTGGCCCTAGAGTTGAACCCACCGCTTCTGCAATCTCACAGAGCGCGTCCACCGCCATATCTCTAGCCTGCTTGCCGACAACTAGTTGTTTCATGATAAATTCTCCGTTTTTTTAATTTTCTTTTCCTCTTTGTTTACAATTTTTTCATACGCAGTCAAAGCGTCGTATGCATCGACATCCGATGTTGTAACCAAGTGCAAACGAATTTTCCACTCGCTGGCAAATTGTAAGAGGTTTTCATCCCAAGGCAACGTCCAAACAATTCTTTTGTGCTGCAAGGGAGTAGCTAAAGTCATTAATAATAACCCTAACTCCCAGGCAAACTTAGGAAAAATTGTCCTTTCTCCCTTTTCTTTTAATTTATCTTCCGTAACAGAATATATTCCTAAATCCCAGTGATTGCTAGCATTAAGTCCATTTGCGTCGTTTCTAAACCAATTAGTGTTTTCTACGGTTGGCTGACTTCCTTTATAAAACAAAAATCCAGACTCTCCTAAGTGAGTAAAACTACCTGCACGTTTAGAAGATTTTTGATAAGTAATATGCACTTCGTCCATATAATCAAGGTATTTAATTTTCGCAACGTTTGATAATGCTTTTAGATACTCACCTTTTGAATGCCTAACTAAAACTAAACAGATGTGGCGGTCTGTTGAAATATTATAAATTGATTTAAAAAGCTTATCAGATTCGTTGGAATTTTCAGGCACATTAACTACCGACACATCGCTTGCCGGAATAGTCAAATCGCTTTTAGTTTTACTGGCTTCAATCGTCAACAGACCATCTGTACTTCTTAACATATAATTATCCTTGACTGTTTTCGTACTTCCCTGATTTTTGAGGCAAAAAACAAAATACTTCTTTTGCGTCTACCTCAAAAGATAACTTAGCATCTCCGTTTGCATCTTCCCATTTGTCAATAATTAAATCGCCGTGCACTAATGCTACATGGTCTGGCTTGATGTACCCTTCTACAATGTTTACCAAACTTCCTTTAACTGTGACCTTATGCCACTGGATTGATTTATATTTATTGATTACGCCGACTTTAAAAATTAAGATTTTTCCGTTTGGATATGTCTTTGTTTCGATATCCTTCCCAATCTTACCAACTAACTCGACTCTGCAAAACGAACTCATAACTCTCTCCTTGGTTAAAACTACCCAAACAATCAATAAGTAGTTTGACATTCAAAATCAAATTAGATTAACTTAAAAAGATTAAAGTTTTACAAGCTTAATTCCGAAGAGGAAAAGTCGGAGGTTTTATGTCAACTCGTTTAAAAAGTTCAGATATTTTAATAAATACCCTTTCGCATGACGGGTATTGGATGGTAAACAAAAAAATTGCCAGCCTGCTTGGCAATGATGGCGCTATCATCTTATCTGACCTAGTTTCAAAATATAAATACTTTAAAGGTAAAAAAATGCTGGAAGATGACGGTTTTTATAATATTTCTGAAAACTTAGAAAAAGACTGCAATGTTTCTCGTTATATTAGAAGAGAGATTTTTCAAAAATTACAGGATGTTGGTTTTTTAAAAATAGAAAAAAAGGGGTTTCCTCCTAGAAATTACTATTATATTCAGCATGATAACATTTTGGAGTTTTTACACTCAGACGAAGAACATACTGAAATAACTAAAGAAACTGAAATTACTCAATCAGGTAAAAATTTACCCCATCATAGAGGTCAAAATTTACCCCACCATTGGGGTAAAAATTTACCCCATCATAGAGGTCAAAATTTACCCCACCATTGGGGTGAAAATTTACCTCAACAACTATATAGTAATAAGAATAAAGAAATAACAATAAAGGAAGAAGAACAAAGGCCGCCAGAGGCGGCTACCTCCCCTCTCCCCCCTTTTTCTGTTTTAGTTGTTAAGCAAAATTCAGATTTAAAAGAGTTTGCTCGAAGAGCAAAAAATGTTTTAATGCGTAAACTCCCCAAGGTTGCAGCTAATAATTCCTACAAAGTCGAAGATCAGGTCGTAGCGTTCACGGAAGTTATCTTTGGGGATTTGCCCTACGAGTGGTGGAAATACGAAAATGGGAAAAGAAAAACATCCCCAGGCAAGATCCCTCCCGTTGCCTATCCATGGGATTTTGATACTGCTGAGAAATTTGACACATTAACGGATTTGGCTATTGATTGGCTTAAGAAACCCAAAGTATTTTTTGAAAAATCAGAATGGACTCAAGAATCCTATGCAAACGTAATTGTAGAAAATTTAAGAGACTGTTTGTTCAATAATGATAGCTATTTACCACCTGGCGAGCAGTCTGAAAAGAACCGCAAGGCTAAACAGGAAATCGTAGAAGATAAGCAAAAAGCTCAGGAAATTAGGCAAGCCCTTGACAATATGCAAAAAATTGAGCAAGCTAAGAAAGACGGTCTTTTGAATCCAACTAAATGGGCTGTTACCTCAGAAGAGCTGGCTGATGCGCATAAAGCAGGTATGGCTTACTTCGTCATGAAGAAGTCAGCACCTTGTGTAGAAAGCTATGTTTATGATTTTGTTGACGATTTGGTTGCAGTTGGTAAAGCAGAAATGCCTGATTCCTTCAAGTACCCTGAATGGCTTGAGGGCTTTATGATTGTAATTACCGATGCTGTTAGCACAAGAACCGATTGGACTTGGAAAAATCCTGAGTGCAAAACAGCCATGGAGGCTGTTCATGCTCTTGTGAGAAAATACATTAGCGATGTCGAAGGATAAAAAATGACCATTTATGATAAAAATAAACGCAAGGGTCTAATTGGACTGGGGCCTATTCCCAAGAAGGCTCCAGTGGCTGCGTTTAATATAGACCAAATTCATGACCTATTGCGTACTAAGGGCTTTTTGGCTTTCCACTGCCGCCATGCTCTTAACCCCAAACGCAAGAGTCTTCAGGCAGGAATGGACTTGTCAGAGAACGGCTCAGAAAGACCGTTTATTTATTACGATATTCGTCCAATATTGATGGTCGGACAAGACTTTTCTGTCAGGGATACGCTTACAGCCATGGGTTTATATGGCACCGGCACATCCATGTTCAACGTAGCTGGAGAATACCTAGACGGCTCGCAAGAGCGTGTTTTTGTTAGAGTAAATGACGTTATTATCTTGAATCCCTCAATGACAGAACTTTTTGAACAAAACTTTGAGTACAAAGGCGAAGAAGAAACTTCGCTTATGTATCGCTGTAGAGCTGTGGATTATATGCTCACTTCTCGCGGCACTCGCTTGAACGAAGGACTTGATTTTCACGTTACGACAGAGGGTAAAATCAAGTGGGTAGAAAGTACAGACAAGCCTAAACTTGGTGAAATAGTTTCAATTGTGTTCTACTACCAACCCATTTTTGTTGTGCGTGCTTTGCCTCATAACATCCGCTTGTTGCCCTCAAACGATTTGGGAACAGGCAAAATGCCAAGAGATGTAAAGTATGCGCCACAGCTAGTGTTGTGTGATTATTCGACAGTGCGAGACGGGCCAGAAAACTCAATTGATTGGTTCAACTTGCCTGAATTGCAAAATTGGGAACAATACCTTATTAAGCCTGCGAAATGATAGGAGAAAAAATGGAAGACGTTAAGCCTCAGCCGCTAGAACAAGAAGAAGAAAAAGTAGATGCCGTCAAAGACGTAAAGAAACTCGTCGAGGCTTTCTCCGCTGTCTTTAGGCACCAACATGGCCAAGAACCATCACAAGAAGACATTGCAAAATTCTTGGCAGAATCTGGTCAAAAAGAACAGCCTGCAGAAGAAATGTCAAAAGAAGATTCACCAAGTGTACTCAAGTACAAGGTCATCTTTGGTAAGACAAGCAAGCCTTTGTTCTTCAGTGACGGCGCAAAATACTTTGATTGCCACTCAGAGCAATGGCACGACGAAGCTCCGTCTGTCATCTCGGAGCTCAATGAGCGTCCTATCACGACAGCCGACTTGTACTACGCTATTATGCACGGCCTAGTTAACGATATGGACTATGAGCGTCTCTCTGAGAAAAAACTTGTTCCACAAGAATCTCAAAAACTTTATGAAAAACTTAAAAAACTTAATGACACAGTGGAGCAGCTCAAAATGAGCCACGGTGAATCACTTGAAAAAGCATATGGCGAAGACGAGTTTGACTCGGCGGGTACATTGCCACTTGACATTAGTTCTCTCGAAGATGATTCGTTTGAAATTGATGACCAAGACTTTTCTCATTTCCCCGCAGAAGAAATCGGTACAGATGTTGTTGCTGAAATTATGCGCTTGGCAATGGAAGAAGGTCTGGCTCCCGAGCTAGAAGCCGCAATTCGCCGCATTGTGCGCGAAGAGATGGCTGCGGCTTCTCAGCCACAAGCACCTGTTGAACCAGTCAGCGATGAGCAGATTCAAGGTTTGGAAATGAAATAATGGCTGACCTTGGCGATATTATTGAGTTTTTTGAAAACTATGTAAATGCTGTAGAGAACGCAGTTGAAAGGGCAATCTCTTCAGCGCCCTTACTTATTCGCCAAGAATTTGCCGCCCAAGCCAGAAAAAATCTCAAGACTTCCATCGACGAATACATGGCCTCTTTGGACATTAAGCTGACGGACAATGTTCTTATTGTTGACCTAGACAAAACCTCTTGGTTAGCAAATGCCGTTGAGAATGGAGCCAGTGAGTTTGACATGAAGACAACTCACCTCAACGGCCCCAACGTCAAGTTCTCTAAAAAGGGTTACCGCTATATGTCAATTCCTTTGCCAGTCTACAAAGACAAAGGACCAATTGCCGGCACAGACAAAGCCCAGTTGCTGCAGGATAAGATTAAGGCGGCTCTTAAGGACCCGTCGTTTAGTGCCCCAAGAATGGCTAAGAACAGAGATGGCTCTGCAATGGTAGTTGAGCGTCTATTGACCGCTGACCCACAGCTTAAGGGCATGATTCGCACAAGTCGGTTTGGCTCACTAGAGGACGTTGCTAAAGGTGCTCGACCCAAGAACGTCCAGTATACTTTGTTTAGGACTATGTCACAGAATCCTTTGTCTAAGTCAAAGTGGGTACACCCTGGTATCAAGCCACGCCGCCTGTTTCCTCGTGTTCAGAACTTTGCAGACTCGACAATGCTTGACTTGATGATTGATATCATTCAAACTGAAATGGAAAATTATTTAAGGGGGAACGGCTGATGGGCATGTATTTGGCTGACTTAGCCGTCATGACAACAATTCAAGCTGGACTTCAGCACCTTAAAGAAAACCCAGACGAATTAGAATATTTGTTGTCTAATTATATTGACTTATGTATGATTAATAAGCTAACAGGCGGCTATAAATACGTCAAGATGCTTATGGACGTTGTGCTGCAAAAGACTGGTCAACAGATTATCGTAGACGAGTATTACACTCAAAATACAAGCCCAAACTACGCTATTTACGTTATATCGTCCGGCGGCGAGACGAATAAGTTTTTTGGAGATTATGGTCAAGAAGAACCACAAGCTATTGACCCCAAGGTCTATCTCGTTGGCGACGCACTTAAGACTAAAGGCAAGGATAAGTTGGTGTTTCTGAAGTCTACGGGCATCTTAGACGCCGTATCAGTTGGAATGAAAGCTCATTTGTCTACCCCTGAAGGTCAGTTCTCGGCTACAGTCAAAGCCATCTTTCCTGATAAGAAAGACCTGCCAGACGCTCCATCGACAGAAGGGTTTAATAACTCTGACTCAATTACAGTCATCTTAGACAAGCCCATTCCTTACTTTGAAAGCAAGCCCCTGCTTAAGGGTTGGAGCTTTAAATCAGCCCATGATGCTCGTACAGCCGTTATTAATGCATCTGGAGATGCAGTCAACGTAGGTATCTTGCTTAAGACAGCAGGCGATATTCAGCTACACAAGTTGTTTTGCCTTGTGCTGCGTTATGTTCTGAAGAAGGGTCGCATGACTCTTGAGAATCAGGGTTTGCAAATAGCAACGATTAGTCAAGGTTCTCCAGAAGAAGATGGTCAGTCTCAGGACGTGACTTTTACTACGACTTTCGGGATTAGGGCAACTGCATTTGACTTTTGGGTTGACAAAAAGATATATTCACCAGATAAGATGTGTTTACATGTTGATGGAGTGTCTTACGATGGCTCGTCAATAGTTCCAGTTTATCCAGTTAGAGAGGAAGATTGACTATGTCAAAGAAAAAAAAGTTTTCATCTCGCGTAGTTGAGTCTGTAGACCCAATGAGCGCATTTATTGATGACTCAAATGAGCTAGCCGAACCAGAAGCAGAGCCTGCGCCTGTAGAAACTCCTGCGGAAGAGAGTCAGCCCGTCGCTGAAAAACTAAAAGACGCGCTTAGTGATGCTATTGAATTTGAAAAAGGAAATAAAGAAGTTGCTTTTGCTCATGCAATGAGCGCCGAAGAAGCCCCTGCTGTTATTCCAGAAGCACCCAAAGAAGCCAAAAAAGTAGATGTTCTCGACATGTTGCATGACACGACAATGTCCCCCAAAGTCGCTGTTCTAGAAAAGAATGCGATTCCTCTACAGCTTCAGAACCAAGAGGCAGATAAGACTCCCAAGATTGATGTGAGTAATAGTCAGATTCCTTTGTTTGATTTACTAGAGGTCGCTCGTCAGCATGCAAATGGCTATCAGGCAACATGGGACGCTTCAATCAAAGCTTATGCAAGGCATATGGGGTTTCCGGCAATGGCTTCAATGGAAGACTGCAGGTCTTTCTTAGTAAAGTGGGGAGCAAAACTTAAAGATTAATTATTTTTATAGGGGGATTTATGAAGATTGCTTTTGGTTATAAGGCTCGCTCAGGAAAAGACACTTCAGCAGAATATCTTCAGGGACAATATGGAGGGCAAATTTTTAAGTTTGCTCAACCCATCTATGACATCATGAAGGCTACTCATGAGATTGCAGGAGTAGATGCCTTTAAGGATACTAAGTTGCTAACTTGGGTTGGAACAGACTGGGGTCGCTCTATTAATGAAAAGATTTGGATAGACCATTGCCTAAACAGAATCCATCAGGCCGAAAGACAAGGTTGTTATCTTTCTAACGAAGCCTTTGTAAACAATTTTTATATCACAGACGTTCGGTTCCCAAATGAAGCCGAAGCACTTAAGAATAATGGATTCTTTCTTGTTAAAGTAGACAGAAGAACCCGTCCACAAGAAGAAAGAGCTGCTCATATGTCAGAGAATGCACTAAATGATTATAAAGGTTGGGATTTTGTGATTGATAATAATGGACACCTTGAAGACCTTTACGAACAGCTCCAGTCAATAGTTCAAGTTATTAAAATTTCAGAGAAATATAACATAAAATAACTCTTGGCGAGTCGGTTAAAATTGTGTAGCTTCTAACGGCAGCCAAGGAGAATTAGGATGCTCATAGAGCCACGTCTTTATTATAAACCATTCCAATATTCCGAAGCATATGAATTTTTTCTTAAACAGCAGCAGGCTCATTGGCTTTGGACAGAAGTCAACATGGGGCCAGACATTAAAGACTATAATGAAAACCTAACTGAAAATGAAAAAAAAGTTGTTATCAGGATTCTTCGTTTGTTTACAACCATTGAAATCGACGCGGAAGACTACTGGTCATCAAACGTAGCTAAGTGGTTTAAGCATCCAGAAGTGCAACAGATGGCAGCCACTAATGGGGCATTTGAAAGTATCCATATTGCAGCCTACGACCATTTATCAACCTCACTGGGTCTTCCTTTATCTGAATACGAAGAATTTTTAAAGAATCCTGCTATGAAAGCTAAGAAAGATAAGTTGGCTACAATTCTAAATGATACGGAAACCCTAGAGGGCAGGGCTCGCTCGTTGGCGGTTTTCTCGGCCTTTACCGAAGGCGTATCTCTTTTTAGCTCATTTGCCGTCTTGATGAACTTCTCACGGTTTAATAAGCTTAAAGGCGTAGCTAATATTGTTAGCTGGTCGGTTCGAGACGAAGGGCTGCACTCCGATGCGGGTTGTTGGCTGTTTAGAACTCTGATGTCTGAGCATCCTGAAATTTGGACTGATGAGTTTAAAAAAACTATCTATCAGGCAGCCAGAGACATTGTTGAACTAGAAGACGACTATATTGATGCCGTATTTGATGAGGCTGAAATTCAAGGAATTACTCCTAAGCAACTCAAGGCATATGTTCGATATAGGGCTAACACCAAGTTGCAAGACTTGGGACTAAAAACTAATTGGAAGAATATTGATGTTGAGTCGGTAAAAGCTATTACTGGTTGGTTTGATGTGCTAAGCTCCGGCAACGAGCATTCTGATTTTTTTGCCCTAAAGAGTACAGCGTATTCAAAGGGACACGTTGATTGGTCAAAAATTAAGTTTTAATGGAGTCTTTTCATGGAATTAGAAGAACTCAAGAAACAAGGCGAAGCTCCTGAGTTTCTAACTGAAATCGGATATAAGACTTTATTGGGAGGCTATCTTCTTCCAAACGAAACGCCCAAAGGTATGTGGGTTCGCGTTGCTCGTACAGCAGCTAACATTCTTAAGAAGCCAGGGCTTGAAGAAAAGTTTTTTAATATATTGTGGAAGGGTTGGATAGGACTAGCTACTCCTGTAGCCAGTAACTTGGGCACCAACAGAGGCTTACCTATCTCCTGCTATTCAATTTCCCCAATGGATTCAACTAGTTCCATCTTACAGAAGGGTCATGAGCTTGCCATGCTCACAAAGAATGGAGGCGGCGTTGGTGTCTATATGGGCGACCTTCGTCCCGCTGGCTCTAAGATTAGTACAGGCGGAACATCTGAAGGCATGATTCCGTTTGCCAAAATTTATGACTCTATTACAGTTGGCATTAGTCAAGGCAACGTGCGTCGTGGTGCAGCAGCCATCTATCTTCCTGTTGACCATGGAGACATTAAAGCGTTTTTGCGTATGCGCCGTCCAGAGGGTGACCCCAACCGTCAGTGCCTTAACCTTCATCATGCTGTTTGTATCCCAGATAGCTTTATGCACAAAGTTGAGTCAGGCGATGAGTCGTCCCAAGAGCTACTAAGAGAGATCTATAAGGCACGTCTTGAGACAGGCGAGCCCTATATCTTTTATTCAGATAACGTAAACTCACAAAATCCAGAAGCGTATACAAAAAATAACCTAAAGATTTCAACTAGTAACATATGTTCCGAAATAGTTTTATATACAGACAGCGACCATACTTTTGTTTGCTGTTTGTCTTCACTCAATCTAGCCAAGTGGCATGAATGGAAAGATACAGACACAGTAGAGCTGTCTGTTTATCTTCTTGATGCAGTCTTAACTGAGTTCATCGAGAAGGCTCAAAAGCTGCAGGGCTTTGAAGCCGCTGTTCGCTCTGCTATTAAGGGCAGAGCTTTGGGGCTAGGTGTTATGGGCTGGCATACACTGTTGCAACAAGAGCACGTAGGGATGGGTTCGTTTAGAGCTAAGATTCTTAATAAGGCCATCTTTAAGAATATCCAAGAGAACGCTCTAAACGCATCTAAAAAACTCGCTAAAGAATTTGGCGAACCAGAATGGTGCAAAGGAACGGGACTAAGGTCAACTCATTTAATTGCCGTTGCTCCCACAGCATCAAACTCTCTTATTACCGGCAACATTTCGGCAGGCGTTGAGCCAATCAATGCTAACGCTTATGTAAAGAAAACAGCTAAAGGAACCTTTATTGAATTTAATCCTCTCCTAAAAAAGAGACTACAAGAACTGGGCAAAGACACGGAAGAGGTGTGGAACGCTATTGTTAAGGACGAAGGGTCGGTACGAGGATTAAACTTTTTGTCAGATGAAGATAAAGATGTTTTTAAAACGGCTTTTGAGATTGACCAATTGACTTTAATTGACTTGGCGGCAGACAGACAACCATTTATCTGTCAGGCACAATCGCTCAATCTTTTCTTCTCGAAAGACGTTGAGCCCCAATATTTTCATGATGTTCATTGGACGGCATGGCAGAAAAAAGTTAAGACTCTTTATTATGTACGCAGTTCCTCTGTCTTGAGAGCTGACTTGTCTTCGAGGGGGGAGTGCGTTGCTTGCGAAGGCTGAGGAATTAATCAAAGAAGACGACCACTTCATTGCTTACGCAAACATCGTAAGCAAGTTTTCTCCTGATACTAAAAGACGAGTAGGCGCTGTTGTGGCCAAAGATGGTCATAAGTTATCAGACGGTCACAATAAGCCAGTCCCAAACAAAAAGATTGATGATTATTTTTGTCAGTCAAAACAGCCATTTATGATTCATGCCGAAATGGATGCTTTATTGAAGCTCACGTCAAAACAAGCTAAAGACGCCACTATCTATATTACTTTAGCGCCTTGCGCAGAGTGTTGCAAATTGATAGCTGCTTGTGGTATTAAGAGAGTGGTTTACAGAGACGACCACAAAGAATCAAATATCAATTATTTAAGGGGGTTAGGTATAGAAGTTGAAAAATACGGTGAAATTACTTTTGGTTGTGATAAAATTGAATCATTGCAGGAATAAACCTGTACAATCCTAAAATAGAATAGGGGATTTCTCCATGGCTCACGCACGCGAATTAAAACTATTGCAAGCTCTCGTTGACACTCAGCTTAAGTCATTTGGCTGGAAAGACCCCAAGGCTCTTTTCGTCGGTCAAGACGGCGAAGGCTATGCAGCTCTTTATGTAAACTTTACAGACGCTACACGTAGCACAAACGATGTCGCTGCCCTTGTTCGTTTGATTCCAGCAGGCGACGGACTTCCAGCTTCAATGTTCACCCTTAGCCACAGCGGCAACGCTCCAATTCATGGCTCCGTTCATGCTTTGGTTGCTGTCGAGGCTCCGTTGGCACCTATGGGTGATCACGCTAAATTTGTTCAGGATTTGGTTCATTGCCTCCGTGGTCAACTTGGCTCACCAGTTGAGCTTAAGGTTACCGCTAATGGCGTGCTTCCTGCTCTTAAAGGCGTTGATGGCGCTGGCGCTGACAGTCTCCCAGCAGACTCAATGGCTCTTGCTCCTTCTCGTACAGCGGTTGTTGGCGGCGTTTAATAACGCTGTCACTCCCTTTAAACTCAAGGAAAAGAACAAATGGATATCAAAAATTTGCTAGAAGAAATCAACAGCTTGACAGAGCAAGTTGAAAAGCTTGCAAAGTCAGACATGTACAAGGCAGAAGGCGAAGAGAAAGAAGAAGGCGCTGAGATGGAAGGCGGCGAAGCTGCTCCTGCTCCAGAAATGGAAGGCGGCGAAGCTGCTCCTGCTCCAGAAATGGAAGGCGGCCAACCTGACCAAATTGAAGACCAAGCTGACCAACTTGAAGATGCCGCTGAAGAAGGTGGAGAGTCGCTAGACGAAGTCGTTAAGGCTCTTGATGACGAAGATCTTCAGGAACTCATGGCTGCTGTTCAGGCTGAAATGGCTCAACGTCAAGGTGGTGCCGAAGGCGCAGCTCCTGCACCTGCTGCTCCCGAGATGGGCAAAGCTGTCCCTCCAATGCACAAAGCTATGGACGACATGAAAAAGACTATGGACGAAATGAAGAAGTCAATTGACGGCCTCCGCGCTGAAAATGCTTCTCTCAAGAAGTCAACTCCTGTCAGCCGTCCTGCAGCAATGAACCGCGCTGAAGTTCAGACAATGGCTAAGTCGGATTCTGTTCCAGAGATGCTCAATAAGTCCGAAGTCGTTGAGTATCTTCTCAACACCAAGGCTCCTGTAGCTCTTGTTCAGGATGCTAACTGGGCTAATAGTCCCGCCGAGCTTCGCGATGTTTATTCCAAGGCTGAACTCATGGGCGTGAAAATCCCAACTAAGAAATAATTTCTTAGTTTTTTAACTAAGGGCGGCTCTTTTGTATGAGAAACATGCACTTGAGCCGCTTTTTGTTTGGTAAAATAAAGATATGAAATTTATCTGGACGGACAGACGACTTTTTGCAGGGCTATTTGCCATAACGCTATTGGCGTTGCTGGCATGGAGGTCTTCGTCATCTGTAACAGGTGATTTTATTTGGGCAATTGTGACTATAGTCGGTATCATTGGTGGTTCTAATGCTTGGCAAGCTGCACAGATTGCTAAGCATGGTAAGGGTTCGGGAGTTATAAATGTCAGAGAAGAAGAACAACAGCAGCCGAAAACTCCAAAGCGTGAGCAGCCCAAGAACCAGTAAGATAGTAGTCCAACAAGCTTCTGTTTCAAATGAAGTGATTGTTGAAAAACTATCTGAACTGTCTGACCACGTTAAAGATATTAAAAAGAATGTAGAAGCTGTAGAAGTTCTGTCAATTAATTCTGACAAAACCCTAGCCGTTCAGGCACAGCAACTTGCCGAGCATATGCGCCGCACCGATGCACTTGAAAACCTTGTTAAACTCAATAAAGTAGAATTAGAACATCAAGATGCTCAAGTGTTTACAGAACAAAAAGAACTACTTACTAAAGTAAGTGAAGTGTCAACTCAAATTTCAAACATTAAAAACTTTGTTGCTTGGTCTGTTGCGGGTATTGGCTTAATTGCCAGTGTTGCGCAGGTCGTTATTAGATTGTTGGTGAAATAATGGCTAAGAAGAGATTCAACCTCAAGGCTAAGCACAAATCCAAGAAAGGCGGCTTGACCGCTGAAGGAAGACGTGCCTATAACCAAGCCACTGGTAGCAACCTTAAACGCCCTCAGCCAGAAGGTGGCTCAAGAAAAAAGAGCTATTGCGCCAGAAGCAAAGGTCAGATGAATGACCATAATATTGACTGCTCAAAGACTCCGGACAAAAGAATTTGTTTGGCTAGAAGACGTTGGAAATGCAACAAGTCTCTTCAAAAGTCAGACATGCCTCCAAAAGCAAAACTAGCCGCATTCCTTAGAGAGCACTTAGATAATAAGCTTGCTCTCAAAGAAGCAGAACCAACCATCACAAAATCCAATGAACTTGTTGGCGGTAAGGGCGATACTAAAGACATTGCAGATTTCGACCCTAAACAAGTCCAAATGGGCCTCAAAGTAGAGTTAGAGCATACAGACAATCTTGAAGTTGCAAAAGAAATCGTTGCTGACCATCTTTCCGAAGACCCTTTTTATTACAGCAAGCTTAAAGGTTCTGGTTTGGCAGATGAGCTTAAGAAGGCAGGCCGCTGTTGGGAGGGTTATGAGCCAACCCCCGGCAAGAAGCCATATTCAAAAGGTTCGTGTCGCAAGATTAAGAAGTCTTTAAAACAAAAACTTATAAAGGCTCTTGCCTGTAAAGGCGAAAAGCTAAATAAATCTATTTCTGCTATGGCTATTGAGTCCGGCGAATATCAAGGCGAACCTTTAGACAGCCACCACCATAACCGTATTGGTCAAGAGTACCGAGGTATGGCTAAACAAGCCTTCACCGAAGGAAAGAAGGCAAAAGCCAGAGAGTATCACGAGAAGGCTCTCAAGCACTTTCAGATGGCTGATAAGATGGGCTTCCAACAGGAAGAGCCACTCGAAAAAAAAATAAGCGATAAGTTGCGTACACTTGGAATAGGTGCTGCTATAACTGCAGGGTCAATTGCAACGCCTAATCAAACTTCTATGTTTGCAGACAAACCGCCTGCAACTGAAAAAAAGTTAGAGGCACCTCCTGTAGCTCCAGAAAAAATTACTAAACTTTCTCAACTATCTGCTGGCAACCCTCTTCATATGTTTTTGTGGAATATTGCCCAAAAAGAGTCAAGCGGCGGAGAAAATACAAATCATCCCACAATCACAGACCCAAAATCAATGCACTATGGCATGAGAGCTATTGGCAATTTTGCTTTAATGCCATTGACTGTGCAAGAATTTACAAACAGATATAAACGAAACGGCGGTAAAGACCCACGTATTTTAAAAATCTTAAAAATGAATGCACCGTCAGGCGAAATTAATACTTATCTTGAAAAAAACCCAGATATAGAGTTTGAGTTGGCTGGAAATGCTGCAAACCATGTGTTAAAAACTCATGGATATACCCCAGAGGCGGCATATGCTTGGAAGTATGGACATAACAAAACTGCTCAAAGTGTAAAATCTCCTGAGAGTCAGGCAAAAATGAAATCAGATAGTTATGTAAGTGATTTTAAACAATTATTAGAAGGTGGTTCTCCAAAAGGATTGACGCCAGCAACTAAAATGCCAAAACCAAATATCAAGTAAGGTGTGTTATGAACTTGCCAGTTTTCCCAAGAACACAAATTACTCACCCGCCTGCATATAAAGGCAAACCAAAACTATATCCTATTATTTATCCCCATGAGCCTTTAATGAAGGCAGGATTCAAACAACTTAAGCAGATGTTCCCTAACACAAATGAACACGACCATGTTTTGAAATGGGCTGCCGACAATATAAAACACAATGATTTGCAGAGTTTATACTTAAGACATTACAAACAAAATCCTCAAATTCACACAGAAGATAATAAAAACAAATTAGGTCACATTAATGGAATGATGGACATTTCTTCTGAAATGAAGAATGTCAAACTTGATAAAAATGATACTCTTGAGTCGGCTTTCAAGAAATACGATGATGCAGAACATGCTTGGCGACAAGGAAGTGGAAGTAGATATATCGAGGCTGAAGGTAAGCCAGTCGTTGACTTTGGAGATGGATGGGGTTGGTTTGATTTAGGAAAAAATATTTGTAAAAAAGAAGGCGGTGCTATGGGGCACTGCGGAAATACAGGTGACTCCCACGACGATGACAAAATACTTTCATTAAGAAAAGTTGTAAAAGTTGGAGACAAAACTTACCATGAGCCAGCACTGACTTTTATTAATAATAAAGGTTGGTTAGGGGAAATGAAGGGAAGGGCTAACTCTAAGCCTGCAGAATCATATCACAAAAGAATTGTTGAATTAATGAAACATCCCGATATTAAGGGGATGGTTGGGGCTGGTTATATGCCAGAAAACAACTTTCATTTTGATGATTTATCTCAAGAACACAAAAATCAAGTCAGAGTGTCAAATCCAAATTTCGTTGACTTAAGAAGTGATGATTGGGATGAAAAACAAAAAATATTTGCATCTGACTCTGTTCCAAAAATTGAAAAATATCAACATACTGTAAAAGATATTTTTCAAGGAAAAAGATTAAAAGAAGGATTAGATTCTGGAAAGTTAAATATTGATGATTTAGGAGTAAATGACTTAAGGCTGTTAACAAAACATCGTCTTTTTCAGAAAAATCATCTTTTAGAACTTATTACAGAACAGGACAGTTTTAAAGATGGTCGGTCAAGAGCGCATGCTTTGATGGCGGCTAAAAATTCTAAACATTTAGACGACGAAGTGATTAGTCATTGGGTTAATAGAAATGCTTCTTCAGCAGCTCAAGTTTTAGGTAATAAATTAAATGCACAACATATTGACACTATTGTACAAAATAACCCAGACGCAGCAGCAGAATATCTCAAAAACCACAAAGACTTTAACGCACAACATATTCAAACTATTGCAGAAAACAATCCATATTCAGCAGTAAAACATCTCAAAGACCATCCTTTATTTAACGCACAACATATTGACACTATTGTACAAAATGCCCCAAGGGCAGCAGCAGAATATCTCAAAGACCACCCTTTACTTAACGCACAACATATTCAAACTATTGCAGAAAAAGACCCAGATGCAGCAGCATATTATCTCAAAGACCACCCCATCTACAAAGCCAAATACGGCAAAGTACAAAAATCATTACAAAAAACACAACAACTTGAAAAAGTCCTAGTCTCTGAACCATCAGAAGGCGTCGCCAAGGTTGCTAAGTATGACGGCATGAGGTCGCATGAGACTCTTGTTAGTACGTCCCTAGTACCTCATCAACGCTTTGGGAACGTCTACGTCCATCACTTTGCATCTGATGATAACACTCACGCTCGACATTTAGTGTCGATGTATCACGACCCACACAAAGACGGCGTGTCTGTCCTCCATGCTGCTAAACAAAACGAAGACGAGCCAATGACTGTCTATACAGCAGCAACTCGTCCTGAGTTCCAAGGCAACAAACTCAACTACTTGGCACTCAGAGAAGCAGTCAAGGCTCACGGCACACTGCATTCAGACGTTATGCAGTCTAAGCCAGCCTTCAAAAACTGGAACAGACTCAAGCAAGAATCTGGATTTAAGGTCAACCTTACAAAACCATACAGAGAAGCGTCTTCAGACGATGCCTCTCTGTTGCCCCATATTGCTCAGTACAGCAAACAGGCTGAAAGGTCGCAAGACATGGAAAAGGCTGTAACTCCTGAACAACAAAAAGAAAATATTAAAAAACAAAGAGAACTTAAAAATAAAGAGATTATTGCAAAACTCAAGTCAAAAGTTGTAGACAAGGCTCCTGCCAAAGACCCCTCTACACAGCCCAAACTTCTTATGTCAGAAGACGATTCACCTGCAGGCATTCCAATCTATCTTAAGACACATCCAAGCCATGACTCCCTTGCAGGCGTCCATGTCCATGTTGATAAGCTACCTAGCTTAGAAAACTATGGTTTACTAGACGAACCAAGAATCGACAGAGCATTGGACTCGGCAGACTCAAAAGGCCACAAAGCAGTTTACGTTAGTGCAGACCAAATAGAAGAGTCTGCTAAAAAACCTAAACTTCAATTAGTGAAGAGTCTCAGAAAGGCACTTTGGCCGTCTGCCCCTAAAGTCGTTAATGGTCAGTACGCAAAACCATTCTCAATGGGCGGCACCAAAAAAGACAAAAAGCCCATTCAAAGTCACTTTGGTCACCCAGACCATGCCAAGTTTAATGCTCAAGAGCATCTCGATGCTTATTGGAGACACCAAGAAAAGATTAAGCAAAATCCCAAGATGGAGTCATCTCTTGTGAACTTCCATAAGCAACAGGCTCAGCAGCATTGGGACAAGAGCAAAGAGCTAGTAGATGCTCACGATACGAGTCGGCAAATCAAACAGTAACTATAGTTTCTATTAAGTAATTTAAAAGAAACTATAATTTCAGTTATAGAGGACTATGTGTCAGACAAAGAAGAAGAATTGCCAGACAATGTCTATCCTTACAGTCACTTCAGGCTTAGGCAGTTCTCTGAAGAAGTCAAAAGGCAATTGCCCAAGGAGCTATGGGATAACCCGCCAGATGCCGACCGCAACGAAAAGATTAAAAAAGCCCTAAATAAACAATCAAACATTGTTGATAGGATAAAATGGGACAGGGCCGTTACGACTCAGAAGAGCAAGGCAAATCTTAAACTTGTGAAAGACGAAGAATGAAGCCATTGTTTTCACAAAAATTTGCAATTTTAACGGCTGAAAATCCCCGTTACGGGTCAGCCGAAGGTGGAAACGCGGCTCTTGAGCAAGAAATGAAGGCTAAAAACCTTAAGTTTACCCCCATGAAGGGTAAGTACGGCACCCCTGAAAACTCTTATTTAGTAGAAAATCCAGACCATCAAGACATTTTGTCTTGGGGCAAGAAATACGGCCAAGATTCTGTAATTGTTTCTGACGGCGGTTTACACAAGATGGTCTATACAAATGGGCCGCACGAGGGGCTATGGCATGAAGGGCATTCAATTACCATTCATAACCAAGAGCCAGAAGACTTCTATTCAACTATTAACTTGAACAACAAGCCAACCCATTTCACAATTGACTTCGATATGGATAAAAAGCATGGTAATCCTATGAAAAAAACATTAAACAAAATGCTAAAGTCTTTGTTTCCTCAAAAATTACCTTTGTATTCTGAGTACATAGAACCACTACAAAAGGGCGAGAAGTTTCCTCATTTTTTAAAATTCATGGGCAACCACCCTAAAGCCCAAGAAACAGCTCAATGGGCTGATGAAAATATAAAACACAGAAATTTGGCTGAGTTAGCTATGCGTCATGCAAAAACTAAGCCAGAAGGTCTTAACGACGAAGAAAAAACTCACGTTAAGCACTTTAATGATTCACTGCATATGCCAGAAGTTCAAAAGGCTGCCGGTTTGATAACAAGTCAGCATGATTTTGCTAGTGGAATTGGGCTATTGAAGGAAGCAGAATCTGCTTATCAAAAAAGACATGCAAAAGAAGCCCCTACGTTAGTTCCGACGGAAGGAGAAAAGTTATTAGATTTTGGCGATGGAGTTGGTGTTTATAATTTAGGTAAAAGCAAAAACGCAAACGAAGCAAAAGCAATGGGCCATTGTGCTACTCCGCATAAAGGCGGAGAATTGTGGTCTATTAGACGCGACCACGGTAATGGAATGGTTGAGCCTTTAGTAACTATATCGCACGAAGGCGGCTATCTTGGTGAGATGAAAGGAAAACATAATTGGAAGCCATCAACAAAACATCACGGACATATTGCTAAGTTGTTGGCGTCCGATAAGATTAAAGGGTTTGTTGGAGGAGGGTATGCTCCAGAGAGTAACTTTGAAATTTCTGATTTAAGTGAAGGACTTAGGAATAAATTATTAGAATATAAGCCATCTTTAATTCAAAAAGTTTACAAAGAAAATTTGCCAAAAGGGTTTCAAGGAGACTATAGTCATACTCCTGAAATTAAAAGTATTTTTAATACAAGTGATTTAGCTGCTCAACAAAAATATTTAGCAAAATTTAGTAAAAATACGCCCAGTCATATAAATGTTCGCTACAACGTAGCAAAAAACCCAAATACACACCCAGACATTCTTCATAAACTAGCAGTAGACTCTGACGAATATGTTCGCACAGGCATAGCAGAAAACCCAAATACACACCCAGACATTCTTCATAAACTAGCAGTAGACTCTGACGAAGATGTTCGCAGAGGCATAGCAGAAAACCCAAATACACACCCAGACATTCTTCATAAACTAGCAGTAGACTCTGACGAATATGTTCGCAGTAACGTAGCAAAAAACCCAAATACACACCCAGACATTCTTCATAAACTAGCAGAAGACTCTGACGAAGATGTTCGCTACAATGTAGCAAAAAGCTCAAATACACGCCCAGACATTCTTCATAAACTAGCAGTAGACTCTGACAAATATGTTCGCACAGGCATAGCAAAAAACCCAAATACACACCCAGACATTCTTCATAAACTAGCAGTAGACTCTGACGAATATGTTCGCACAGGCATAGCAGAAAACCCAAATACACACCCAGACATTCTTCATAAACTAGCAGTAGACTCTGACGAAGATGTTCGCAGAGGCATAGCAAAAAACCCAAATACACACCCAGACATTCTTCATAAACTAGCAGTAGACTCTGACGAATATGTTCGCACAGGCATAGCAGAAAACCCAAATACACACCCAGACATTCTTCATAAACTAGCAGTAGACTCTGACGAAGATGTTCGCAGAGGCATAGCAAAAAACCCAAATACACACCCAGACCTTCTCCACAAACTAGCAGTAGACTCTGACAAATATGTTCGCACAGGCGTAACACTAAACCCACAATTCAAAAATTTACCGCTAGAAATACAACAAAAAGCAAGACCACTTGTAAAGACACCTATTCAAAAAATTATTGCCATGATTAATGATGGCGAAAATAACCCAGACTCTGCTCGTCAAGCAACAGAAGAACTAAAATTACGCCGCCAAGAAAAATACGACAAAATTCTTTCTCCAGAAGGAAACTTAAGTGATATTCAGCATTTATCTGAATCACACGATAATGATATTGCAAAACGAGCTAGAGATGAGTTGAAGCGCAGAGGATTACAAAAATCTCTTAAAAAATCAGACTCTCCTAAACACCTAATCCATTTCTCTACTACCCCTAAACTCACCACCCTAGACCCAGAGTTTCAAGGGACGGCGGGCAGGCACTCTCCTGAGACTAAGCACGGCAAACCCACCCACCCTAGAGTCTACTTCTATGAAGAAGGTACGCCGACAGAGTCAGTAGTGACAGGTGGAGCTAAGTCAAAATATATCATCAAACACCCCGGAGATGATAAAATCATTGATATTGCTAAAGACACCGAAGGCTTACAACAACAAGCTAAGGAGCAATGGCTGCAGAAACCAATTGGTAGTATGCAGGATGCTTACTTTAAGTTGTTGAAAGATAAAGGTTATTTAGGCTTTAAGAACTCGGCAAGTGGTCTTCCTAATGTAGTGGCGATGTTTCACGCAACCCCGGTACACGCAGAAGTCCCCATGCCAAAAGATATGTCAGCAAACCCAGATTGGACAAAGGCGGAAGTACCTATGAGTCTCAAAAAGTCAGATGTAAAAGAAGCCGTAGAGAAAATCAAAGGCCCCGCCAAAGTTAATGAAGTCCTAGACGCTGCTCAACCTGACATGCGCTCTAAAATTCTCGCTGCTCTTCGTAAAGAGAAACTTGCTAAGATGAATGGTACAGGAATCCCTGGGACTGGTGGAGCCACCCCTCCTGCAATGCGTCCACCTGTACCCGCAGCTCCTGCATCTATGGCTATGTCAAAAGCCGATGAGTCTGAAAGCCATATGGCTAAAAAAGACCTCAAAGACATCATGGAGTATGCTCAAGCTCTTGATAAGATGGTTGTTGAATCAGAAGACCTTGAGGATTGGGTAGACTCAAAGATTACAGTTGCAAGACAGTATCTTTCTGATATTGCTCATTATTTGTCATACGAGCATGGTCAACCAACTGAAGAGTTGGACAAAGGCGACGTTGTTAGTATAAAAGACAAAAAAGTCATTTCAACTGACACTAAAGCAGCTCCTAAAACTATGGTTGCCAAACAACCAACTGCCGCTGTTTACAAACGAGGAACGGAACTCGCAATTGATAGTGGTTGGAAAGGCGATGCCGGAAAAACAGGCGGAAAGCCTGACCTTTCTCTTGTAAAGTCTAAAGCTAAGTTCGAGCGTTGCGTCCTTGCCGTTAAACAAAAATCAAAAGACAAAGTTAACCCATGGGCAGTCTGCCATGCTTCCGTTGGTGATGCTAAAAAATCAGAAGACCTCGAAAAAGCTGAAATGAAGGTTAAAGAGCAAGAGAAGCCCACGAAGGGAATGCCTCAAGCTAAGCAACTCAAGGCCGATGCCGACTTAGAGAAGATTAAAGAAGGCGCAGAAAACGTAGCTAAGGCTGCGGATAAAAAAAAAAAGTGAACTGAACAAATCAGGTTATTTCAAAGAAGACAAGAAGACTCAACTTCCCAAGTGGCATGACCCTCTCAAAGAACAGAGAGAGGCCGCTGCACAGGAAGAACGTGAGTTGCGCCCAGAAAGCAAAATGCACATTTGGGCTGAACTTGAGCGTCATCACCAAATGTCTGAAAAGCCTAAAACTCAAAAGCCAAAAGAAGAATTAGAAAAAGGCAAGAATGTTCGCAAGCAGCGTGAAGCTGTATTTGGAGGATGGAAGACATCTGCAGGTTCACCCCGTAGAGAAAAACAAATTTCTGCCCTTGCTGATATGATTAAGAGAAGGTTTGGATTAGAAGCTCAACGCGCCCCCGGTAAAGTAGCTGCATCTGGCAAGGTAATCGACAAACCAAGCTTTCATGACAATGTTGTTGAACATATCGGAAATCCCGACTCTCTCGCTCATGAAGTTGGTCACCTATACCAATACGGCAAAGACATGGAGTCTATCGACCCTCGTAAAGAATTTAAAACCAAAGAACAATCACTCGGTGATTGGCAAAAAGACATGGACGCTCATTGGGGCGACCTAAATGTCAAGCATGGTTATAAAAAACAAGCGCAAACGGCAGAAGAGTATGAGCCAACTGCTTTAGAAAACTACTACCGCCGCAGAGCAGGCTTGCCGACTCATCAAAAAACGGCATCCACCGAAGAAGAAAATAGAATAGAGTCTGAAAAAAGAGGCAAAAAATACAAAAAGCCAGCAATTTCAAGAACTCAAGCAGTTGACGACCCCTCTAAAGAAATTGTTCAAAAGGTAAAAGTTAAAGGTAAAGACGGCAAAGAGAAAGAAGTTTGGTTGACTGGTTCTATGAAGAACCTAACAGATAAGACAAGAGAGCTTGTAGACCAAATTGACAGGGGCGAACTTATGTTAGACCCAACCCGTGGGTATGTTGAGGGTACATCTGTTGACGCTAAGATTAACCGCCGCGCCCGTGCAGCTTCTAAGGACAAGACACGTAAAGACGCCGACACTCTTATGCGCTCAGACGAAGTCCTTGAGAAAAAACTCATCATTGGCGAAAACAAACCATCAAAGGCAACTAAGAAGGCAACCCCAGAAAAGCACAAGGCAATTATGGATAAACTTAGTGCTGCTCTCGATACGATTCAAATAGACACCTCCCCTGAAGCTGTAAAAGAGCGTAAAATGCTACTTGAACATGTAAAACACAAGCTTAAGGGAAGAAAATAATGTATTACTTCCAAGTAAAACCCTTAGACCTTTTTGATGAACCTAACGATATTGCGCCGTTAGAGTATTGGGAAGTCACACAAGACTCTCCAGTAAGGCTGTCGTTCCAAATTATGATTTCAGACGCTCTTCCCCTAAGACGCTTTATGGTGCCAACTGGCCAAGTCGTCAAGGCTAAGTTTCAACGAGCTAAGGTTGCTAAGCTAGGTCAAGCTGCTACGTCTCAGACGTTTGAGGTGCAAGCTCTGCCTATGGCCATGGACAGAAGCATCTGGACAATGAACTTGACTGCTGACCAAGTTAATACCCTTGTTGGCGGTACTGTTCAGTTCAATATCTACAATGGTACAACACTCGTACAGACTATCAATGTACCTTATATGATTAAGAAAATTCTAACAGGGGCGGGCTGCTAATATGTCAGACCAATATCCGCTTGGCTATAACCCCGCAGGATTAGAGCCCTATAGAGGCGACTACAACACATATCCAATTCATTGTAAGTCAGATATGGAGACAATCGAAGGAGCCTTTAAAAGATTCCTTCCGTTGCCAACCATTCATGACCTTAGAAAGTTTGCACTGTTTGGACTCAAGAGACTTGTTGACCCAGAGCAACTTGAAGAGATTGACGATGCCTTCTTGACTCAGTATCTTACGTCAGCCATCAATGAGATTGAGATGTCGATGGGGATGTTTCTTTCTCCATGCGAGCAGACTCTTGTGTTTGACTACACAGAAGGTATGTTTGCTAGTAACTTTAGCGGCTTAAAGATTAAGCAGTTTCCTGTGACAGATATTTTGTCAATGAAATTAAAGTTTTCTCATGCAATGAATGACTTGCCTATCAACGAGTTCACGTTGCCACCTTCTTGGATTTCTTATAGAAACAGAAGAATCAACGTCTTGGCTGACTTAGGTACTATTAAAACAACAGCACGCGGGGGCGACGGAACGGTGTTCAGTTTTATGGCTGGCTATGCTCCCCAAGCCTTCCGTCCTAATATGATTTCTGTAGAAGTATTGACTGGTTTCCCAGAAGGCAGAGTGCCTGCTATTGTAGTTGACTTAGTTATTACTGTGGCAAGTATTCGTCTTTTGACAGACATCGTTCCGATGCTTTTCCCTTACAGTTCAGTCAATGTAAGTATTGATGGTGTAAGTCAGGCTGCGTCACTGCCTGGGCCAAATTTTCTATTGAACAGATTGCAGGCACTTGAAAAGAAGCGACTAGAGCAAGAGTCAGCCATCAAAGCAAGTATGGGGCAACAAATTAAAGTAGGCTTCATCGGAGCTTGACAGTTTGATTTATCTGTGGCATCGTTAAGATGCTTCGGAGGCTTGGAGTCCGTTCAGTTTTTATTGAACGGGCTTTATTTTTTGCTAAAGTTTATTTTTTGACCTCCGATAAGTATTATGTAGGGGGTGGCTTATGATTAAGTTTGAAGGTAAAAAAATGTCTCCAAAACAATACGCACAAGAAGTGTTGCAACAAACACTTCTTGTAAGAATAGAGGCGGAGCTGTGCTCTTCCTCTAGAGATGAGGAAATGTCTGCAATGACGGACAAAGAAAGGGAAGAAATGATGAGACAGATTGACCTTTTGGTTGCTAGGGCACTGAAGGTGGTTGGAGGAAAAAACAAATGAAAGTTTTTGTTTATAGAAATCTTCACAAGGGCTGTCTGAGTGTAAAAGCCCTTGAGGGCGAAAAAAAAGGCAGAGTAATTGCTCACGTAGACGAAATTACGCTGTCTAACTGCCAACTCAAAGTTAGTCAAGCGGGCCGCGCTAGAGTGCTGCGCGAGCGTCAAAAAAATGTCCACGCAGGCGTAAAGGGCGAGTGGAGTCAAGGGCTTAATTTTGTGATTGAGTCTATGACCAAAGTACGATACAACCCTTATGAAGTTTCTACATTTGTAGAAACAAACACAGGAAATCCAGTGCTTACGGCAAAAGAAGTTTTTATTAGCAAAAATGGAGTTTTTGTTAATTTTTAATTAAAGTTTATTCACTGACTGCCGATAAGTATTATGTAGGAGGTGAGTTATGAGATTAGTAAATTTAACACCACATACCGTCAATGTGATTAACGGCCAAAACTACGCCAGTGAAGGCGTAGTCAGAGTTTCTGAAACAGAAACTCAAGTTGGAGAAGTTGGCGGAATCCCGCTCTTTTCCAAGGTTTTTGGAAAAGTTGTTGGCTTGCCAGAGCCAACGGAAGGCACAATGTTTATTGTGTCTGCTCTTGTCAAGGCTGCTTGCCCTGACAGAAAGGACTTACTTGTCCCTACCAAATTGGTAAGGGACGAAAAAGGCAACATTATTGGTTGCTGTGGCTTTGCTGTTTAATGCTTTATTAACTAAAGGGGGTTTTATGACAATCAATGACGAGTTCTTCAAGAAGACACAAGAAAACCTTAAGAAAATCAAAGCGCAAAACAATAAATATACACTCAAAACGTATAACATTGACGGCAAGGCTGAAGCAGAAGAGCTGCCGTCAACTCAACCTGTCACCCCAGAGCCAACAGAAACCCAAGACAATGTTGTTTCTCTTGATGCCTTCAGAAAAAAACAAGTTGCAAGTCAGACCAAAACCAGTAGAGTTGAGCTGTCCATTGAAGAAAGAATGAAACGAGTTGCAGAGTCAATTAACAGAATTAATGACTTGATGGATCAACTTGAAAAGAACAACAGGAAGCCCCAATGATTGACCTTAAAATTGGCAATCCAGACCTGATTATAGAACTTCTGAGAAAGAATCTACCTCATGACCTTGTCTCGTCGACAATCATGAGTGGGATGCCTTACCACAAAGAAGGCCCTTTGCCAGAAGTTATTAATACAATTAAGATACTGCACGAAAGATTCCATCCAAACCTTCTTACCCCCAACTCCCACATTATTGTCGGGAGTGGGGCATCTCAAATTATTTCAAGCTTTTTTCATATTCATAATACTCCAGCCGTTCCTACGCCCTATTGGTTTAGGATTCCACACTTAGCCAAGCTTCATAATGCAACTCCTAAGTACACTCATTTCAATCAAGAAATAAATCTACTGACGTACCCCAATAACCCCAACGGTACTTTGCCCCTACTGCCGTACAACAGTAAGACTTGGTATGACGCTGTCTATTTGTGGCCTTGGTACTTCAATACAGATTCAGACTTTGATAGCGCTACAGCAAAACTTGCTGAAACGCCTAAAACAGCTACAGTCTTTACTTTGTCTAAGATGACAGGTCACTGTGGAACGAGGTTTGGATGGGCAATCGTAGAAGATGCGGGGATTGCTGCCCAAATTAATAACTATATGGAACTAGAGTCCGGCGGTTTGTCTCACGATGCTCAAATCAAAGCTATGGCAGTCATGGAGTGCCTACTGAATGAAGAGCTATGGATAGAAGAGCTAACTAATATTCAAGGTATTATGGCAGAGAGAAAAGAAGTCTTTCAGGATTTCTGCCATAAGAATGAATGGTCTTACGCCAAAGGGTCTGGGATGTTTGCTTGGGTGACTATGGCCGAAGGGAATGCGGCAGATACCTTTAAAGAGCTAGGCTTGCTAGGGACATGTGGCACCAAGTGCGGCGGCAACCTTAGTCAAGTTAGGTTGAATTTGGCTGTAGATACAAAGACTTGGGAAAAAGCGTTAAAAGTGATTTTATGAAAGAACGAATTAAGCCAGCACAAAAAGCAGCAAAGAAGGCAGAGCACTACCGCTACTACCTTGGCGCTGCTTTGTTCTATAAAGACAAACTCATCTCGACTGGCTGTAACTATCTTTCTAAGACCCATCCACTATGCAGTGAAGAAACTTACGGCAGACCTGTCACCATGCACGCTGAAGTGAATGCTCTTATCAAAGCGAGAGGCTTTCTTAGTAATCTTACTAAGACAGAAAAGAAAAAACTTATGATGGTGACCTATAGAGAAACCAAAGACGGTTGTTGGGCAAACGCTAAGCCCTGTTCAGGCTGTATGGCTATTTTGAAACAAAATGAAATAAAAACAATCATGTACACTACTGAAAACGGTTTTACAGTGGAGGAGTTATGACAGACGAAGAGCTGATAGAAAAACTACGATTAAAAAACTGCCTTAGATGGATAGACCCACCAATTACTACTCAAAAAATTCTTCAAGAAGCTTTGACTAAAGCAGAAAATTTGCTGCTTGAAATTTCCATTCACGAAAATGAAAAAATAGTTGAGGCACACAAGATTTTAAATTGCATCGTAGAGAAAAAACGCGAAATGGGGGACTTATGAGCCAATTAGATGAAATCCTTAGAGAAGAGTCTCTAATGAAAGAAGCCTTCAACAATCATGAGACTCTTGTCAAGCTAACTTATGATACTTGCGGCTCTACCATCTTAAGAGTCGCTTCCTACATGATTGACGCCCTAGAGAATGGCCATAAGGTTCTTTTTATGGGAAATGGAGGTAGTGCCGCTGACGCTCAGCACTTGGCCGCCGAGTTGGTTGGAAGGTTTACTCGTGAAAGGAAAGGACTAGCATCGGTTGCTTTGACAACAGACACATCTATCTTGACGGCAATTGCAAATGACTATGGCTACAACCAAGTCTTTTCAAGGCAGGTAGAGGCATTGGCTCAGAAGGGAGATGTCGTCGTTGGAATCTCTACGTCCGGCAACAGCCCTAACATTTTGAAGGCCATGGAGGTTGCCTCAGAGAAGGGCTGTATTTTGATTGGTTTTACAGGCGGTAAAGGTGGAAAGCTGTATGAAAACACTGACTTGTGCATAACAGTACCGTCTTTGACGACTGCCAGAATACAAGAAATGCACATTTTAATTGGACATGTAATATGCGATATTGTTGAAGATTATTTTTCAAAAAAGGAGTAGATTATGACTACAAAGAGTGCTATTAATAATTTGATGGAAATTGTTTCCATCTTTTTTATGGAGAAAATTATGCGTCGCAGTACACCGTCTACCTACACAGAAGTCGCAGTCGAAGTTCTTGCAGCAGCAGGCAGCCGCGAACTTACAGCAGCACAAGTTTTTGAAAATGCACGTAAGCGCGGTCTTTTGCGTCGCTTTACTGCTCAAGGTCGCACCCTGGAGCAAGTCAAAGTAGGTCTTTCAGCCAAATTGCGCCAATCATCTAACTCAGGCAACAGCGGAATTGCTGTTCGTCAGAAAAATGGCGTCAATCTTTATTCAGTGTGAGATAAGAGCTATGCTTGAGACTTTTATAGTAGCTGGCGTAGTTTCTTACTTTGTGGGGCAGGTCAAACTGCCCCCTTGCATTGTTGGAAAAGAAAATAGTAATTACTGTGTTTCGAGGCAGTATGCCAATGTCCGATATGAAAACATAGAGTTTGTAAAAAAGCTAAATACCAACCCCAACGATGCCCGTGTTATTATTAAATTAAAAGAATACGGAACAATATCAGTCCCTTATGACTCCAACAAGCTGACTTTTGAATATCACGTTAACTTTTGACTCAAGGTTTTTTACGCACCGTCGATAAGTATTATGTTGGAGGTGACCTATGGAAAATGTAATCAAAGTTTTGCAAAATGATTCCCATAAAGAGTTTTATGATGTTACAGACAGCATTGAGGTAGACAATATAGTTTTTAAGTTTACTGTTCTCGAAACAGTGCAAGAAGATGTCGATGGATATTGGCCTTCAGAAGTCAAGCTTTTGTCTGTAAACGGACAAGAGCCAACACAAGAAGTTTCTGATTTATTTAAAGAAGTGTTGGCCACAAAATGGGCTGTTTGGCTTGAGCCTAAACACATGGAGTAATTATGAAAAAACAACGTCCACAACAAGACCTGGAGCTTGAGATGCTCCAGCCGACAAAGATGTCCCCTAAAGCCCCTAAGCTTTCTAGGAAAAAACTAAAGAAAGCCTTCAAAATAATGCAAGCAGTTAAATTCTAAAAATATTTTTTATCTAATCATTTCAGAGGGATAGTTAGCTTAACGAGCCAACTGTCCCTTTTGTTTATTCTTTTTCTAAAATTGTAGTAAAATTACCTCATACATCTTTTGATGTAGTGTGATTCATTGGGAACCAATAGAAGGAGACCTTTCCCATGACGACCGGTTATCAGTTTGTAGGCCAGCAAGACATGGCCAAGATTCGTGAACGCCTTGAGCGCATGGCGAAATCTTTCAACGCCATTGGTTACCAAGGAATGCAGAACGCTGGCCGTACAGGCATCAGCGCTCTTACTATCGACAGCGCCGACCCTGTCATGTACGCAATCTGCGCACAGGAAAAGCAGCTCAAGTTGATGAAAAATGTTAAGACCCTCAAAGCTACACAGCCTGTTTACTTCTATAAAGTACAGACTGCTATCGCTACTCAGGGCCTCGACCTTGCTGGTTTTGAAAACTTCATGCCACAAGAAGACCAAGCTCAGTATGAGCAGGTTGCTGAACCACTCAAAATCTATGGTATCAAGAAGACTCTTGGCGACATGGTTCGTCTAACTAACGAAGCAGGTGGATTCTTTGACGGTATCGACATTGAAAAAGAAAACGAGCGCAACGCTGCTATGGCTCTTTCAACACAGTTTGAGCGCGATGGTTATGCCGGCGGTGACTACTACGTTGACGCTTCAGGCGCTATCGACGTTGAAACTCCCTTGAAATTCCTTGGTAACCGCCGCATTCCAGCTATCCGTCAGCTCCGTGGTATTCAGAACAACATCCGCGAAGGCGAAAGAGCTACTCGTGGTTCTACTCCAGACTTCGTTGCTTACGGAAACAGCTTCTCCGTTGTTCAAGACCTTAAGGGCAAAGCACTTGACCAAGAAGTTCTTGACGATACAACTACAGCAGTTGTCTCGAACGCGGGTGAAGTATCAGAAGCTCACGCTACTCCAGCTCAAATCGCTGAGTTCCGTAAGACTTTCTTCGGTCTTCAACGTGGTGACATCGCTCAGAACTTTGCAATCCGTGGACCTGACCTCAGCAACGCTGAAGAAGGTGGATTCGCGATTATGTCTGTTAGCGGTCTAGTTAAGTTCATTCCTGCTATCTACAAGCACTCTGTTCGTCAGAAGGCTCTTCCAGTTAGCGGAACTAACGGCGTACCTCCTTCAACTCCAGTTATTGCTTCTGCAGCTTTGACTGTTGGTTCAGTTGGCTCAGAACTCAAAGTTGGCGACAAAGTCAAGTTCTTGGTTCAGGCTACTTCAATCTTCGGCATCAGCTCACCAGCTATGTCCGCTGAATTGACTGTAACTGTTGATGGTCAGGGCGTTGACCTCTCTATCGCTGCTCAGGCTGACGCTGAAGCATTCATGGTCTTCATGACTCCTCGCGAAGCTGCTGGTAAGGCTGGTTCAGAAGGATTCGTTGGTAAAGTAGTTAAGGCTGCTTCTGGCGCAACTGCATTCAAGTATGTCGGCGCAGTAATGCCTGGCTATGAAAGCGTACTCTTCATGCCTTCAAGCGAAGACCGCGTTAAGTTGGCTGTTCTTGGAAACCTCCTCAATAAGTCTGACCTTGGTCGTCAAGGTTTGGCTCTTGAGAGCGTATTCAGCTCGTACTTGGCTGTTGTTCTTCATAAGCCACGTTCGTTCGCTCTTCTTGACAACGTCAAGCAACGCCGCCGTATCTAATCTACTGATTAGATTCAAGAAAAGGCCACCCTTAGGGGTGGCTTTTTTATGACCCACGTTTTAAAGAGAACAAGACCATGCTAAAAAATGGAATTAAAATAAATTTTGAATTAACCAAAGACGACATTAGGGTCGACGTTGCGGCAGGAGCCCTTGGGTATGTTGTGAATTTTAGTATAGACTTAAAGCGCTGGAAAGTTAAATTTCAAAAAAAATCCTATTCCGTAATGGCTTGTGTCGGTCCGTTTATGCTCAGAATTACAAGTCTTGAAAAGATTGGGCAGTTTATCAATAATGTTTTAAAAGAAAATGAAGATAAGTTGCATTCCGAGATGTAATATATGTAAACAAGCAGGAGAAGATAGACATGAATAAAAAAAATTTAGCGTTTAAAAGATACTCAGACTTTTATATTAAATACCCCCTACATGTTACTAAAAAAGTAATCAATGGTGCTGGTCCGCAAGGCAAAGGAAAATTCATCAGAGACACTTTATTTTATAAATTTAGTGTAACAGAAGCTGCTAACATGCATGATTTTTTATATTCAGAATATGCTCCTAAGCAAATTGTCAGAAAAGATGCCGATGATTTATTTTTAGAAATGATGCTCAGAAAGCTAAAAACGCATTCAGTTGCGTCAAGAATTATAAATAAACCCTTAGTGTATGTGTATTATTTTGCTGTACGGGTATTTGGTAAATCTTTTTGGACAAAAGAAAAAATTGAATGGTAAATTAAAATCTCCATTCAGGAGTCCCCGTTTTAACGCACCAGCTATTTAAAACAAGCTGTTTCGGTTTTGGATGCATGCTCGGTGCATCAAATTGCGCTATTAGAAATACATCGTCAAGAACATTTTGCAATCCCCGTGCGCCGAGCCCCTTAGTCAAAGCATTTTGTATAATTTCGTTTATTGCGCTTTCTTCGACAATCAGTTCTATATTTTCGCCTTTAAACCATTCGTCATATGATGTTAATACGCTTTCTTTGGAGTTTGTTAAAATTGACTTTAAGTCTTCAGCCTTTAAAGCTTCCAAAGAGGCTACAATACTAAATCTTCCTAGAAATTCAGGAATCATTCCGTATTTGATTAAAGAATCCGTTTTGTGTTCCTCCAATCCAACAAAAGCCCCAGAGCAAATAAATAATATATCTTTTGTGTGCAGCTTTCTCGGAGTGTGGTTGATTTCGTACCCTATTTCGCTTCCTTCTAATAACTTTAATAAGCTTTGTTGGACGCCAATTCCATTAATATCAGGAGAGCCGTCATTACTAGATTTGCGTTTAATTTTGTCAATTTCATCAATATAAACAATTGCTTTTGATGCAATATCATCATTAAATTCGCACATTGCACATAATTCGCTAATAATTTCCGTAACGTCTTTGCCAACATAGCCAGCACTTGTAAACTGAGTTGCGTCAACCGTCATAAATTTTGCACTTAAAAATTCTGCAAGTTTTTGAACGGTGTAGGTTTTTCCACTTCCGCTAGGCCCAATCATAAGTATGTTAGATTTTTTAATTTTTGCTCCATAATAAGCCCTTTTGTAGTGATTGTAGGCAGCAACGGCTAAAGCTTTTTTGGCTTTGTCTTGGCCGATAACATAGGTATCTAGGTAGTTTTTGACATCTTTAGGAGTGAACACTTTTAATTTTTCCTTGCGTCAGTGACTTTGATGTTTTACTATAAACGGGTGGAGGAGTCTATGGTTATAGAAGATAGAATCAAGAAAGCTCTTCTTAAGTTAAAAAAAATACCCCAAAAGGCACACAAAAAAAGATTCATCAAAATGATAATGAAACGTCTTAGGGGGAAAGATGGGGATAAAGATGAAGGGTAGACTGACAGACAAAGAAAAGGAAGAATTGCGTAAACTTTTGGAAGAACAAGAAAAACCCCAAGACACGACTTGGCTGATGGTTGATTATTATGCCAAGTTATCAAAAAAGGAAAATCCGCTTAACTTAGGGTGCAAGCTCTGCGCTAAAACTCATTTTCCCAAAGATTGCCCTAATAGAAAAAAAGAAACTTCAAAAAATACATATACTTATACGTCTTATAACCATGATGACAGTGAAGGATACTAAACATGCCACTTGTAGCCGAAAAGCTTAAGAGTAAGCTCAAAGAAACCATTGAAAAAAATCTTAAAGACCAGTTTGCTAAAGAAGCTAAAGATAACCCTAAAGGTCAAGAAATGTGGACAAAAATGGCCGAGGCTATATCTCACATAGCAACGGACATAGTTAGTGCGTTACAGCAAGACGCTGAAGTGGCTCCGGGAATATCAATCGTTGTTAATCCTGGAATACCAACGGCAGGTAGCCCCGCTGCCCAGACAACAGTAGGACCGGGGACTGGAGCAACAACAGCTCCGGGGAAGATTCTTTAAAAAACGCTAAAGGTTTTTAAAAGACCTCCGATAAGAATAATAATGGGGGTGAACCATGAGAAACAACTGGGCACAAAGATTGGCAGCAGCTTTTGAGCATCCAGTGGGTGATTACACCCTTGTGGACATTTCTAAGGGTGAATCATCATGTGCTTGCGGCACCCGCATCAAGAACGTCTACACGGTAGCTTGCTCAGGCCACACTGTTCAACTTGGCTCTGAGTGCATTCAAAGCTACACAGAGCTTGAAAGCATTCAGGCTCAGGTCAAGGCTGCCGAAGAGCGCAGCAAGGCTGAGAAGAAAGCTCATCTAGAGCACCTGCAGACTAAAGAGCTTCAGGCTCTCATCAACGAATACGCTGAGCTGCTCCGTCCTTACAGAGAGCAGATTGCCAACAGAAAGAGAATTGACTACCCTATTTGGGAACACTGCGCAGGCAAGCGTCTGCGCATTAGCAAGCTTAAGTCTCTTAAAGGAAAGATTAAAGCAGTCCAAACAGCCCTTGACCATCTTAGGAAACTCATTAATTCAGAGGAGGAAGTGGCATGAAGCCCAACATTACAGTTGCTACAGCTATTGCTATTCACGTTATTATTCAGTTAGCTGCTATAGTAGCGCTAGCCGTTTATGCCCCATTATGGATTGCCATTCCATTGATTGTTTTAATGATTGCAGCTTAAGGAGATGACTATGCGTTTCACTTACATAACAGAAACTATTGGCAACCAACCTGTAACTACTATTCAAGAGACAGCCGGAGTGTTCTCTGGCTACACAACAGAACAGGTAGCTGCCATTGCAGAAGACTTCTACCCCAATTACCAGTCCAACAACATGTCTAATATCTTTTCAGACATCCACTTCAACTATTGCCTTAGAAAGCTACTAAACGGCGAAAAGCTGCCTAATACTCATGTTTCTAGTAAGATTAAACAAAGACTAAATGAAATCAACGAGTTAGACGAATAAGCATTAAAAACAATTGACTTATTCAATCAAATCAACTATAAGTTTATTTAGGAGGTAATTGTATTATGATTGAAGGGCTTTTTGCAGCAGGACTTTTGGCTCTTTTTGTTGGAATTTCACACAAGACGCCCGAAGTAGACAACAAGAACACACAATATTGTGTGGCGGCTCCGACTCGCTCTAATCCCAAACAAGAGCAATCTGTCTCGACAGGCAAGTGCTCTAAAGGCACAATGACCGCAGAGCCATCCAAGCGTACTCCACTTTCAGAACGGAAATCTAAATAATGCTAAAGTATATTGCTTTGGCAGCATCAGTTCTATCTCTGAGTGCTTTTGCACAAGAGCGAGTAGAGCTGACTCCGCCAGAATGTTTGCAGTCAAATATTGACTTTTGGTATGACGTTTATACTAAGTACACGCGCCACGATATTATCGTCTATAACCAAAAGACGATGGAAGTCTACAACGTCTACCCTAGACCAAAGGGAAGCAAGAAGGCGGTCAAAAGATATAAGAAGCAGTTATTTAACAAATATGCAAAACTAATACCTAAAGAAAAAAAGAACATCGCCGTCAAGACAGGAGCAAGGGGGTTTTTCGAGAAGGGCTTCGAGAGAATGCACGAACATTACCCCAAGATTGCCGAAAGACTAGAACAACAGGGGATGCCCCATCAAATAGCCTTCTTGCCATTCGTAGAGTCTTCGTACTCACATAAAGCCACGAGTCCAGTCGGGGCGGTAGGCATGTGGCAAATCATGCCGGCAACAGGGAGGCTATTTGGAGTTAAGAAGAGAGTCAGGCTCAGAGACAATAGGGTAGCCACCGACGTAGCCATCAAGCTCCTTAAGTTTAACTATGAAATGCTAGGCGACTGGACTCTAGCCATTAATGCCTATCACTCTGGCACAGGAAGGTTGCTCAAAGCGTCTAACATAGCAAATTCAAAGGATATTTGTGAAATATTCAACTATCTCGACGAAAATGACGTAAAGATAAAAGGCTACAAGTTCTACAGTAGAAACTACGTAGCTCAGTTATTTGCTATTGACAAGGCTGTGACAGAACGGCTAAACCCTCGTGTAGAGGACGAGGCCGAAGAAACAGAAGAGGGGGAAAATTATGGATCAGAAGAAGTTACTATCCAAATTCCAGAAGAATATTGATTTAAGAAGCCCAAACGGAACTGTTCTTTATCTTGAAAATATTAAAAGTCTACGTTCAGTTCAAGTGTATGATACGGGCGACGCTGATAATATTTTCAAAGTAGACGTGGTCGATGTGGACGGTGTTTTTCGTCAAGATTACACATGTAGTCATGATTGCCTTGCCCTTATTTGTGCAATGCTTTATTCAGAGGGCGACGCCGAAGATAAGACAATTGTTACAATATCTTTCGAGGCGCTTGTTAATGCATTAACCATGTCTCGTAATTTAGGCTACACTGATGCTTCCAAAAGTCTTCTCGAAGATGAATATGAAGAAGATGCTATGGAAGAGTATGCAAATCGTGAAACTAATGTCACATTAAATTGAGGTTTTTATGAAAGTTTCAGAAGAAGCGCTTAACCACTTAAAATCACTGCAGGTAGATCCAACTAAGTTGTCTGAAGAGGAATACTTCATGGCAACTCATATTCAAATGCCTAGACTTGTGTACAGAGGATTTTATGCAAATCCTTTGCCTGCCTATCAGACAGAGCAGTCAAGTTGTTTTGATATTTTGGCAGATGATAATGCAGTTATTCGGCCCAACTCTTATGCAATCATTAAGACTGGCCTCTATCTGACCATGGAAGACGCCGCTCATTTCATTAATCTTAACCCCGCAGTCATGAACCTAGCTCTAGTTCTTAGAGAGCGTTCTGGCTTGGCGGCCAGAGGGATTGGACTAGGGGCAGGCGAGATTGATAGAGACTACCTTGTTGAAAATAATCCAGAGAATGAAATTAAAGTCATTCTTAGGAATTTTTCAAATGAAACACATTTTGTTAAGATTGGAGACAGAATCTGTCAGGCCAAATGGGAACTAGTCCTCAAAGACCCATTCCTTGAAGTTAAGACAGTTAAGCGTATTGGCGGCATGGGAAGCACCGGCACATGAAGACAAAGAAAATCCCCAAAGACTCAGGGCTACCTCTTTATATTGTCTCCCCGGAGGCAAGAGAGAAGAACGCCGTTCCTGCTTCATGGAAGAAGCTCGTCCTGTATGTCTTTGAGGAAAAGCTGTCTCATAGGTCAGCACCGACCCAATACATCGTTGCCTACGATTCCTTAGTGGAAAACGCCGCCCCAACAAACCTATATTACGAAGGTTTAGCGGAGACTACATATAGTGGACGCATTAGGATTAGGTCTGAAGAAGAGTATCTATTTGTTTTGACTGGAAAAAAAACATTGCGTTCTATCCACTTTAGTCAAAAAACCCTTGAAAAATGGACACTTGTAAACATAATTATAGATAAAGATGAAATTAATTCCATTCTAGCTTGATTTAACTAGCACAACTTTAATAAAATTGTTAAGATTCAAGAACATTCAGGTTTTTGCAAAAAATCTGATAAAATCTGTATGTAGCGTTTGGCCACAAAATTAGGAGCCATAAGATGACAATAGCGTTTTCAGTAGGCGGGTCGAGAGTTGTTACCCCCGGTGTTTATTCAGTATTTAAGGTGCAGGATTCGCTACTTAACGTAGTCGCGTCTGCCCGCAACGTTCTTCTTATTGGCGAAGCTTCTGAAGGCGTTCCAGGCAACATGCTCGATCCAACCTCTGCTTTTTTTAGTGATTACCCAACCATGCAAGCTTTTTTCACTTCAGGGCCGGTTGTCGATGCGGCGCGTCAGTTGTTCACTGTGCAACCATCCGCTGTGTTTACTGGCTCCGTTGGTCGTGTATATGTACAGCAAACCAATCAGGCTACCCGTGCAGAAAAAGTAATTACCTCTCCCTCCGCTTATGGTAAAGTTGTTGCAACTAAATTTGGCGAATCCGGAAATTTTGTTAAATCGCAAATTGTTGCTTCTGCAGAAGTTTTGCCGGCCATTTCTTTTCAAGTTCTTCCTCTTTCTGTAAATATGGAAGCAGCTGTTTCCGGTGACCAATCTGTCGGTACAGCAGCGATGTCTTTTGCGGGAGTTGAAAGCTTTGCAAGTAATCTTGCAGCTCTGTTAGGAGCTAAAGCAACCGTTGCGGGCGGAGTGCTTTTAAATGTAGTGCCTACCGCAACAGATCTTACTCTTTCTGTCTCCGGAATGGACGTTATTATTTCTAGCTCTTTGCCTTGGTCTCTTGTGCCAAAAGTCGGAGAAGTTGCAATTATTCCACACTCCTCACAGTTGGTCGGAACCTCTGAAAGAAACATCGGCTCTTACGTTGTAAAGGCCGCAACTTCAACCACAGTAACTCTTGAAAAAGTTCGCCAGATGGATAGCTCAGGTGCCAATCCGGTTGCTTGGGGCAGTCCAGAAGCTGTTTCTACTCCCGTCACAGCAGGGACAGCTCCATTTACATACGCCACTGGTGATGTTATTTTTGTTGATTCGGTTTCAGTTCAAGTAACTGAGGCAGCTAAAGAAGGTGCAGGAGCCTCTCTTGAGTTGGCTGCCGCTTCCGCTTCTCTCTTGGGGGTTGCCGCTGCTGCTCGTATGTCAGCTCGCTCAAACCTTCTTAACGCAGCTAATGCTTCTTTTGGAACCATATCAGCGGTTGCTTCTGCCGATCAACTTACCGTTTCTCTTGGTGCCGGTGCCGTGTGGGTTTCTGCTCCAAAGTTAGGCGATGTTGCTTATATTTCTCCATCTTCTTTAATTGCTGGAGGAAGTAGGCAAAATATTGGTCTTCACGCCGTAATGTCAGCTTCTCCCTCTTCGGTTGTACTTAAGCGCCTTGACGGCGGCGTTGCGGCTACAGTATCTTCAACGGCTCTTGCTGGAAAAGAAGACACCGTACAAGTCATGCCTGCGCTTGTCAGCTCTTCAGTCATGGCGAAGAAAGCTGTTTCTTCAAAAGAAGCCCAAGTGTCAATGAATAGTCTCAATACCGTCAGTGGTGAAAGATTCCCTTCAGACAAAGTTGGCGGAAAAGTTGTTCTTGAAGTTTCCTACTCAGGTTCGGCGGCAGTTGCTAAAGTGTCGATTGATACAAGCCGTCGCATGAAGCTTGTTGCGGGTACCGACGAGGTTGTTTTGCCAACTCTCAAGTATCCAACGCTCGCTGCTCTAGCTGAAAAAATTAGTGCGCAGTCAGGATGGGCAGCTCGCGTTGTGGATGCTGGTATGAACTCAGCTTCTCCATCCGTATTGGATATGGTTGATGAGATTGGCTGTATGTCTCTTACTTCTGAGCACGCATTCTCAGGTCGCCTTAAGAATGATTATTCGGCTTGGAGCTCTTTCTTTGCTGATACCGTATCTGTGCTTGACTTTGTTGCTGGTGCTCGTTCAACTAAAGCTGGTTTGCCAGCAGGCGAAGCCTCACAGACATTCTTGTCAGGTGGAGCTAAGGGCGCTACTTCAAATGCAGACATTCAAGCTGCTCTTGATGTTGGCCTCAAAATCCCAACTGTTCAAGTTCTCCCATTGTTTTCACGCGACGCATACCTTGACGTTGCTGACGGCCTAACTGAGCCAGAGTCAACCTACTCTATCGACTCAGTTCATGCAGCCCTCAGAGCACATGTTGCTACTGGATGGTCAAGTGCTATCCGTCGTGAACGGTTTGGTCTAGCTTCTTTCTTCGGTTCATTCGAGGATTCTAAGGCCAAAGCTCAGGCAATGAATTATGAAAATGTTTCTATGGCGTTCCAGTTGGCTCGCGCCACAGGTGCAGATGGTAATGCTCAATGGTTCCTCCCATGGATGTTCCAGTGCTGCATGGCCGCAGGTCGTTCGCAAGCAACTCTTGGAACACCTATGCTTCGTAAATCGTTTAACGTTCTAGACGTTAAGCATATTCCTGAATCTTCAATTTACTCAGACACACTTATGCGTGACTTCGATCCAGCAAGTAAAGCTATGCTCGACGAAGCTATCGAAGCTGGTCTGTTGACAATGGGCGTTGTTGAGGGCGCAGGACTCCGTTTGGTATCTCCAGACCTCTCAACTCGCAGCCGCGTTAATGACCCGAAAGCTTGGGTGTATGAGCGCAACAACGTATCGTTTATCTTTATTGAAATGATTCAGACTCTCAGAAGCGTTCTTGAGAACTACATTGGCGAGCGTACAACAGACGTTACTACGGCTGAAGTTGCTTCGACTGTTGTCAACGTCCTTGGTTCATTTGTTACTAGCGGAGCAATTGTTGCTTTCAACCGCTCACCTCTAGTTACAAACCTTGGAAACGGCTACGCAGTTCAAGTTCAAATACGCCCTGCTGAAGCTCTCGAATTTATTTCACTTGATGTAACAGCAACGAGAAATCTTTAATACATAGAGAGTAAAATCTCTTTATGTATTAATAATGGAGTCATAAATGGCAAACAAATTACCATCATTTCTCGACGGAGCCAGACTCGTCATCAAGGTAGACGGTAAGCCGTTTGCTTTCTGCGAGGCTCTTAGCTTTTCAGACAATATGGCTTCTCAATTGACTATGGCGATTGGTTCATACAGCCCTCACACCAACGAGCCATTAATTTATTCCGCTCAGGCATCAATGAGAATCTTGCGTTATACAAAGTCGGCTCTTGGAGGGTCTAAGGATATTCCCAACATGAAAGGAAAAGTAGACGCAATCAAAGCAACCGCAGGGCAGACAAAAGACAGGGCATCCGATGGTAACTCCATGATGATGCTCAATAGCTTTTCTCCTGTTAAGATGCTTCTTGAGTCCACCTTTGATGTAGAAGTCTTTACTCGTGTTGGAGAGAAGAATGCTCTTTCGGCCGTTCCCACTTACGTAATGAGAGACTGCTTAATCACAGACCTTTCAATTCGTTTTTCTGTAGGTTCTTTGGTATCGGAAGACGTGTCTCTTCTTTGCCGTATGATTGAAGATAACGATGAACGAATCACTAAGGCATAAAGGTAATTAACGATGGCAGCTCAAACTCCATTTTTCATGTCTGGCCCACGCCTCCTCCTGAAGATTGACGGAGTTAAGGTTGCATACGCTGTTGGCCTAGACCTCCGAGTCAGCCGTAACGTACAGATTGTTAATACGCTCGGAAGTTTTGCTTCTGTAGCTATCCAAGCAACTATGTATAACGGTGTATCTGGCAGTATGCAGATTGTTCGTCTTTTAGATAGTGATTCTCGTACAAAAACAGTTGCCGCTGCATCTGCAGCAGGAAAACAAAAATCAAACCCCGCTCTTTCCGCTGCCCCCGAACCAGCCTTGACGGGAATCAAAAATTCTGTAACAGACAGCGATTCGGCCTCATCAAATTCTTTGATTGCTGCTACAGAGAATCTCAAAAAACACCTAGACCCTGCTTCTGTCTTGGCCTCATCGACATTTGATATCGAAGTATGGCAAATGTACCCAACAACTGATACGGTAGAGGCAGGAAAAGAACCTAGTTTGAACAATAAGGGAGTCCTAGTAAAACACTTTACTGTGCAAAATTGCAGACTCAACTCTCGTTCATCTAGTATTTCTGCTGGTCAGCTCTTGACTGAGTCGTTCAGCTTTACAGGCACTTTGTTGGTATCTGAAGACAGAAACGAGGGAGCAAGAGACGAAGCTGACTTATCAGGTTTTGGTTCGGCGGTCTAATTCGGCTTGACTCTTTAGTGCCCAATACGCTAAAATACCCTTAGACAGCCTCTAAGGGTATTCTTTTTTTGGAGTCATATCATGAAGTTAGTACAACTGCCTAGAAACACTAGCAATAAATACTCTTCATCAGATACGACTCTAAAAACATTTGTCGTCCATCTAGTTGATGGCTCTGAATTGCATGTGCGCGCAGTTAGTTGGCTTGTTGGTGACTATGGCAAAGTTTGTTTTTACATGCAATCTCCAGAAGAGATTGCAAAAATGAGCATGAAAGCTCAAGAGCCAATCGCTGTTTATGCAATTAAGCGCGGCCTCGTTGAAAGCGTTGCCGAAGAAGGCGCGGTGACTGTTACAGTTAAGAAACGTACTGCACGTAAAACAAAAAGAAGAGTTAAAAAATAATGGCTTCATTCAGAAGTGTAATAAATAAAACACTAGACGATAGAATCTTGGCTGAAAATGACGCTGCCAGTCAGGGTAAAAACGTCGACGTTGTTTTTCCAAAATACTTCTCAGGTGCCAGAGCATATGTGACCGTCTCGGGAGAATTATTGGCTGTCTGTCAAGATTTTAACTATACGGTTGAGATTACCCCTGAAGAAACAAGAACAATTGATACCCATGTTCCATGGGATATTTCTGTAGGACAGGTATCTATTAGAGCGTCCCTTAGACAACTTGTAGATCCCGCAGACTCTCCGGAATCTCAAGGACTATGGTCAAACATGGCTGCAATTATTCATCAGCCATTGATCGAGCTTGAAGTGTTTGATAAGTTAGGTCAGAAAATGTTTTATGCACGTGGGATGTTTACTCGCATCTCAGGCAGTGTAACAATTGGGGCTTTGTCAAACAGAAGTATTGATTTTGTTGGAACGGCATATGCTCATAACGTGACTCAGAGTTTTGTTCCCTATAAAAAGTGATTTTTAATTTTGCAGGTGCATTATGGAACCGTACTTGGCCGAACGTATAGAGGCCGCCAAGAAAAAAGCCAAACAAATTATTGACGGCAAGATTGATGACGAGAACGACTTGAGGCTCGTCTTTCAGTTTGTTTTGTGTCAAAAATACAGCATACCAATATTCTCGCCTTACTTTGAAGAAAGAACTCTTGACGAACTTATGTTTGAAGTCTATCTTCATAAAGAAGCCACTGTTAAGTCAGACCCAGAACTCGCCAAAGAAGAGGCTGCCGATTTTGTAAGAGAAGAGGCAAACAAAGACGAGTATTGGGAGGACTTAGACATGCAGACGGACGACGAGTTTTTGGAACAAGCAAAGAGAGATTTTGCAGCAAGAAAGGAAGGCGCAGATGAGCAGTCCACTTAATCCTGTAATTTTTGTTGAGTTGGATGTTGTTGGTACAACGACGGGCGAGAAGTACCAAGGTGTATTTGAACTCAAGAAATTCCTTTCTCACAGAGACATGACTGAGTCGTCCCGCGTAGCCAATAGGCTCTCAACTGGCTTGCGCCGCCCGCCATCCTACAGCGTGCCCAGCCTCTTGGCGGGCATCAAGGATGCCCTACAGAACATCCATGATGAAGTAGCTAACGGTCTTGATAACAAGGATAAGGTAGCTTTGGTGGCAAGTGACGAGGCAATCCGCCGCGTTATTGAAGGTATCTTGCCAGAATTAAAAGACATTGACCCACAAGCTGAGTTTATTCAGATGCTTGCAGTCCTCAATGCTCACGTCGTTAAGGCTCCTGATTGGTGGAAACCTAAAAATGAAGAACTAGGTGGCTATCACCTTCTTGACTATACACCCATTTTGGAACTAAACCGTCAGTTGGCCGAGGCTCAACGCCCTGCCACTAAAGAAGAAAAAGACGAGTAAGCCTTAAAATAAAAGCTGAGGAGAATCAGCTTGAGTCGCATAAACGTAGACTTATCAGAATTACTAGCCCCCATTAGGCAGATGCGCGAAGAAATTCAGAAGATGAATGACGCGCTACGTCAAACCGTACAACTGCAAGCACAGATGGCCGCTCACCAAAGACAGGCGGCTAACTCTTATTCTCCCACCAAAGCTGGACTTTCTCTTCAAGTTCAAGATATGGTTGCTGTTCGTGGCGGCCCTACCTCCAATGTCTACTCTATTGGAACTGGCACTCCAATTCCGCCGTCTAATATTAACCCAACAGGCACCTCATTAGGTTCGCCACTCCCTAGTGCTCAGTGGCAATTATCTCGTGGGGGGGTGGGAATTGCCGCTGCGTTTGCAGGACAAGCGGGCTTTCAAAATGACTTGGCAGCCAAGAGAGAGCGTGAAGAGGCTGTTAAGATTCTGTCTGGTAGTGCAAACACAACTGCCAAGATTCTATTAGACGTATCTAAAAAATTTGAACAAGAAAGAGCGGCCGCCTCTGATGCCCTTAAAAAAGCAACGGAAGAATATGGACAGGCTTCTGAAGCGGGAGCCAAAGACCTAGCTAAATTTGCCAAAGAATTAGACCAAGCAGCAAAAAATTTTAATAAAGTAAATCAAAAAGTTGAGCAGTTTTCTGAAACTGTAGATGACTTTATCAAACAAGGCGGCGGAGACGGTGGGGAGCCTCCTAAGCCACCTCCCACTTTGCGTGATTTGTTTGGAAATTTAACGGGCGGCGAAAAAGCTTTAGCTATTGGCGGCGGTTTAGCAAAAATCGCTTCAATTGGATTGAAGGGGTATGGGGAATATCAAGGCTTTAGAGCCTTGGGAATGGAGCAAGATGTTTCGGTTAGGTCAGGATTGGCCAGAGACATTGTTTCTGTAAATCAAGCCAGATATCAAGAATATATGGCGCAAGTGGCTCCAACCACGGGAGAGCAGTTTTTACGTGCTTATGGAAATCTTTTAACCCCTGGTAAAAATACATTTAAATTTTTAGGAGTTGGAAATAGAAATAGATTACAAAACGAAGCCTCTTATTATGCCAACTTAGACCGACAAGCAGAAAAAGCGCGACTTGATGAAGAGTTTTATAAGGGAGCCGGAGGAGTAGCGGGAGCTGCAGGCGCTGCCGGATTGGGTACCTTTTTGGCAACCAAGGGCGGTCAGCAGCTTATTCAAACTCAGTTGGCAAAAATGGCAGCCAAGGCTGGAGCGGGAACCGTACTTGGCACTATTGCACCCGGTGTTGGTAACTTTATTGGTGGAATTGGTGGAACGACACTCGGACTAGCGTCCGGTGCGTATGCTCTTTATCAAGGTTATCAACTTTATAAGACTTCTGAACAAAGAGCAGCTACGACAAGAACAGGACTAGAGGGGGGCGGAACTTCCTTTGCCGGCGCTCCTGAAATGGCAATTCGCGGTCAACAAATTGCCAGAATGGCCGAAGTCGAAAAATTAAAAGAAGAGTATAGACAAGAAGAGTTGTCAACAATTCAAGCCAAAAGATTGTCAATGGGGCTTGACGAAAACATAGCTGCAATGAGAATGAGGACTGCTGCTACTGTTATGGCAGGCGGCGCAGCAGTTTCTGGTTTTGAAATGTTTAGAGGAATGCCACAAGCCAGAGCCGAAGCGATTGCCGATAGATACGCAAGGCTAGGTTATTCAGTTCCAGAAGTTGGGCAAATCTATAATACCTATGCAGGTATGATGGGTACGACTCGCGGAGCGGATAGGCTCCTTGGGTTAAGTCGTGCAGGCGTCGGTTCCGTAGAACAAATGGCATCAACCGTATTAGGCATTTCAGCAGTATCAGGTAAACAAGGTGACACCAAACAGCTAGAGAATATCTTTGCTAAGGCTTTTGAGTCTGGACTTAAGGGTGCTCCAGCTATTCAAAGATTCTCCCAAGCAGCTATGGAAATGTCCCAAGCTTTAAAGATTCAGTCAGCCACAGGAGCTGCAGGATTCTTGTCTCAATTGACAGGAGCGATGAGAGGAACAAGCGGCTCAGCCATGATGTACATGGAAGAGGCTAAGTCTGGTTTGGCAGGACTTGCCGGAGTTACCGGAGCCACAACTGGCCTCATGGGAACATTAAAAGTTCTTTCTGGAGCAGGCGCTGGCTTGACCATGGGGACAGGTCTTGGCCTAGTTAGTCGTTCTAATGTCGTTCAGGTTCAGGAAGCATTGCAACAATTATCTGCAGGCGGCGACTACAAAAAATTAACAGGTCTTGCGCGTGAAATGGTCGGTGCTCAGATTTCTTCAGGAGCTACACCAGAAGCAGCCATGGCAAATGTTCGTAGACAATTACAAGCTCAGTCTGCGGCTCAAGTATCTCCATTTGCTGCAGATTTTAAAAGAAGAACAGGACGAGACTTTTCATCAATACAAGCGGAGGCCAAAGCACTTCTTAAGAAGGGAGATGCCGAAGGTCTTAAAAACCTGATGGCACACTTCAAAGATGTATCCACTGGAATGGCGGGATTAGAGGCTGAAGGTTCTGCAGCGGCTCTTTTGTTGTCAGGCGTAGACCCCGGCGATTTTAAAAAAGGCAAAAATATACTCGCTCAAGAAAAGGGCAAGGGCGCTGCTGTAGCTGCAGCAGACTTTACTACTGTTAACTACAAAAGAATGCTTAATAAGGCAGCTATTGATGCCTCTAGCGGAATAAATAGAGACGTAACAGATAAAGAGCTAATTGAAACGGCTAAGGGAATGGGTCTTAAAGGAACTGACCAAGAGTTAATTCAACAACTCAAGGGTGCTGCTGGAGTTAAGCCCGGAGAGCAGATGACTTTCTCAAAGTTAACAACAGCAATGTCTCTTCTCTCCGATACCGAAGGAGTTCGTGCTCAGAATACAGTCATTCAGAGTTTTGGTGATAAGGCTTTAGAACAACTTGCAGACGCCATGAAAGGCAAAGCGTCGGGCGGAGGCTTAAACACTAAAGCAGGAGTTGGCGCAAACCCACTTCCTAATTCAGATTTTGCTAAAGATAGGGTAGACTTTTTGAAATCATTAAAATAAAGTGATTATTAAATAGAGGTTTTTATGAAAGTAAAATATGTAACAAACTCAACAAGATGGGACATAATCTTATTTGATTATGTTGATGACGTTCCTGAGCCAACAACAAACCCAAATGTAAAAGTTTATAGCGGTAACAGAGGAGTTGTGTCAGTTGGTATTTCTCGCTCTAAAGCTTCTATACAAAATACTGCTAGTATTCAGGTGGTCGGTGACCTAAACGCCGCTTACTCAATTGGTAATTGGGTAATCATTAAATCAAAAGTTGGAAAATTTACAGAAAAAGAAGATTCTAGTTTTCCGGGAGTGTCGCCTCTTAAGGAAGGTATTATTCGTTTTGTTGGACAAATTACAACCATTGAAAATACCTATGCGGTTCAAAGTTCTGGACTTTTGACCAAACAGGCAACCATTCATATTAGAGAGTGGTCAAGCTTGCTCAACATCCCTGTTAGAATTGATGCTTATTCTTTTTCTAGCTTTTTCAATCAGACGAAGGAAGTGATAGGTCGTACTGACGTAATCTCCGCTGCATTAAAATCCCCTCAGATTAATGTAGGAGAGTTGGCTGGTAAACTAGTTGACCCCTTCATGGGAGCGGGTATGGTTTTGGCCATTATTGGCGGCCTAAATACAGACCCACAAACAGGTGCCAATCTTGGAGCAGAGCTAGGAGAATTTTCAAAGCTCATCAGTGTATCTAAATTAACATCTAGAATGCCCTGTGTCCCTAGAGAGCTTTTAGATTATCTAAAACTACCTAAATCAACTCAGACAAATAATGCTTTTTCTACAGGTTTTACAAACACGCTTTTAGGCGTTATGTACGCAAACACAACTTTTGAAGCCTCAAAAAAGGGAACGCTAGGGGGATATAGCGAAGAAAAACGTGACCCCAAGTCATTTAAGGGGTATTTTAAAAGTTATGACCAGCTTAAGTCAATGTTTTCTAATTATCAAGATAGGCCAGTAAATACAAACTTTTTTTCTACCCTGGGAAATGGCTCATCGGCCTGGAGTCTTATCCAAGAGCACATAGATACGACTTTTAATGAAGCGTTTACTGATATTTGGTATTTTAAAACCGAATCAGGAGAGACAACGTCTTTACCCATGATTGTTTTAAGAGACAAACCTTTTGCCCTTAAAGCTTTTTTAACAGACCCAGACAATCAAATTAAGCACACAAAATGGACAGCTTTTGACGATTTGCCCAGAATCTTTGTAGATGATGCACATATTCAGGCTGTATCGACAACTAATACGTTTTTTACAAGTCCTAACTTTATTATGCCCGACATTCAGTCTGGTAATGTGGGGGCATCTAGACCGGATGACCCCGTAATTGCTTATACAAATGCAGCTCATCGTATTGTAGACGAAGGCGCTATTGATAGATTTGGAACTATTGAACACTATTGGAATACTGTCTATAGTGCTCCAATTTCAAAAATAAAAGAAGCGGGACAGGACGTTGTTTACACTCCTTGGTTTGAGGATACCAAAAAACTAATGTATTACTGGCACGCATTGAGTTACCGATTTGGTAATGCTCAGTTAGCCATGAAAGATAATGACTTGCCAATTATGGTTGGTTGTAATATGTCTTTTCCGATGGGCGAGAATGTTTTGTGCGGCCATGTGGAGTCAGTTCGCTGGAGTTTTAGTATTGCTATGGACGGAACGGCCTCAACATCAACAAGTGTTCAGTTGTCTTACTTGTGCAAGGTAAAAGACGATGGAGAACTGACTCTAATTGGCCCGGCAGGTTTTACAGACTTGTTTGACCCAGAACTTGCTGATCAGGATATTAAAGAAACATTTAAGTTTCCTGAATTTAAAGGAAAGGTTCCAGAGTTAGACAATTTAATGTCAAAATTAAAAGTACCTAAAATACCGAAAGTGCCGTTTTCATGAGTAATATACCTTACACTCCATCTATTTCTGTAGGTGAGATAGTCGCTGTTCAGGAGCCGACTTCCGATACAGATACTATATTAAAGTATCTTGTTAGAATTGAGATAACAAATGGTGCAAGCACTTTTGTCTCAAGTGTTATATCGTCAACAGCTATTGGTGGCATTGCAGACGGTCTTAAGGTATACAGAAGACCAACCGTCGTAGATGGTAAATCTTATGCCGTAGACGACAAAACACCCTTCGGCGTTGGCGAGAGAGTTATTGTCGCCTTCATTAATAATGATATGCGACGTGGTGTAATTATTGGTGGATACAACAGAGTTATAGACCTTATTGAGCTTCCGGAACCAGAAGAGAAGAAGCCTCAGATGAGGTTTCAGTATCTTGGTATGATTTTTGATATTGACACCAAGGGTCAGCTCACGATTACTCATACAGGTGCTCCCAAAATTACAAGTAGCCCAAAAGATGTGCCTAAAATTGATGAGAAAAAAGTCTCAACTCTAATATTTAAAGACGACTCTAGTTTTGTGTTTGTTGACGCCAATAAACAGTCTATTAAAGTTGACTCAACTAATAAAAAAATTGAACTGACCTCAGACAAAGAAAAAGTCTCTATAGACCAAAAGGGCACCATCAAAGTCGAAGCTTCTAAACAGGTTATTGTCAAGGCTCCCAAGGTGGCTTTGGGTACGTCTTCGACGGAATTACTTGATTTAATTGATAAATTGTTAGAGGCACTTCAGAAAGCTGCACCTCAGCTAGTACAGACCGCGGTAGGCCCAGGAGCCATGGACCCTAATCTCATCTCAGCAATCGTAGAAACAAAGACAAGCCTTGCCAAAATTAAAGGCAAGGTAGAATGAACCATGTCTCTTAAAATAGATATGGGGAGTAAAGATGAACTTAAAGTCATTAATAAAACAAGGCGTTGATAAGCTAAAAAGCAAACTAGGCGCTAAGCCAAAAGACGACCCCAATTCAGTTGGCAAGTTACTTAAATCTGCCTATCCAGACAAAAGTGGCTTTTATACTGTTACAGCTGAAGATTGGTATAAAACCTATCCTTATAGATTCAAAATGATTATTAAAGGTAAGCCCACTTATTATTCGCTTCCTATTCCGCCAGAAGCTTTAAGCTATCAAATGGTGTCGGCTTCTCAGCTTATCCCCACTCTTGGCGGAGTTGTTGAAGAAACATCTAAAACAGTCTTTTGGCAAATTGCTTTGTCAGGAACAACCGGAATTGGAATTAGTCGTCCTTACACCGAAGATAAAGATATTTTGGATAAACCTGCGTCCGGTGAAAGCAACTTTAGAACAGTCTTAAAGGGTGGCCTACTTGCAAATACTTTTAACAAAGCCGTCAATGCAGTAGATGCCGTTAAGGGTGCTTGGGGACAAGGAGCTGAGGGTGCTGCTTTTGGTTTGTTGGAAGGATTGGCCTCAACAGCCCAAAGATACAACACGTCTGCCGTCCGAAATGCTATTCCGGAAGAGAGTACAGGCTCAAGACTCGCCAGCGCTGTCGGACTTGACTTTTCTCGCTTTCAAACTCTTAAGCCAAACGCAACTAATGGCTATGTTGAGATTCATCTTCTTCATTCTTTTTTGAACGCATATTCGCATCTTAAAGAAAATGATACAGAAAACGTAAGTCTTTATTTTGAATCACAAAAAGATAATATGCAATGGCAAGTCATCATAAAGAATTTTGCATTTCAGAAAAACGCAAATCAGCCTTATTTGTACAAATACAACATTGTGCTGCAAGGTTTTGACCTTAACCAAGTTGGCGGAACGGCCAGAGTCGCTGTAGATAGATTTGGAGCAGATGGTGACCTTGGAAGCGTTAGTTCGTTTACCTTAAGCGGCTCGCTGCAAAGAGCGAAAGCTCTTCAAAGAAAACTCGAAGGCGCTCAAAGCGTTGGCGGCTACGTCGGACTAATTTCATCTAAACCACCAATTATTTAAGGTTTTCAATGTTTTACACGTATTTGGATCAAGTAATGACCGACTATCTTGGATATGCTCAAGTATCCAAAAATGCTCCGTTTGCTTTAGCCAATGTTCAGACTATCGCAATTAATAGGTGGGATTGGTTTGTTCAAAACTGGGAAAATAAACTAAAACCAGAATTTAATAAAAGTCTTCCTAAGTCTGATTTTTTTATTAATCTTCTTAAGGATTTAAATAACGAAATTGTTACGCAAAAATTATTTCCTACAACTAGCACCAACCCGTTTATTAATTTAAACAAATTTATTAAATATAAGCCTATATTATCTTATATTTCCTTATCTGACATTTCTCTTACTCCCTCTGAGTCCTTAGTGCTTAAAGAGGAGCAAAAACGACTAGCTAATCTTTCTGTTTCAGACTTTAAAAATATGGCATATTTTTTACGCAGCAGTGCCGCAACAGCCGCACAAATCGTTGGTCTTGGTGACAATGATGGAGCCGCTGTACAAGGCTTTCCTATTACATCGGCTCAAAGGGGATACTCTCCTCAAGAGTTGGAGCAGATTGGCGATATTTTTGATTTAGCCGACGAAATTGATGGGATTATTTATTATCTTCAGCAGCAAACCGTTAAGCAACCTAACCTTTTGGCCGTTGCTAATAAAAACACAGACGCTGACTCTCAAGTTGTCTTTAATCAGTCGTATACGACAGCCGTCTCGCTCCCTTTTGTGGAATCCTTAGAGTATATGGCTGAGCAGTTTATGGGGTCAAAAGATTTTTGGTTTGAGATTGCAACGCTCAATAACCTTCAACCACCATATGTCGACAAAACGGGAACAAAAGAATATCTTTTGGGGCCAGGTACGCTCGCTTCTGTAAAGATTTCCACTAATCGAGCAAATGAAGTAAAAGTTGGAACAAAAATTAAGATTGGTTCGTATACCGTAAGAGAAGAAACTCGGTCTGTTTTAAAGATCGTTAAGTTTGATGATGGCACGATGATTCTTTCTTTGTCCGGTGCAGCCAATCTGTCTAAGCTGAAGATTTCGGAAAAAGCATATGTCAAAATCTATAAACCACAGACAGCAAACGAAGACTCCCTCCTTCTTATCCCCGTAGACGCAGAATCAGCCTTAATTGAAGGAAAGCAGCCGTCTCTCGATGTTCTGAAAAGGCTCGATAGGGCATTGCTAGACTTTGGCGTAGATGCTCGTCGAGATGAGAAAACAGGCGAGATTCAGATTGGCAAAAACGGTGATTTTGACATTATTTATGGAATGCCCGCCGTTCGTCAGGCAATTCATTCCCTAATGTCTACAAATATCGGTGAGTTACCGTTTCACCCGGACTACGGAATACCGTTTGCTAATTCAATTGGCGAGCGTTTTTACGGCAATGTTGAGCTGGCGGCAGCTTTTTCTGAGATATTACAAGAAGTTATATTATCTGACGGCAGGTATTCAGACGTTGTTGTTCAAGACTTAACAGTTACGGAAACATCTATCTCAATCAATATGATTGTGACCGTAGATGGCTCTAATGTCATAATTCCGTTAAGCTTTGTTTCAACGTAAATTCTTCTTGAAAAATAACACAGTCCATCTTAAAATAAAGTCACCTGAATCTTATTGAGGAGTTGGGCGCGTGACAGTTACTATTAAATCCAAGGAGCAATTGCTGGGCACTTGGGTCAGAAGAATCAAGAATAATACTGATATTACTGACTTTCAAACAGGCGGCGCTCTTGTTACATTAATGGAAGCTGTCGCTCAACAGGTTTATCAGGCGCAGCTATCCGTGCTAAAAGTGCTTGAAGTTACTGAAGTTGATAATCTTGTTGGCGAAAGACTCGATGATTTGGCCGAGTCTCTTAAAATTCCAAATGGTCAGGGCGGAGTGGGTCGTCAAGCGGCTATTCAGGCTACCGGTACCGTAACGATTGGTTCTGAGTTTAAAAAAATATCAACTCGCGCTTATGCCGGCAGACCCGCTCCGTATGCAGGCTCAACAGTTCTTTATGTTCAAGATGCCTCAGAAATGTTTGCAGCCGCTCCGGTTAATGGAAAAGTTTATCTTGGTCGCAATACGGTTGATTCGTTTGAAGGACCTATTTTATATACGAGTATTTCTTCAACCGGAACGTATTGGATTATTAATCTTGCTGACCCTCTTACAAAAGATCATCCCTATACCGACGAAATTGTGTTGGCGCAGGGAGGAGATAGAACTATCAACGCCTCTACCGTTGTACAGGTGCCAGCGTCCGCAGAGTCTCCTGCTATTCAGCTTACGGTAGATGCGGCAGTCATTTTGCCAGACGGAGAGGATTCTGTTACTGTTTCCGTAACTTGCTCTCAGTTTGGCGTTACGGGGAATGTTGCTTCAGGTGCTGTTACAGAATTTTCCGCAAAACCTTTTGTTGGCGCCACTGTTATCAATAAGCAGCCATTCGTTAATGGTTTTGATACAGAATCAGACGCCTCTCTTCGTCAGCGAATTAAAGATTATCCAAATACACTTGCTCGTGGAACTGTTGGGGCGATTAATTCCGCACTCTTGACAGTTGTAGATGCCGACACCAAGAAAAAAGTTGTTTCAGCGTCTGTTATTCGCCCTTTAGAAAAAGGCGAACCAACAACGGTTTACGTTGACGACGGATCTCTACTTGAACCCGTTTTTCTTGGCCAGGACTATGAACTATTGCTAGCAAAGGCATCTGGATTAGAGCAAAGTTTTAGAACTGCTCAAGCTCCGGTGACTCCCGCCGTTGTAGCGGGCGCACAGCAGGCTCCGTATGTGCTACAGGCGGGCATGTCCATTACGTTTCTTATTGATAATATTCCCTACGTATACACAATCGCCCCTTCAAATTACAAAGATTTGACTGCAGCTACAGCTTACGAAATTGTTCGTGATTTAAATTCAGACGCTGAAGGTATTCTTGATTTTCGCGTTACTGAAAATGGTACAAAAATCGTTGCGATAGACAGAACAAATACTGCGGAAGAGATACGTGTAATTCCGGGCGAATTGCAAAGCGTATTGGGTTTCCCAACCGTAACTCAGCGGCCTATTTATTTGTATAAAAACGGAATTTTGCAATCCTTCAAGGGAAAAACAGCAACAATTTCATCCAATCCTTTTTCAAATTGGTCTATTACCGGAGCTTCTTATACAGGACTACAGGTAATCGTTGACGGCGTAGCTGTGGCCGTTGCTGATATTACCAATACAGACTTTTTGTCGCGTTTTGGCGTTGCTATGACTGCAGCAACTGCCGAAAACTGGCGAGAGGTTTTGCAAGCGAAAATTCCCGGCGTTACCGTAATCTTTCAAGATAATAGATTTATTATTAGTTCAAATAAAGAAAATAATTCCTCCAGTGAAATCACAATCAGCGCCGGCGGTTGGATTGGGCCAGCTTCTATTTTTTCTACAGAGCCAGAAGAAAGAACATCGGTAGGCGCCTCAAAGGATTATACCTTTAATAGATATACCGGAGATATTCGCTTTATTTCGCGATTGCAGGCCGGAGATATTATTGAGATAGCTTCGGTTAATACTCGTGCATTTGTTAAGTCTACGACCACATCTACTGGTCTGTATGATTTATCAAATGACTATCCTGGATTTGGTCAGTCTAAGTTTATTGTTGCTTTGGACGGTGACGTACAGGTTAAAACAACGGGAAGCATTACGAACGGCTTAATCGAAGTTACAGAAATTGATTCAAGTGGTTTGACCGTATCTCTTCAAGATTATTTAGGAAATGGACTTTTTATCAATGCCGAAATTAATGACTATATCTACTTAGCGGCAGTTAAGGAAACTGAAACTACTCCAATTTCTGGATTTTCTTCTTTTTCCGACGAAGCCATAGGTTTTTATAAAATTAAAAAAATTGTGCGCGGCACGGTTCCTGCAAACTCTGACACAATCGTCGTAGAGGTGTCTTCCTATCAGGCAGCGGCTGCTTTTATTCTTGGAGATAGGTACGACACTTCATATTTGGGTGCGCCAACATTTAAGTTATTCTCTTCCACCGTTGTCCCGCAAGTTGTATCGCTAGTTCCAACGGCAGCGGCAATAGTAGAGGAGGTGGCGAATCAAATTAACGAACAAATTGTCGGCGGCGTTGCGGAAAGAAGCTCCGGACAGTATTTCTTTTTAAGAACAAATACTTACACAGACGGACAGATTTCAATTATTGCAACTTTTGGAAAAGCGAACAATCTATTCACCTCGTCAGCTGGATCTGCTTTGCAATCTCACGTTGGATCGTCCTCCTCCGTGTATTTGGATGGTGGTTTCCCCGTTGTAGCAGAAACAGTTTTGCCTTCCGATCCCGCAGCCGGATATGCGGCTCGTGATTATTTAAAAGTTGCTCCAAACTATACAGAAGTAACACAAACAACAACCAACCCAATTGCTCAGGCTGCCTCCATTGTTAGTACCTATCCAGTTGGATTTCAGGAAACTTGGGTCACAGGAAAGCTGTCAGGATGGACAGGGCGCGTTTACAACACAGAAACAATTGCACCATTTGAAGGTTTTTTAAGAACAGATAGCGCAATTAAGCCAATTGGCTCGGTGAATGTTACCTCGGAAACCCTGGACAGATATTCTAATATTTCCCTTAGGTTGCAAGATTTATCCATTACCCCCTTTGATAAATTCGTTGTTGAGATGGATTTAGATTCAGCCAACAAAACAATTACTTTGCCTTTATACAAAAAAGCTATTATTTCAGATGAGCAGCAGATTGCGATTTCTGGAAAAGGTCAAAAATTTCAATTTACTTTAAAAGATCCAGAAGATTTTGATAAAGAGTTTTTTGACGTTACAAGCCCATTTAGAGATTTTGATTTTAACGATTTTAAAGTAGTTGGTAAGTCAGTCGGTGTTTATAAGTTAAATAGCGCGGGTATGGGCTCGAATGAGCCGGCACTGGCTATTCGCTCTACTTCTTTTGGCGGCGCCAATAGAGTTAAACTAAATGTTCTTTATCCCCAGTCTCCATCAAAGGGTGAAATTACAATTAGTCACTCAAATGTGTACGAAAATGAAGAGGTTCAGACTGTAGTTGTTGCAGAGATGGCGTCTCAAGCGGCCATTCCCTCTACAATTTTTAATTCCGGCACTTATAAAGTGACTAATTCGTCTACATCTAACAATCTTACAGACATTACTTTGTCAACATTTCAGCCATCAATTACTGCAGTTGCTAAATTTGAATCACTTAGTCCTTCTTTTGGCTTTTCTTTTGGGGCACGTTCTGCAAATTATCCGGGAGTGCTAGGAAATAGCATCGAACTCGTTATTCAAGATAGCGGTAAACTGGGCACAACGGCAGAATTAGTTCAAATGATCGCTCAGTCAACTAAAAAAGTAATTCTTGATTTAAGAGGTTCTGCCCCCACTAGCGCTCAGCTAGCCGCCGCGTTAAGTGTCAGTACATATTTAGAAACAGTAACCGAAACAGTCGTGGGAAGTGTCTTATCGCTCGTGAAGATTCCAAATACATATGGCTACATACCAGAAGTTTCGGCAAAAATTTCAAATCCATATTTTACCATTTCCTTCAATCAGGTGGACTACAGTCCGCGCTTACGCGGAGCTGCGGGCAATTCATGGTCATTTAAATGTATAAGCACTGGCACGGGTACACCAATTGTAACTATCAATACTGCTCAAAAAATAATCGAAGTTAATTTAAGAGGCTCTCGCCTTTTGTTAACCGACTTAGAGAATTTGCTTAATGGCTCGTCTGGTTTTAATGCCAACATAATTAAAGTAGAGGTCTCAAGCGGAGACCAGTATTTAGCTCCGTTTGGCCCTTCTTTCTTCTCCGGTGGAGTAACCGTCTCCAATACAATTTATACGTCAGATGGGGCAGATGAGACAAATGGTGTTTTTGATGGTTTGTATTTAGTCAACAATTTATTACAGGTCAACGGAACACAATCCACTGTTTCCATGCCAATTGGGGTTTGGCCAATTGTTGATAAGCCGACTGCAGCGGAATTAACAATCCGTGTTCCTAATTACGTTGGCCTATCTTCGGCTACAGCAGTTAATACTATTTTCAATGCTGCCAACTATCAGCTTCAGTCTTTTCCCGTCGAGGCAAAAACACTCAAAGATCTGGCAGATGCAATTAACGCCTATTTGCCAGAAACACCAGTCGTTACTGCAGCTATTTTGGGATTAGAAACCACCAACGCTCTTATGCCGGGAGGTGCTCAGATCCCTCGGGCTACGTATATTAATTACACAAACCCAAACGCCTTGCCTGGTACCGTTGATAGCTCAAGCTCAGCATTGTCATTCCATGCTTTTTGGGCAAATCGTTCAGAAGGTTGTTCGATTTATGATTATGATTTGCTTGGAAATGCAATTAAGTCGGTTGTCCAGTCAAATGATGCAATGTTCCCTAGCGGAAATGCTATTTTGGGTACGGCATATTCTTCGGTGGGCGAAGAGGTTTATCTTCTTCCAACAAATGCGGCTACTTTTAGTAGATGGGCAAATTTTGCGCCAGCTTCTTCGTTGCCAATTCAGGCTGATATTGTTCGAGCCGAAGGCGCTGCAAAAGTTCAAATTTCTTCAAAGCTTCGAGGAACAAAAGGATCTGTGTATCCAAAAGATACACTTGCAAATAATTATAAAACAGTCACACTTGAGGCCGCCTCAGCTGAGAATGGTTCGGTTTACTTTCCCCTGTTGGTATCGCAAACAAAACAGCTACCAAGAGGCTCAATCGTAAAAGTAAAGAATGCGCTTGTTTCTGAATTATTAAGGCCATTTAGGGTTGCCTCCCCTCTTGCAAACTTAACTCCGGCCAATACTGCAAACGAAAAGACTTGGTTCAGAACAGGAACAAATATTGTTTATGAGCAGGCCAGTTCAACACGTGGGCGATTGTATTTCTTGAGACACGGGCAGTCAGCTACAATTGGTAGCATTTCGGTGACCGACACTGAGCCATTAGCTTCAGGTACAGAAATTAATATTACGTACAATACTCCCTCTGTAGGCTTAGCGACTATTACTTGCTCAGCGGGAACGCTTTCGGCTCGAATTGGCGATATGCTTTATATTCGTTCGGCGGGATTTCCTGCCGAAGTAAACTGCCCCGCTCTTGATAGCGGTCTAGTTATGAACAGCAGCCTTTATGATAACCCCTATGGTCTAACAGGTTATGTGGGCTATCCAGTAGTTCAGGTCAATGACTCAACAAGCTGTTGCGTCATTGCTCCAAATTTGACTCAAAATCACACACTTACCCTTGCCGCATCGACAGATCTTGTTTTTGTTCCTACTGTTTATACAGAAAAAAACATCAAGACACAGCATAAGGCGGGCTCACAAGGGGTCGAGGTTCTTGGAAATGTGGCAACTCAGGGAACCCATGCAGAGTCTATTTCGGGTGTTTGCTCATACGGAATCGTAAAAAAACTGTCAGATGGGTTTTCCGCCCTGATTCTTTCTAACACCTCCGACGGCACAACGCCTCCAGATCGCTTAAACGACACAATGCTACTCGCAGAGTGCGGTGTAAATACCGACGATTATGTGTTTTTAAATGGATTTGGTCAAGGAGTTGATGGTCAGTACCAGCTTGTAGCGCACGACGGAAAAAATACGGCTATTCTTTATAACTCAGTTCTTCCGATTCAAGACGTTGTTCAGGATAGTGTCACACGCTCAGTCAATGTAGGTAAAAATTGGTGGGGCAAAGAATTGCAAATTGTCGATAATGATTCGGCTGATTATACAATTGACCCTCGCGTAGTTCGTATTGTGGATGCTGAGTCTGTTTTGCCCGGATGTAAGATATCAATTGCTTCGGCTGCTGAAGGTACAAGTAATTGGTTCCCGCAAGCGCTCGTAGGGATTTGGACAGTAACAGAGATTGGTTTTTATGGCCCTTCGGCTAGTATCTGTCCGTATATTGAATTTGATATGCCAGCCGGGGCTCCCGCCGCAGCACAACTTGTTACTATTGCGGCCGCGAATGAAGAGAATATTGGGTTTTTGGAAAAAGAACCATTTTCTGCTTTTAGGCTTGTTCAGGGATGGGCAATTGATCCTAAAAATGCAGAAAACGCTCAAGCCTATCTGACTCCAGCTAAATCTTATCAAAAAATTTCAAATTACCTGGGATCAGAAATTGAATGCGTTCATAAACTAGGATACGAAACTGTACCTAAAACCGGTATCGACGGATATAAAATTTTTGGTGGCCTTATTCGAGAGGCTCAAAGAACTGTAGATGGCGTTCCTACTTCAATTAGCAGATATCCCGGTGTTAAGTCTACGGGAACCGATGTATCGGTATTGCCTCCAATTCCTCGTTCAGTTTCAGTTTCTTTCCGAGTTCGCGCTCGTGATGGTATTTCGATTAACACAATCGCAGCCGTCGTTCGCTCTGCCGTAGTATCTTTTATTGGCGGATTGGGGATCGGTCAATCTGTAATTTTGTCCGAGCTTATAGGATTGGTTCAAGACATTCCCGGTGTTGTTTCTGTAGAAATTATCGAAACTCTCCCCTTTGCAGTTGACGGGCGTATTCCGGTTGCGGATAATGAAAAGGCAGTGGTGATAGATTCGGCATCTAACATTAGCGTTGGGCAATAAAATGTCAAATGTTCGTCAGTATTTACCGTTAGTTGCAAAGCCAAATAAAGAACAGGCGCCAAAAATAAACGCCTTGCTCGATGGCGTTGATGACATAGTTGATCAGCTTGAAAAATACACGGAATATGCGCAAAATCAATTTTTCTTTACAACCGCAGACGCTGAGTATGTTTTTAAGCTCGCAGCTCGAAGTGGTTTTTATTTGCCAAGAGACGCTGGTTTAAATATCGAGGGACTTAAACCACTTGCCCCATTAATGATCAATCAACCAAAGACATCTTTGGAAATTTTGTTGCGCGTTTTAGAAATTTATTTTTCTCAGACTTTAACCAGGCCAAGTGTTATTTCTGCTCAGGCTGAGCCATACAGATTAAAAGAAAAAGATGATTTGATTGTAAAAACAAGAGACGCTGAACACTGTTTGACTGTCGATAAGTCAATGTTTTCTGATATTAAAAACGTATCCGCTTCGGAGTTAGCAACTTATATAAATTCCGTTCAATATCATTATATTGCAACCGTTTTTTACGACAGAATCGTCGAGAAAAACAAAATTCGACTTACACCGAATGGCTCTGGTCTAAATGAAATTATTCAAGTAATTGGCGGAACCCTTCAAAATTTATTACTTTTTCCAAACATTATCCCAACGACAAACTCTTTTCAAACACGTTGGCTTGTTTCTAAGGTTGCTGAATATTCCGACATAGTAACCTTCACATATTTAGACGGGCCGCCACCGTCTATTCATTTAGCAAAAATTGGCGACATTGTGACAATAAGGGGTCAGTTTGATGTAGGAACTTCCGGAGCTGCACAAATACCGGTGCAAGATATCTTCGGAAATGATGTGATTGATAATTATGGTAACCTGGTAACTGTATTAGTTTATCTAATACAAGGAAATTATTCTGTTTTAAACGGCACTTATGAAATTATTGATGTGGGTTACGATTACTTTAAAATTAGAAATAAATATTTAAGGTTACCTACCGGAAATATTGGAGAAGTAGTACAGCTTTCCCAAAGAGACATTATTTTTACCGAAAATATACCACACAGGGTTTACGATCAAGAGACATTTTCTTATATAACAGAAATGACAGACGATGAGTTAAGCGTTACCGTTCCGGCAGTTCCTCCAATCGTAAAACGTTTTTTGCAGGGTGCTTGGCACGCTTATGGGGCTAAGTACACAGTAGCGGACTTTACCAGAAATACTGTAAGAATAGAAAGCTCTCCAAATGTGCAATTACCCACACAGGGCGCAAGTTTTGTTTTAGAATCTGATACTTTTGCTGCAAATTATGCACAAAAAAGGTTTAAGATTCTAAATACTAATCCCTCCAACGGAATTATCACTTTAGAAAACTCAGACGAATATAATGTTTTGCCTTACACAACCCCTACCTTAATTGGAAAAAATAACCCATTCTTTTGTGATATCAATTCGGATGTCGTGGAGATGGATTTTAATTATCGTCATGGATTATTTTCAGGGTCAGAAATTATTATCAATTCTGCTGCGATTAATTTGGAAAGCAATATAGATGTTAATGGGTCTTGGGTGGTAGATAGGGTTTTGTCGGATACAAAAATATCTTTTAAAATCAATCAAAAAAATATTGGCACACCTTCTGCTAGTTCTGCGGTTTTGTATTCCCTTGGTAATAAAAAATATCGTCTGCAGTTTTCCTCAACGACGACTCTTAATTTGTCTAAAATAAATGTAGTCGGTAAATTTTTTGAATTTTACGAAGATGGCACCGCAAATATTTTTAATCCCTACACTTGGCAAAAACTAAAAGCTAGGTGCTTTAAGACGCTCAGCGTAGGAAGTACCAGCGTCGATTTTGAAACACTTGAAGATTGGTCTGTGTTGCCAAACGAAACAATTGCTTCAAATGTAAGAGTAAGGACAACCCAAGTCGCGTGGGGGGAAGACACCTCTTCTTATTATTTTGACAAAACATCGGCACGCAATCAAGAAGTTTTTATGAATAATTTAACAATGACGGCTGCTGATTACATTAAGCCAACTAGTCCATTATATTTGGGTTCTTATTTGTACGATCCGCAAGGATTAGTAACTAGGTATCTTCCCAGTGCCACAGGCGCTGCTGCGGAGATAGCGATTTTAAGAGGCGAAAGCGGAGTCCTTGTAACTGTTGATTCTGCTTTGGAATTTAGCCAAAACGGAGGGTATGTGGTATTTGAGTACGGAACCTCGCTCCAAGAGGGGCCGGTACCGTACATAACTCTTTCGGGAGGCCAAATTGTTATTGACCCAGCGTATGTTTTTAAAAAAACTCACTCAAAGGGAGCTACAGTTAGGCAGGTAAAAAGATTAGAGCCACTTATGCCAGCCCCTAATGGATTGATGTTTCAGCCATTTTTAACAGGAACCTCAAAAGCCCGAGATAGTTTTTTTGAAATTATTAAAAAAATAATTTCCGCTGGAGTTTTTGTTACAGACGATGTATTGTACCCAGAGCTGCGGTTTGCTGACGAAAGTATTGAGCCATACAAGTAGTAAAATCGCTGTATTAAGCAAGAGGAGCTAAAATGTCAGTTCAGTCAAGAGTCAATTGGTTGGGTGGTCAACGCATTGATCTTCCTGATTTGTTAGCAATTGATTCATATGTTGTCAACGACATCCGCAATTTGCTTATGTCTCTCACCGGCGGCTCTTCGTTCGTTGTCAGTGGATTGGAAATAACTGAATGGGCTGGCCTGACGGTAAGCGTAAAGGTTTCGGATTGTTTAGTTTTTTGTCCCGGCAATTCAATTGCACCTTTTTATAAAGGTCTTCCGGGGGACTCAAACCTTTCTATTTCTCTTCAGTCTAACTCAGAAATATTTTTAGAACTTGTTTTAGAAACCTCGACTAGCGGCTCAGTTTCAAAGGGTTTTTGGGATTCTTTGGCAATTACGCCCGATTCTGCAGCGGGATCAGAATATGTAGAAACCGTTGACGCTCAGAAAATTATAATTCCAAAATTAGTTCAAAGATTTGGCGGGTTTACGCCAAACTCTATTAAAATTGCAAAAATTAAGACAGGCGCTTCCGACGTTACCGAGGTTGTAGATTCAAGAGAGTTGTTTTTTAGGCTAGGATCAGGGGGTTCTGTTCCTAATCCTTCATATTCTTTTCCTTGGGACTCGACTTCGAGACAGGAGTCGCCTCAAAAATCGGATATCGCTTCTCGGCTGGCATCCACAGATCCCGCCTCGATTTACTACTCAAACACAACCGACGGGACCGTACTCAACGATAAGGGTTTAAAGACTTTTAAAGATTGGCTGAACGCAACCATGTCGGTTTTGCGTGAAATTAAGGGTACTCCGACTTGGTATCAAGATGCTGCAAGTTCCGTTGGTTTTCCTTTAAATTTATCTCTTTTGTCTTTGTTTCTTGATTCTACCGCTGGTCATTCTATTTTGGCTATTCCTTCGGCCACTGTTTTTTGGGGCTCTACGACGGGGGCTTTGGGAAACAAACTACACAGCGACGGTACATCTACAATTCAGTGGCAGGCCAACTATGGATACACTCTTAAGTGGCAGCTCGGCGGAACCTACTCCTCTAATCGCATTTATGATAATGTTAATTTCATGTCGCCAGAAATCGACGAGGGCGATGCTCTTTATTTGGCTTTACAGAGAAATGTTCGATTGACAGAAACGCCCGTTTTGTGGCGCCCAACCGTTTCCCCTGGCGGCGGACTGGATGCTGAAAAATCCGTTGAAGGAAATGGATTGTTTATTGGCGTTGCGATTGGCGACTATATTAAAAAAGAATCCGAAGGGATTCTTGCGTATTACAGAGTTACAAAATTGTATGACGGTTTGACGGTTGTAACCGCAGAAGGCTCTGTAGCGGGTCTTTCCGTCAGAGCCGTAGAAGTCGACCGAACTATCAATTCACAATCTACCGAGCAATACAGGTATTTTAGATCTAGGTATTCTAATATTGATTTATATGTTCGCGGCTCGGGCGATGTTCCACCCAATGATGTAGATTGGTATTGGCTTGGAAGAAGAACTGGTTCTAGTTTTTATTTTAGGGATTATGGCAATCTTTCTCAAGGGGAAGAAATAGAAATTGTTGATCCCGGAGCTACAGACGAAAGTCAAAATGATTTTGGAGTAGAGCCTATTTTGGCGCTACATCCGGACGTTGCCTACAAACTAAACACTCTCGGATTCGCTCCAAATCCGGATATGTCTGTTCCTGCAGATGGATTGGTTTTAACTTTTTATAAACGAAAAACAAACAACAGGGTTAATTCTGATTCTACTCAAAATCCGACGATTTTTTCTTATGAACTAAACACCGCTATTACCTTAAATGCGAATCAAGAGCTTTGGGTAAAGATTTCAGATTTGTATTCTGCCGCTCCGTATTCTTTGGCCGCCGGTGATGTAACAGACGTTACAACAACAAACGTCTATCAAGTCAGAGATGCTACGGACTCTCCTTTAAGAAACTATGACAACCGTCAAGTATTTATGCTTGCCAAGCAAATAACTATCGGCTCGGCCTCATATGTTGTTTTCTTTGACGGAACCGTCGTGGGGGCTAAAGGCCGAGCTACTCCACAAAGACTCCAGGTAGAAAATGTTTGGATTCATGACACTGAAGTCGACGTGACAACAACTGTAACTCCTGCTCGTCTATTTGAAAACGCAAACGCAATCAAAATTGGTCAGGCCAATAGCGTTATTCGTATTGAGGGTGCTCAGTCTGTAAAAAGAGCAAATGTTTCAGGAACTTATTCTGTTTTATCCACAGATCACATTCTTTCTGTTGACACCTCTTCCGCAGCTGCTACGATTACTTTACCGGTAATTAGCGCAGTCGGGGATGGTCATACAGTAATCGTAAAAGATAAGTCAAACAATTCTTATACCAATACGATTACTCTTACACCTAGCGGCGGAAATACGGTAGACGGTCAGTCTTCTTTTGTAATTCAGTCAGATGGAGCGGCTTTCGTGCTTGTTGCAAATGCAGCCGGAGACTGGGAACTTATGTAAGGAGTTATTTTTATGAACAATGTTATTGACTTAAATAAAAAAATTAGACAAAAGACACTTGCATCAATTATTCGCCGAGAAACTCTCGGCGTAGACCTTACTCAAAATCAAATCTACAAGTTGCGAGTCGGCACATCATTATGGTTTGACGCAGATGATGCTATAGTCGTTGTTCAAAAGAACGGAGACGACTTTAAAGTATTATTATGTCCTGTCAACAGAGACTTGCTCGAAGGAAAGTGGGAAAACTTTGGTTTGTTGAGTTGGCTTTGGCTCCGCCACATCAAGCTCAAGAGAGTCGGCAAGCACAGGGCATCTTCAGATGAGTTCAAAGTGCTACTTCAAAGGACTACCGGAGTTGACGCAGACATTGAGTTTGTGAGAACATTGCCTCAACTACCGGAAATCAATCCGGCTTATTCGATGTGAGATTATGGCCAAGGTGACCGAACAACAACTAGCTCAGCAGAAACTCTTGAAAGAACTACAAGAGTCATACGAGCGTGATTATGCTTGGCTAAACGACGAAGAGCGCAACATTGCTGAGAGAGCGCTCGCTGCCCAAAAGACGTTGGTTGTTAGTCCTTCTCAAGAAGCCGCCTTGTTTGGCGTGTACGCGATGGGCAGAACTTGTGTTCAGATTGCTAGGCAGTCAGGTCATCTTCCTGAGACTATTGTATTGAGTATGCTTCGGTACAACTGGTGCCTTAGAATGCAGATGGCCAATCAACAAGCCGATGGCAGCGTCTTGGAAGTCTTTGGTAAAGAGGCTATCGACACAATCTTTACTATGACTAAGATTGCTATTGAGAATGACTTGAAAAAAGTCTTAGCTGGCGAGATGGCGGCGGGCGACTCTGGCTTTGTTCCTAAGAACATAAAAGAGATGAAAGACTTTCTAGGAATTGTTGGAGAAGTTCATAAGATTGATGCCTTCATGCGTCTCGGAGCCAAGCAGCCTTTGGTCAATGTCAGCAACCAGACGTTGACTCTTAATGGCGGCCAATCTCAAACGCAGACTCAAGTCACAGATGCTCAAACAGTTGAGCTGCTGGAAACATCAGAAAAACGAATTGAAGCTTTAAAAGCATTGGAAGAAGATAGTAAAGAATAGTTAGGAGAATTTTATGTTTAAGTATTTAATTTTGTTTGTTTTGATTGCTTGTCAGTCTACTCCTGCCCCACAGCCACAGCCGTCTCCAGCAGAAATGGCATGTGCGACCGTTTATGACCCTCATATTTGTCTTATTACTATTGACAGTACGACGTTTGCAGGGCATGGTCAAAACAGGTGCCAAGCTCTCAGAAAGCTTCGTGCCACACTAACTGAGCGCGGCCACAACCCGCTAATCGCTCAAAGAGCCGAGTGTGGCAGAGTTTTTGAGTAGTCAGGAGATTCTTATGAACAACGAAACTCAAGAAGAACAAAAACAAGAATGCTTTAGCAAAAGAACTGGCTACAAAATGGCCGACAGGCAAGTTGGCTATCGAGGCAAAAAGTTTGAAAAGAAATGCTTTCAGAGGCAACTAAGAGAAAAATACGAATCCAATGAAGTTATACCCCTAGGGGACATAGAGATAAAAGAAATCCCATTTAAAGAGGCTCAAGATTTTATCTTGAAGTATGAGTGGCTTGGCACGATGGGTACGACAAAATTTTCAATAGGAATTTTTTGCAAAAATATACTATGTGGCGTTGCATGTTTTGGCCTTACGGCGGGAACAGCTTCTCTATCAGAGCCATTTGGAGAAGAGTATAAAAACAAAGGAATTGTTTTGGTTAGGGGTGCGTGCGCAAGTAATGCTCATCAGCACTGCGGAAGCTATCTAATTGGCAAATGCAAAAAGATATTAGAAGAAAAAGGATATCTTTTTTGTATAGCGTATTCAGACCCAGAGGCTGGAGAAATAGGCACGATATATCAGGCAACTAATTGGAATTTTTACGGTTTCACAAGCAAAGTAAACTACCTTGTCAGACCCGACGGAAAAAGAGTAGACCCAAAAATTATTCATAAGTATTCAAAAAAACACAAAATATCATACTCAGAGCAAAAAGAACTCTTTTTAAAAGAGGGTTATTACTTTGAAAAAGGTAATAAAAAAATGAAATACCTTATGTATTTTGGTAACAAAAGAGAAGTTAAACAAATGCTTAAGCATAAAAAAGTCAAATTTTATCAATACTTAAAAAGAGAGCATTTTGAAACCTTAGATTTAATATACGAAACTAGCCTCGTTGAAAAAAACACCTAAAGGTTTTTGTTGACCCTCCGATAAGACTTATGTAAGTCAACTACGGGAGGTGCTGCATGTACACAGTTCTTATTGAGTCTGATGTTGCTCCAATGACCATGCCTAACTGGACAATTGACCAATCCTTTGAGGCTGAGTTTGACACACTAGGCGAAGCGGAGTCCTACGTGCGCTCATTGGAGCGTTGGTCCGCAGCAGATGCTCATGATGAGCTATGGGCTTGGCACGGTCCACAATTTAGAATCTTTTCAGAAGAGGCAGGAGACTTTTGTGATTAAAAGGGGATTGATTATGTTTAAGTATTTGAGTTTATTTGTGTTTTTGGTTGGTTGTGGCGCTCCGCAAACTCCAGACGAAGTCAAAGCAGACAACTTCTTGCAAGAGTTTGTGGGCGACTGTAAAAAAGTCCATGGAGACAGGTGCGATGTTCCCATGACAGTTCACAGCCTTAGCGAGTCTGCCGACGAGCAGACTTGTTGGACAGAAGACGGTAATCCTATTAGGTCTGTGGTGCTTCATAGGGAGGCGGTGACCCGAGGCAACAGGGCGGCTGTCTACCAAGAGTTGTTTTATTGCAGCCTGAATTTAAGCACGCTTCAGAGTGACCTGTTGAGTTTAGAAGAGTTTGCCAAGGCTATTGGTCTAAGTAAATAATCTATAATAAGGATTTGGTTTATTATAGTCTACGCTCGTAGCCTATAATAAGCTCATGGACAAAGTTTTACAAAAATGAAGTTTAGATGACGTGCAGATGAAATCTATTGACCATTTTAGTGTTGGTTGGTCAATAGAAGTCATTAGAATGGCCAATAGGCGGTCAATAGAAAATGATTGGCCAGTTGAGCAGGTGTTGTATGCTTGTTTGAGGTGGGACTTGTGAGTTACCGAGAAATACTTTGCTTCATGACTCGGAAGAACAGGCCATCCAGTTTCTTGATACACCGACTCATGTTTTGTTTGACAAGACCCCTAATGAGCATATAAAAGATGGTTACGGCCAGACGGTCATCGAGTGGCTGAATGAGTTGGTCGGACGTTAATAGCATTCTAAAGAATATTAATAACATTCCATGGAGAACAAAAAATGACAGAATCTCAATGGCTTGACGCTCAGAAGGCTTACGACAGAGTTAGGGCATTATTAGTTCAAGATGGCCAAACAATGGAACAGGCTCAAAAGACTCTTGAGACTCTTGTACTGTTTGTGATGGGAAGTAAACTCAATAAAGAAGAAAGCAACGTCCATTTGGCCAAGTTTTTAGAGGCTATGTTGAAGGGCGATAAGCCACAGTGTTAAATAGTTTGAAATGTTTCTATTTTTTTCTAACTAGGTATTTTTATGAAAAACTTATTTTTATGTGTGCTATTGGTTGGTTGCGCTTCATCTCCGCAGGTTCCAAATTCTGCTCCGCAGCCAACACCCACCCCCACTCAAGCACCTAAGCGTCAGCCAAAATATAAGATAGGCGACTGCCTCATGATTGTTGACTTGCCAAACGGAGAGACTAAGTCTCGCCATAGAGTCAGAGTTGAGAAAGTCGGCGTTGACCGTTATTACTACAGATGGCTTCTTGACGATGGGCGCTGGGATACAGAACTATCTAGTAATGTAGGCAAATTTGAAGTTTTAGAAAAAATTTCAAAAAAAGTGTTTGACTGCCCTAAAGGTTAACGCTAGACAGCCGATAAGTATTGTAATGGAGGTGATTATGAAGAACCTAGCAAGCGAAATCAAAAAGGCAGTTAACGCTAAATGTGCGCCCAATGGTAGGGCAAATCTTATTGTCCACCTTAAAGACGGACAGCGCATCAAAATAGAAAAAGTAAATGCGGGTGACTTTTACACACCCATGGTCATTGCTGAGTCTTTTCCAAATGTGGCCAAGGCAGAATTAGAAGTTTATTAAGGAGGTTTTGTGACTGAGTATCAATTGTTTCTTATGTTTGCTACTTTCATGGCAGTTCTTTTTGGGACAGGACTGCTTGTTAATATCCTTCAGGACTAAGGAGTCTTGCCATGGCTAACCACAAAATCATGCTCCAAGCCTCTAGCTACCTGACTCAAATGGGCATCCCATTCCAGTCAGTCAAGATGTTTGGCAAGCTGTTGGTTATCCATACCAACGACCACCATGCTGCAAAAATCATTCAAAGTATTCTTAGCGGCTCTGGCGTCAATAAAACAGGAATTGAAGAGCCAGACAGAATGAATGACGACTACGTTGTAACTGGTCTTATTGATGATGCCATCAATGAAGCTCTCGAAGAGTTTGACGATATAGACTATGGGGATGAAGAGCAATGAAGTTAATTTATCTCATTATCCTATTTCAAATCTGCGGCAACACTATGGCTATTTTTGAGGATGGTGAGCCTACTTTAGCTTGTCATCTAGTTAAGCAACAATGTGTGAGTCTGTCTATTGCGCAACTTATGATGCTGCGCCAGACTTCATCTTGTACAAAACTTAAAGAGTTTAAAGTGGTTGAGTAGTTAGGGGGACTTATGCGTTTTGTCTTTATGGCTATATTGTTGGTTGGATGTGGGACAGGTCTTGGAACTACAGAAGTAGAAAAGATTGTGGAAGTCCCCCAACCCTTTTATATTGACACCCATAAAGTAGACGCCAAACTTCTTCCCCACGTTATGGAATTTGCCGGATATTGTGACAAGTTTGGAACATCTACCAAGTGCAAGGAAAACTTTAATAAAATCAAGTCAATACGGATTGTAGAGTCTTTTCCTGAAAAGTTTGTTATTGGCAAGTGTTATGTATCTTCCTCAAAGCGCTGGGTCGAGGTTCTTGACTGGCAGGACTCAGACTCTTTTTCAACTAAAGCTTTGATTGCGCACGAGCTGGCTCACTGCGCCCTTGGCGACCCCTTTTCTCACTACGACGAGGAAGATGACATCATGAATAGCTACTTAATCTCAGACCAGACCATCTTTCGTAGCTGGCCACAGCTCATTAAAGCTATGTTTTTACGCGCTGGCGGCTCTTTACCGTTGACACAAGAAGAAAATGCTTCTACAGTTACTCAGTCAATCATTACTGAGACAGGAGAGGTGGCTTGTGAAACCAGAGAAAATTCAATACCAAGACATTGAAGACAAGTTTCCGCAGCTCTTAAGGTGTGGTTTAGAAGTCAACGAGGGTTGGTTATCATTAATTTGGGACATGTGTGAGCATCTTTTAGCCTCAAGAGAGGCTATTGGTGTTCCCATTTCAGAAGAAAATCCTCTGCACTTTACACAAATTAAAGAAAAGTTTGGAACTCTTCGGGCATATGCAACTACGTCTACAGAAGAAGACGAGAGAATTATTTCTATGTTTGAAGATATGAGTCAGTTTGTTTGTTCTGTTTGTTCTAAGCCAGGACAAATTAAAGGAAAGCATTGGCTTTATGTTGCTTGCGATGAGCATACGAGTCCTTCTGATAAGTAAGGAATTTTATGGATTATTTTAAATTTTTAAAGGTTACTGAGGCTGCGGCTATTGCTAGTTCTAAGTGGATTGGAAAAATGGATAAGAATGCAGCAGATGGGGCTGCTGTAGACGCCATGAGAGCCGAATTTGATTCTATTAACTTTAGAGGGATTGTGGTCATAGGTGAAGGTGAACTCGACGAAGCTCCTATGTTGTACGTTGGAGAAAAACTTGGCACAGGCCGTGGCGACAAGTACGATATTGCTGTAGACCCACTTGAAGGAACTGAGTTAGTCGCCAAAGGCAAGCCTAATGCTCTGTCTGTTATGGCAGTAGGAGAATGGTACAGCCTTATGAGCGCACCTGACTGCTATATGGACAAGATTGTCGTAGGCTCTAAAGCCAAAAACGCCTCTATATCATTATTCAAAACAACCGAAGAAAATCTCAAAGAAGTCTCAGCTCATCTTAAAAAGCCAATTGAAGAAATGACAGTCTGTGTCCTCGATAGGCCGAGACATGCTGATTTGATTAAAGAAATTACCCAACTAGGAGCTAAAATATCACTTATCAGCGACGGAGACGTGCTGGCAGCTATTGGTGTCTGCATGGGCAAGTACGACATGTTGATGGGGATTGGCGGCGCTCCGGAGGGTGTTGTCTCGGCTGCCGCTATTAAGAGTCTTGGGGGGAAGATACTAGGTCGATTAGTATTAGATACTCCAGAACTTAAAGAACGAGCAGCTTTTATGCACAAAACAGACGAAAAAGAGTACGATACTGACAGGATGGTTAGCGGAAAAGCGGCTTTTATTGCAACAGGAGTGACTGACTCATTCCTACTTGATGGAGTGACTCACAACCAAACTCATTCAGTTATTTTGACTCCAAAGGAAAAAAGATTTATAAAGACGACTTATGGCTAAGAAAAAAGAACCTGAAATTACAGAAGAGCAAAGGGTGCGCATTGAAATGCGTAAACGTCTTTTGTTTACTGTTTGTGAAACAAAAGAAGAGCTTCAACAATTCATTAAGACTTTCCTTAAGTTAGACTTGCCAGACTGTACAGTAGACGAAATGTCTACTTCTAATCCCATGGAAGCTGTCTGGCAAATTTACCTCACAATGAAGACCAACAAGGGTGCCCACCGTGTAGTCGTGGCAGCCTCTCGTAACTCGATGAAGACAGTTATGTCGGCGGTGATTCATTGGTTGGCAATGATTCATTTTAGAAGGTCATGTCTACAGATTGCCGCCATTAAAGACCAATCTTACAAAGCAATCAAGTACCTTAAAAAGTTCCTCCGTATTCCAGAACTTCAAGAACATTTTGAAACAAACCGAGCGGGAGAGCTACGACTCTTTAATTTGCCTCCAAATTCGTATACAGCAAAAGACGATGCCGACGTTTTTGTAACAGCAGCTACACTAGAGGGTGCTAACTCATCCCGCGCTTCTATTATTATTCGAGACGAATGTGACCTAACCCCCAGAGAGATTCTCTCAGAAGTCGCCATGGTTGCCGACCCCACGCAAGATGAGCACGGCTTTGAGCCAATCACCATCTCGCTGTCTTCTCGCAAGACTTCTCAAGGACCTTTGCAGGAACTGATGGAAGAGGCCGAAAAGGGCGACGACCCAGATATTAGACTAGACAAGTGGTCGGCTGTGGATTTTATGAGGAAATGTTTGCCAGAGACTCACGGAGAAAAGAGACTCAAGGCATATCTTCATACAGAAAACCTCAAAGTCAGATGGGATGAAGAGCTATTCCAAGAAGAACCAGAAGCAATCAAAGTTAAGTACAAAGAAATATTAGCTTATGAAGGATGTATGACATGCCCTGCGTTTATTGCCTGTCAGGCTCGCGCCCCCAAACAGACAGGCAAATCTAAGACATTAAGAACTATTGCCTTCATTGGTAACTTCATTAAAGAGACAAAAGAAGCCAACAAAATTATTGCTCAGATTCTCAACTGGCGTCCAGAAACAGGCGGCTTAGTTTTCCCTACGTTCAACAGAATGAATCACGTCCGTAGCCCCGCTGAGACTTGGTTTTGGATGACTGGTCAACAGTGGAAGAATAATAGAAAATGTACTAAACAGGATATTTATGCTTGGGCAGTGACTAATAAATGGGAAGTAAGTTTTGGTATTGACTGGGGCGTTCGCGACCCCGCAGTGGTCGTTGTATATCTGTACTCTCAATCTCAGACTAGAGCCATTTTGCTTCATGCGCGGTCAGCTACTGGCTACCCCAACTCTCAGTGGGCACAAACAGTTAGAGAAAAAGAATGCCTAATGTTTCCTCCAGACATTATTTGCCCTGATACAGCCGATGCTGGTTCTGCTCATTACTTTCAGCCTTTTGGGTTTGCTGTTAAGCCCAAGAAACCGACTCATATTGAGACTGGAGTAGTTCAGATTCAGTCTTTGCTTTGGAATGTAGAAAGACAAGAGTCAGACATGATTCTTTGTAAAGAAGAAAACGACAGCGGGATAGAGTATGCTATTGAATCTTTTACCAACTGGATGCACAAGAAAGACCCCCGTGGAGAGTTTGATACAAGTCGATTTGAAGACGATGATTGGACTCACACGAATGACGCAAGTCGGTATGCACTAGACAAATACCGCACCGCAGTCGAAATTAAGATTAGTAGCGCCTCTAAACACATCGGCACTGCCGCCCCCATGAGCCGCGAACAGCAATACCAAAAAGAGCTAGAGTCTGCCATGTATGATACCTATAAAGATATGGGTGTACCCATCATGCCGTCGCAACTAGCTGATATGACTATGGATGCTTACAGAAAAGCAGGCATGGGTCACCTCATCGAAGGTGATTCCAAAGGCCCTGCCCCCGAACCAAAGAAAAAATTAATTAAATTTAGTATTTAATGTTAAAATGTACCCTAGTTCTAACCCAAGGAGATATGAACATGGCTCTATCAGATAAAGCAAAAGATGAGAGCGGAGAGTCTTTCGGGCCTAGCACTCTATGAGTCTTTTTAAACACGCTAAAGATGTTGTTAAGGGAAAAGCTAAGCTTTTTTCAAGACGTTCGTCTAAATGGCCGTCATTGCGCAAGTCTTTTTTAGAAACTCATGGCTCTTGTGCAGCTTGCGGTTGCACAGAGTTTTTAGAAGTACATCACATTGAGCCATTTCACGTAAATCCCTCCTTAGAGCTAGACCCTAACAATCTCATAACGCTGTGTGATAAGCCTGGGAAAGACAATTGTCACCTAGAGATAGGACATTTGGGCAGCTTTAAAAGCAAAAACCCCAACGTCCGAGAAGACGCAGAAAAAGCCCTTAAAGCAAAAACTAAAAAATAACGACAGCCACCCGATAAGAAATCATGGGGGTGGCTATGAACTTTGTCCTAACGGCAATCGCTTTAACGGTTGGTTATTACACTATTAAATTTTTTATGTTTTTGGTCAGCATATTAGTGTGGATTTCTAATTTACTATAAAATTAAATTGGCTGTTCAACCAACAAGGTTTGTTAATGAAAAACATCTATGTGTGTGCTCCGTGGCGTGACCCAAACTCTATCCTGCAGTTCAAACAAATTTCTAATAAAATCATTAGTATGGGTCAAAATCCTGTTAGTTGGGCAGTTATGTACTCATCAGTTCTTGACTTCTCTGATTATAAAGACAGAGATAAAGCGGTCACCATGGGGCTTATGCTTATGAGCGCGTGTCATGAAGTGTGGGTGTTTGGAATGAAAACCCCCTCTATGGTAAAAGAGATTGAGCTGGCTCAAGAAAAGGGACTTACAGTTGTTGAGTATTCTTTGCTTGACTTTCTCCATGGTTCGAGGTAAAATAGGCAGGACTATAGGAGTTTTTTAACATGTCCTATCTATCCTTGTCTCTAAATACAGCGGCTTCTTCTGTTGAAAATCCGCTTAAATCAACGTCTGCAGCCTCTATGGCTTTTGATGTCTCTGGCCTAGCCTTAGACATTGCAGAAGGATTTTCAGTCGTTCTTGACCCCAGAGAAGAAAGAGTCGTTGCGTCTACGCGCAAGGCTATCTCTCTTGATTCGACAACTGAACTCCAAGTTACTCAGCCTTATAACAGCCTAACTCAAGAAACAACTTGGCGTGTCCGTTGGACTGGTAATGGGACTAACCCTAATTTTCGCGTTCGCAGGTCACTAACAGTTAATAGCACAACGACTGTAGGCATTACTCGCTTGAATGACACAGTTGCTCGCGTTCAGTTTTCAGGAGCCATTGGCTCTAACGCCAAAATTAATGACATTCTCCTTTTGGAAAAAGACAACGACATTGGCCTCCTCTCTCCTTTCAATGCCGGCAACCAAGGCATTCCTGTCAGGATTGTAGGAGTAGGCTCTAACTTTTTGGACGTTGACGACTCCGGAGTTCTTGTTAACGAGATAGCAGTCCTCCTCGGAGTTGATTACTTAGACGTACTCAAAGTCTTTTCTTCGTCTGGAGTTCAAACTACAGACGTTCTTAAGATTAGTTCTCCTGCCTTTAACTATGGTAGTAGAGGGTCTTACAAGGTTATCTTTGTGTCAGCAGACTATATTGATATCGAAACGCCTTCTCTTGTGCCAGAGACTGTATCTGGGATTACTGAAGGGTTTCAAGTATTTTCAAACACAATTCACTACTTTGCAGTTAAAGCAAAGGGTGCTATTCAACTTATAGTTGATGAAAAAGTTCTTGACCTTTCTTTGTTAGGTGATACAGCTATATTTGCGGCTGCAATCAGTTGTTCAGAAGTTATCGTTAGAAACTCGTCTGACGGCAACTTGAGTGTCGAAGGATTGTGGTGTGCAGCAGGGTTAAATGGAACTGCTTGTTAATAATAGGAATTTTACATGTCAGACGATAAAAAAATTACTGTCAAAATAGCTCAAGGCGACGTATCAGAAGACATTAACGTCAACTCTATTGATGATGTTGCGGGAATCATTAAGCAACGCCTTGGTAGAACTATGCTCAGTAAGTCTGATGTTCAAAAGATTGCCGAAGAAGACTTTAAGAAGCGCAAGTACAAACAATCTAAAGTCAAGTTTGGTTCTAGGTTTAATACTCGCATGGGGGTTGGCGACTCTCTTTCAAAAGAACCTAAGCGTCTCTCTGATGCAGAACTTAAAGAACTTTCTCTTATTGACCCCTACATTGGGGCAATCATCAACACTCGCGTAGCGCAGATTTCTAGCTTTGGTGCTCAGTCTGAGTCTAAGTTTGACAAGGGTGTTCGCGTCCTCGACCTAGACGAAATTCGCCGCGAAGACTTTGAAAACGAAGAAGCTTTTGAACGCGAACTCAAACTCCGTGAAGCCGAAAAGAAAGCAATTCTTGAATGGGTTTTGCATTGTGGTACGTCGGACAAGAAAGTCTTAAACGAAATCTACGAAGCCGCCGACCCAACATTTAAGCACTGCTCACTCAAAGACTACTTCCAAGCACAGACTCGCGCATTGTTGACGTTTGGCCGTAGTGCTCGCCAGAATCTACTGAACTCTGATGGCACCATCGTAGCCTTCAGACCAACTCCTATTGAGACTATCAAGCAAGTCAAGTTTGGCTCTAGGGTTCATGTGACCGCAGTGTCAGATATTGCTCAGCAGTCAGAAGTAGACGCTCAAGAGTACAACAAGATTCCAGTCAACAACAAACCAATCGCTTACGTTCAAGAAGTAGACGGCGTCCAGACAGGATTCTTTACAGACGAAGACCTTAAAGTAGTCTACTATCAAGTCCAATCATTCCTAGACTTGAACGGCTACCCTATGGGACCAATCGAGTTTGCTCTATTCTTGGTTTACATTCATCAGCACACGTTGAGCTATCTACGCAATCAGTTTGTTAAAGGTCAGCTCAGCAAGAGTATGATTGTTGTCAGACCTACTGACCCATCAGTCAAAATCTCTGACGAAGATATTGAATCTTTTAAGATGGAGATTCAAAACCTAGCTACAAGAACTGACAACTCTAGTGTCATTCCTGTTATCGGCGGCCCAGTAGAGCTAGAACTCATCAAGACGACCGAGACTCCAAAAGACATGGAGTGGATGCAGGTCGAGCAAACAGTCATTCGCGCCCTCTGTTCAGCCTTTCAGATTTCCCCCACAGAAGCTGGCTTTGGCCAGTTGGGCGACACTGCCGGCATGGGTCAAGGTTCGCGTGACTATGAACTAGTCCAAGGCGAAGAGCGCGGTCTTAGACTACTTGTAGATATTCTAGTAGAAGATATCAATGATGCTGTTTATCAGAACTTCCCAGAAGCCAAAAAACGCTATAAGGTAGCTGCTTTCGGAATTGGTAACGAGACACGCGAAGGTGTTATTCAGCGTCAGACACAAGAGCTACAAACGACGGCAACCCTAAATTCTCTGTTCAGCGATTCTGACAAAAATAGACAGTTTGAGTTTGGTGGAGATGTTCCTTTGTCTCCCTTGTTTCATCAGAACGTAGCCCGCTACATGACTTATGGAAAGTTTATGGAGAGCTACTTTGGGATGGAAGGTGCAAGCAAGCGCCCTGAACTAGACTTTATTATTGACCCTAGCCTCAATCAAGCGTATCAGCAGCTCAAGATGGGTATGCAGCAAATGCAGGCTCAGCAGCAGGCATTAGGACTGCAAGGCCAACAGATGCAGCTTGAAATGCAGCAAGCCCAAATGCAGCAGGCAGCCCAGCAGCCAAATGTGCCACAACAGGTGGCACAAAGTCAGGGGCAGCCAGAAGAGCAGCAGAAGTCTGAAGACGTAGAGCTAGAGAAGGCTTGGGAGGAATCTATGAAGGCTAACCATGAAACTTTACTGAAATCGTGGCTTAGGCTCCATGATTTAAAGATTGACGAAGAATAATTAAAGTTTTGTTTGTGTATGTCTGATAATTAAAGTGGAGGTACCTGTTATGAGTAAGGCTCAGGAGGCGCGTGAGATGGCAGATAGCTTCAACCAACCAGAACATAAAGCCAAGCGTATGGCTGAGTTGGTTAGTCACATTGTGGATATTCTGATTGAAGATGCCTTGGCAGCGGCCAAGCGTGGTCTTTACGACATGTCTTACAAGATGGAAGAAATGGAAAAAGAGCGTATCCGCCTTGCCAACCTTCAAGAAGCAGATATCACTAAAGAAGTTATTGAGAAGATGAATCAGCTTGGTTTTCAAGCAGGCTTTAGTCGTCCCTATATTAACGTCTCATGGAAATAAATGAGACTCTCGACCAGCTTGTTGAGTTGGTCAAAACTATTTTGTCCAAAAAGAAAACAAAAGTAATTGGAATTGATGATTTAAGTCGAACTGCCGGGAAAGCCGGCCTAAAGATTTCTCTTGACGAAGACAATGTTGCAGAGTTATGTTTTAGGTTGCGAGAAGAAAATATTATTTGTAGGCCGCAAGGTATCGGAATATTTAAGCATATTAGGATTATTGAATGAAACCTAACCTCCCTACAGTTACATTGATTATTGCAGATAGTGTCGATTATGACAGAGCTAAGCTGTCTTTTGACCATTCTAGAGCATCGTGCAACTTTGGGGAGGCCAAGCTTCTAACTCACTTTGATACTCAAGATTCACATGTGGTCAAAATCCCTCAAATCAAGTCTATTGAAGAATACTCTCATTTCATGATTAAAGACTTAGCTAACTATTTTGACACTCAACACGTCTTGGTGGCTCAATGGGATGGGTTTGTTTGGAAGCCAGAACTATGGGACAACAAGTTCCTGCAGTATGACTACATTGGCGCCCCGTGGCCAGAAAGTGTTCTATTCAAGGGAGTTCCTAAGCATTTCAACGTCGGTAATGGTGGATTCTCTTTAAGAAGTAAAAGACTTCAAGATTTTTTACGAGATGACCATAAGATTACTATGCACAGGGCAGAAGATGTAGCCATATGTCAGCTCAATAGGGCATACTTGGAGGCCAAAGGATTTACGTTTGCTCCATTTGAGCTGGCTAAGAAGTTTAGTTGGGAATGTTTAGAAATGAGTCCAGCTTTTGGCGTTCATGCTAGGCTAAGGCTGGTTAAGAAGGGGGAATAATTATGAAGGTTTATGCGATTAGGTGGGGTGGCTTTATGAATGGTAGCCACATGCCGTTGTTCTTGACTAGAGAGAAAGCAGAAGCAAGAGCCGAAGCTATTGTCGAACATCATAGAAAAGCTATTAAAGTAGCTGACGAAGAAAAAGAAAAATTAGGTTTGCTCTACAAAACACGCGATATGAGCCACACGATAGAAATTATTGAGCTTGACGTAGAAGAGTAATTTACTAAAAAGGGGCAATAGTTATGATTTTTGAGAAGATGATACCAGAAGTAAAAGAGACTTTGACGGAACACGAACACCGCAAGATTCTTGCCAAACGAATTGATGAAGTCACCGAGCTTTTGTGGAGAGCACACATTGGCCTAAATGGAAGTGTGCGTAAATCAGAAAATGTTTTAGATACTTATGAAAATGTTTTGTTCAATATTAATCAAGCTATAAACTTACTGCCATCTATTGTTAGGTCGTTGGAAGAAGGTAAAAAATCTTTTGATAACAAAAAGTAATTATTTTAGGGGGTTAAATGTTTTACACTATTACAGCCACTATTGATGATGAAGAGTTGGTTCTTGTTAGAGACGTTCCAGACGAGGAGCTAGAAGGTGAACTAAATCATTTAACCCGCAGACACGAATTAAAAAATGTAACTCGCTTTGAGATTTGTCTACAAGAAGACAATTGATTTCAGCCCGCCTCAAATTGACAAAACATTAGACATTGTTTAGCCTTATCTTAAAGGAGAGGCGAACAATGTCTGATTTACTTAATAATCTCGACTCAGTCGAACAAGACGCGGAAAAACAACAAGAGTTCTTCAAGATGCTTGACGAGATGGTGTCTTCTTATGGCCACCTTCTCATGGAAGTTCAATCTATGGGTCAGAAGCTCCAAGAGTTAGCTGGCTTGGCTCATTGGTCAAAAGAGCATATCGAATATCTCCTAGCTAAAGACGAAGAGTATATGGCTGCTGTCAAGGCGTACATGGAATCGAAAGGAAGCGACAATGGCAGCGAAGCCAACGAGGTTTCAGCAGACTTGTCCGAGAAAGCTTGATAAGCTTCCGGCAACTGCTTGTCCTCTCGCAGTAGAGTCTATAGAGGCCATTAAGGCTGGGCAGCCTGAGAAAGTCACCTGCCCATTCTTTGTTAACGACCTTCATTCAAACTACTGTTTTTGGAAATTCATGGATGAAGACGGAGAGGCGATTGACTCTGCCCGCCGCCTCGCTCAACTTAACGTCATGCAAGAAGCAGAAGTTAAGGAGATTGTCGGTAGAGCCGGCGAGATACTCTCCAATGCTGTTGATGCAGAAAACCTACAACTCTTTAAAGAAGCTGTCTACGAAGCCATGCCCGAAGTCACTGCTGATATCTACACTCAAGAGTCTTGGGTGGAAGAAGTTATTGGGGCTGACGGCATTCCACAAGAACCTGGGAAACCGGGGCGTAAGAAAAAAGCCAAGATTCAGGCTCCAAAAGGGTTTTCAGGTGGACACGCTCTACACAAGTCTGGGAAAAGAACTCAGTTGACAGGACTCAGTGCCAAGTGGCATGAACATGTTAAGGAGTTCCAGAAGGGTGATACCCCTATTCGCATGAGTTCTAATACTATGGCGAAGAAAAAGAAAGACGAAAAAGATGAAGAATCATGAAGCAATCCAAAAGCTAAAATCCGAGATACCAGATGTCCGTGAAGACGGCATTTGGGTTTTGTACGTTAATGCCATTCATGCTTATAAGACTTTGGAACACCACGCCAAAAACGAGCCTGACTGGAAACTAAGAGACTTATTGAACAAAATGTTAAATGATTTTAGGATTTTACATGACAAAGAAAACAGTTAAAAATACAAAACCAGTCTTAAAAGTCGTTCAACACCTCAAGTTTATTAAACAACTTGAGAAGAACGCCAACATGTCTTACGAAATTGTCGTAGACAGGATGATTGACGATATTATTAAACACTTAAAAGCAGAAAAACTAGCCAAGTCCGAAGACCCCCTAGACCCAGTCAACCTTCCGTCTAACTGGCAAAGACAAGTTCCAAGAATCACAGTCAATTTCAATAAGACTATCGGACCTATTATTGAAAAGTACATGTTGGTTTTGAAGTATGCCCTGTTGGGCAAGGCTGCTGGTCAAGATGCTGAAGATGCTGTCGAAGAGCTGGGGCTTAAGACTTATTTGCCTAAAGGCATTTTGTTTCAAGGCTTCTTCGATGCAGTAGACACTCACGATGACTACTTCTCCAAAGCCCTCAAGATTCCCAAGCCACGAATTAAAGCAAAGAAAGATCCTTTCTTAGAATACACGTTCAAATTTATTCAAGAGAAGACAGCTCGGTACGTAGACAAGAGTCTAGTCGAGATGAAAGTAAAGGCTCTGACGGCTCTTGAGAACTTAGTGACAGACCACAACCATGACAATATGTCTAACGTACATAGAGTCGCCCATAACTTGGCTGAAGGTCTTAAAGAGACGCAGAAGAAGAAAGAAGCCGTTAAAGATGCAGTTAGAGCAGTAGCTGAGCAGAGACTTAGTCTTACTAAAGCCAAACAGACTCTTAAAGACACATTCAAAGACTACAGCACAAATTGGGACTTGGTTGTAAAGACTGAAGTTGGTATGGCATCTGCTGTAGCAACAAGTCAGACAATCCTCCATCACGCTGGCTCGTCCAACAGAGATGTCATTGTGACTATTGTCTCGATTGAAGACGATAGAGTCTCTAAAGAGTGCAAAGATTGGAGCCGCAATGAAGATGGCTCACTGAAATACTTTAGGCTGACTGCTCTAAAACCGCCGGGGTATAACTTAGGTAAGAAAAAAGCTCAGTGGGAAAATTGTCAACCATTAAGGCACTTTAGGTGTAGATGCACTCTTGTGTGTGTCCCCAAGGGCTACAAGGTAGATAACTTTGGCTCGTTGGTAAAATTGAGTGAAGGTGAAGAAATCAAGATAGAGAATTGAGATGATTGTTACAGTAATAACTCCATCAATAGGCAGGCCGACTCTCAAAGAAGCCTTGGAGTCACTACAAAGCCAATCTAATCCTAAATGGTTATCGCTCGTTGGGTTTGACGGCGTTAATCCTCCTCAACCTGTCCAAGACAACAGAATCACCTATGTCTATCTGACTAAGGCGGGCGGCGGCAAAAACCATGGCGGCGGAGTTAGAAACAAACTTATTCCGTTAGTCATGACCGATTGGCTGTGCTTCTTGGATGACGATGATAGCTTTCGGCCACACTATGTGGATGCTTTGGCAGCAGAATTGACTACCAACCCAGACGCTGACTGCGTTATCTTTAGGATGAGTTACGACGATAAAGACTCTAAAGTGCTGCCACCAGCTCACTTAAAGAATATTCAGGCTTGTCTTGTTGGGATTTCTTGTGCAGCCAGGAAAGAGTTTTTAGTGCAAAACGGAATTGAATTTAAGAACGGACCCCTAGAAGATTATCACTTCTTAAGGCAGATTGAAGACAAGCGGGGCAAAATCGTCTTCTCTAAAGAGATTACTTACAACGTCAGGTAGCAATCACTTCTTTAAAAACCACTACTCGAATAGACATCCAAGTCTCTAGTCCATCATAATTAAAGCTACGGCGATGCTTAATTTGGTCTGGAGCGCGTCTATAGACTCTTCTTTGCGGCGTTTGTTCTGGCACAGAAACAGACTTGATTGGCGCGATTAGCTCTTCGGTTTTCCAGTCACAACTAAACGTGTTTTGAAACTCAATGGGGTTAAAGGAGCGGCTTAGCACTTCGTCCGCACTAACTAATGTAATTTCAATAAAATCTGTCATGCGTCATCTTCCCTGCTTTTAATGACTAGAATCTTTTCTTGTTTTAAATAAGTTGTAAAAACTTTGGCTAAATGTTTATTCACAGCGTCTTTCCAAACTTGACTAAGAGGCTCTAAAGTTTTTGGATTACCCTGCTGGGCATTAAAGGCAACGGCTTGGGCAAATTTAACAAGATCCTGAGAATGGATAACAAGATGATAATTTCCTGTTTCTTCGTTTTCTGCAAGTGTATTAATTTCTTCTTTTGAGTAAATCTTCATTTAGTGCCCTTTTTTTGATCGACTTTTGTTTTAATCATGTTTTTCACTTCGATCCACTTTTCTTTTGAAATACGCATTTCTCTTTCAGATAGACCTACCATATCCCACTTGCCATCTATACTAGACAGAGACACTCTTCCAAACTTAAGGACTTCGTCCCCTTCTGTCAATACAAAAATAGCCATCTTTGTCAAAGAGACAATTAAGCCAACTTGTGTCTCATCTTCTTCATTTGCCATCTCGATGGTATCGCCTAGCTCAGCCCCTATAAGCTGTAGCTCGTCGTGCGCCCATGGCGTTGCTGATGTGTCTAAGTTCATAAATTCCTCTCACGGAGCTGGTTCAAATCTCCAAAGTGGTTTATTGCTTGAGCCGTTGTAAATTAAAATTTTTTTGTAGTACCAACCATCGGGGCGTTCCACCCTAAGATTGTCAATATATTCTGCTGAATAGCCATCTAGTTCGTCTGCTTTTCTCAAAGCCTCAATCACTTCATCTCTTGATGGCATAGAAGACATCATTGCGTCTGCCCTGTAGTCATCCTGACCATCTACCCAATAAGCAGGAATCATTAGCTTATAGCGATGTGGCTGTGAAAAGCTCATAACTGACCTCACCAAATCTTTAATTGGTTTAAAGCATCTATAAACTTTTTACTAGTCATTTTTGTAACACACTCTGCAAGCTCCATTTTGCGAGGACAGTTTGCAAAATTCCAGTAATTTAGTGACCAGTCTGACTCACAAAAACCGCAGGCAATATTGGGAGTAATTGAAATGGTGGGAACTCGTCCTCTGTATGGAATCCGGAGCTCAGGTTTAATAGTCGTAAATCCGCAAACAACGGGAGTTTGGGTTGTCCAAGCAATGTGCATAGGGCCGCCGTCCATTCCCACGATGGCTTTAGACTGATTCATAATAGTTGCAAGCTCCCTAAAAGACGTATCGTCTCTTAAGTCTACTCCAAAGCCCGGATACTCAAAATCACTTACAGCGAGACTGCTTTTCCAAATAGAAATAGCTCCTCTTTTGCCTACGTATACAGGAGTTAGCCCTTTTGAATAAACATATTCGGCAATTTTAGTAATTTCGTCTGATAGAATTGTACGCTGCTTGTCTCTGTAAGTAGTAATAATAATTACAGATTTACTAAAATCTACGCCGTAACGGCTTACGTCCGTTGGTAAAAGCGGAACGTACTGGGCGTCGATGTCATCTAGTACGCGCCCCAGTAAACCAATAGAGGCGTATTGGGTCAGTTTCATGCGAGACGGAGTTAGCTTACAAACATGGTTACCAACTCCGAGCATATTTAAATGCCTAATTGAATATCCCTTAGGGTACTGAGCCGTAACTTCGGTAAATTTACTTTCAGGAATAAAATGAAAAAAATCTTTAAAATCCGGATAAACTCCTACAAGGTAATCGTCCGTTCTTTTGTGAAAATTTTCGGTAGCGTATTTTAAAGAAGGAGCGGCAGCTATTAGATCACCCACTGCAGCAGAGTTCAAACAATATACGACTTTATCTGCAATCATCTTAAATGTCCTTATAAACAATGTCTTCGGTTATCGTCTCATAAACACTATATCTTGACTTAGCATACTGTTTAAAAATATCAAAGAACTTTTCGCTATCGCTATTCCAAACCCCATAGCCAGCGGTTGTAATGTCGATAAAGATTAGTTTCTTGCCTTTTTTATACCGAAGGCCACGGCCAATAACCTGCCGAGTTAAGGCTTCTGCCGAGTTTTGAACACAACTAATCATAAAGTCAACGTCGGGCAAGTCGATACCTTCTCCCAACAGACTGCTATTAGACACTAGGAGATTCGTCTTACCATCTTTAAATTGATAAAAAGGATTGCGGTATCCGCTATGAGCAGGCTCGCAGGCGACCCCCATTTCAGACGCATACTCACAAAACTCGGCTGACGGCTCGACTGTCTTAAACAACACTAAGACCTTAAGTCCCTTGTTTAGTCCGCTCTTAACTAGGTTAAGCACCGTATGGAGCGACTTTTCGTGAGTAGAAAGCATCTTGTAGGCTGTCTGCTGATGAGTCGTCTCTCTAATGCGGCCTAAACCAGTAATCGTTAGGCAGGTAATGGCTACGGGGCAAAGGAACTCATTGTCAATTGCCCACTTACTGTCTTTTTGAAAGACAATAGGCCCGACAATCCCATGGAAGCCAAGTTCCAAGTTGTCTGCTCTGACTGGAGTTGCCGTAAAGCCATAGATATACTTGGCTCGACTTCCAAAGATAGCCAATTCTTTATACATGTTAGAAGAGGAGTGGTGAGCTTCGTCAATAATAATAGCATCAAAGATGTCTGAGTAGTTACGGCCACTGTTGACAGTGGCAATAGCAACATCAACACCCTCTTTGAATTTGTGCTTGCCACCGATGCCGCAGCTCTTGGGGGCAATCTGTTTAATGTCTTTAAGCATCTGAGAGATAAGTTCGATAGTAGGGACAACAATGAGGACTCTGAGGCCACGCTCGACGAGGGCACGACTCAGTAGGCTGATACACATTGACTTGCCTGTTCCTGTCGGCAAAACAATACAGCCCCTCTTATAGCCAAGAGCAGTCTTGACGGCTTCAGCCTGATAGTCTCTTGGAACTTTAGGACCTACGGGAGACAGATTGAGTTCTCTATCTTTTTCTTTATGGCCTTCCATGTTAGGAACGAGCCACCAGAACCCAGGGGGTACACTGAGAGTCCCATCATCATTTTCGCCGTAATATTCTACTTTAGTCTCTAGTTCTAGTTGGGCAAGCTCAAGCTTAATCTTGATGGCGTGCTTTTCGTTGTAGGGCTTTTGACGCTTAAGGAGCTTAATTTTTGAAATTACACCCTTATTTTCAACTGTTAGGAGATTTCTAACAGTTGCGAGTACGTCTGAAGTGCCTGACAGAGTGATTTCATTGTTCTTATACTCGCCCCTAAGGCCGCGTATGGGTTCAAAAGTATTATCTTTAGCCATAAGTTCTCCGTTTTGTTATCTATAACAAAGACAAATGTGTGAGTCAATGTTAAAATACAACGAGTATGTCATAGGGGTTAAGACATGGGACTCAAAGTCTTTGGATTGGGCGCAGTACAATCAGTCGATAAACAAGGCGAACTGATTGAAATTGCTAATATTGATACATCCAATCTACGCATGATTACAGACGAACACAACTCCGACCAAAAGGGAGCTTGGTGTATTGTTGGCGGAATTACTGCCCACAAAAAGATTATGTCTGAAAAAGACTGCGAGACTCCCCGCCAGAAGAAATGTTGGGACTTAGTCAAAGTTCCTTACCTTTATGTCGAAGGAGAACTTGCCGATGGACACCCAAATGCTGATGCTGCTGCTGCTCTTATTAGGTATACTGCCGCTAATCCTGATTTACCCCTAAGAATTGGGATGTCAATTGAAGGTCTTATCCTAAAGCGTGGCGGACCGGAAGGTTCAGCAGAACACAAAGTCATCAAGCAGTCTTCGGCAGATGCTATTGCTATTACGGCTAAACCCTGCAACCCACAGGCTCAGATGTTCCCCATGAATGACCTCATGAAGTCATCTGCAGAGCCGCCCCCCGCTGAGTATCTACAAAAGTTTATGAAATCCGAGAGCGCAACTCAGTCTTTTAAGCACCGTCCAGAGATTCGCCTCAAACAAAAGCTCGAAGAGTTGAAAAAGTCTTTGGAAGATGTTTTAAAGGGTGGAGTGTGTTCTGTTAAGTGCTGGAACTGCGGCGACACTGAGAGAATGTTCAAAGCGTCGCGCGAGTGGAGTAATCGCTGCAAGAAGTGCGGAGATGCTCGAAGTATGCAAGATATCTGGAAAGCTTTAAACCAATAAGAGGTTGATATGCCAAACATTTTTTCTGATAACGGCGTGGGTGGATTAAAATTAGATTACGGCGAAGCGACAAAAGTTGCTTTGGCCGCCGCTACAGAGCTTGCGCCAGCAATGTTAATTACATTGGCAGATCAGTCTCATAAAATTATTTTTCACAACGACTCGGATCAAGAAGTACAAGTTTTAATTGCAAATCCTTCTAGCTTAGAAGGAGCTTGGCAAAAAATACTTTGTCTTGCCCCCGGACAAAGCTTACCGATTGAAAACTATGCTGGGCCTATGTGTTTATTTCCGCCTCGCACCAAGTTTGCGGCGTATTCATTGGCCACTCACATAGGAATTGGCAACCCAGATGGAAAGTGTAGAGTTTACTGCTGGTTAGCGTAAATATCTAGGGGGCTTGAAGCCCCCTTTTTTTTATTTCTTAACAAGTCTCGCCACTTCATGAACAATAACATTAAAGACAGTTGTCTGCCTTTCGTCAGCCAGCTCAACTAGATAATTAAGAATTAAGTCAAGAGTTTTTTGCGCTAATTGCTTGTTAAGGGCTGCCTCATCAATTCCCTTGACTGTCAATTCTCCTGTGGGTGTTCCTACGGCGGATTTTGAAGAAGACTTAATCTTTGATGGTTTTTTGGTTGTTACGTGTGATTTATTATTAAGTACGAACACATCGGGCTTAGGGGTAGATTTAGCCACAGATACTTTCTTTTTATTAGACTTTTTGGTAGGAGCAAACTGCGCTCTAATAGAGTTCAAGATAGGGGTATTACTGTCTTGTGTTTGCTCTGGTTCTTCATGTGCCCTAAGAGCAGCTTGAGCTTCTTCTAAAGAACTAAACCGTCCCAAGTAGACCGTCTTAGAATCTTTGTAAGTTCTAACCAAATACTTGCGCTCAGTCTTGCTATAAGAAATACCGTTAATGCCAATTTTCATAACTTCTCCTTTTTAATAAAATCTCTTAACTCTGGATTCCACTCACCAAGCATTCCATCTTCTGCAAAACGTCTATTATTAGTTACAGGGTCTCCTGCGTGTAAATGAGACAGTTCTAAGCTGTCTAGCTTATGGACGGCCAGATTGAACATACTGGGCGCATACGTAGACCGCCCGTCTACGTACCTAAAGGCCATCCACATAGTGTCCTGAATGATTTGTTTTAAAACTTCATTCTCCTCTTTGAGTTTTTTCATCGTCACGAGAAACCTCTCTGTCATTAATCGTCATAAGCAGCATTAATGAAGATACCAAAATAACCCCCAACATTGCAAGAAGAATATTTTGCATGACTTGTCCTCCTTATACCCTTCTATTCGGAAATTGCTTGAGAAACTTTAGTCATTATTGTAAAATAATCCTATATCGTTCTACCTAAATTTCCCTAAGAGGGCGAAATGGCTGAAATTTTACATAAAGACCTAATCGGCGAAGACATTCACGAATTGCGTATTACAATTGGGTCAACCGCCCCCTCTTCCGTTCCACTGTTTGTGGGACAAGGGTATTATGATATTGTCGCTAAAAAGCTTTATATATCCCAGGGAACGTCTACCGTTGCAGATTGGGTCACAACTGAAATCCCAGCATTTGTAAATCTCATAGACACTCGAACCGTTTCGTGGACTTCCACCGTTATTGGGAGTCAAATCGCATATAGAGCAAACGTTGAAGAGGCTGAGTTAATATTGACCTCTTCAAATGTTACGGATTTCGCCACCGCCGTTTTAACAATTCCTCAAATTGTTTCTCTTTTGGCCGACCAGCATACTCGTTTAGTTATGAGAACCGGGGCAGAACCTCAGCCAAGCGTTTGGAATCCATCTTTTTTTAATGGTCTGGAGTTAGATGCCGATTCTCAAAAAATTAAATTATCGCAAAATTTATCTGACACCGGAAATCCAACTTTTGACGAAATCACGTTAACCGTCAAAACAAAAACACCGATTTTAACGCTTACCCCGGGCGGCACTCCTACTTCCGCTTCGCTCTATCTAGATCCCGTAAAAGGTATGGTTTCAAGTGGGTACGCCGGCTCTACGTCTAGTTTTGTTTTGGAAAATGAATTAGGCGCGACCGTTCTTTCTAATCCAATCGGCACCGATCAGCTGGTGGTGCCTTCTCTGGGAGCCGGAATTAACACTCCCGGAGTTGTACACACAAATAGTAATGGATTACTTAGCTCTTCAAAAATAATTGATGTCGATGTGGGAGTTAATGCCGCCATTCAGGGAACAAAAATTATCCCTGACTTTGGTTCACAGAACGTTCAGACAACCGGCGCCCTTTTTGTTGATACAATCGAGTCGGATACCGATGATATTAGTGTTTTGGCGGGCAACACAAATAAAAACATTTCAATTGGTACGGGTATTGGATACAATACAATTACAATCGGTGGACTTAATTCTACCGTAAATATCTCGGGAGCCACATATACAACCCCGGTTGAATATGTCTCCGAAGATAAAAATATTGTTGTAAATTTCAACGCTTCTGGACAAGATTCTCAGGAATCTGGACTGTACGTTCAAGAAGAATATGCCGGTGCGCATATTGATTTGTTAGATGCTATTTGGCAATCTGGAAATACAGTTAGATATATAGTCGATGGTGCCGGAAGTGGCGTTGATGGATTAGCTGCTGGCGAATATATTCGCGTGACAAATTTTTTAAATAACCAAAACAACGGTACTTTTAAGGTAACTACGGTCAACGTTGGTTATGTGGACGTAGTTAACCCTCAAAGAACAAACGCTTCTTTGGATGAAACGGGCGTTTCTGGAGCAAGTGGCGCTCGTTTGTTATTAAATGGATATGTTCACGTTGGCGCTACGCGCATGAGTTGGGAGGTTAGGGCACCTGCTCATTCAGGCATAATTGATTTAAAGCCACAAGCTTTGGCAAAAACCCTGCTTTTAACCAGCGAATCGACAGATAATGTAACAGTTAAGTTTAATACGAACTTAACTATTGATCAGGATTTGCAAAAAACATCGTCGGCTGAGTTTTCAAATTTAAAGCTTTCTAGCTTTGGAACCGGCATAGTGCGATCAGATGTTGACGGACAGCTATCATCTTCTTTAATTCAAAATTCAGACATTGACGGCGCTGCCGGAATTTCAGGAACAAAAATTATCCCTAACTTTGGTTCACAGAACATTCAGACAACCGGAGACTTATCGGCTGGTTCTGTAAAAATTACAGGATTTGAACCAATTTCTGGAGCAAATCTTTTTAAATCAACAACAAATGGTTTGGTTTTAAGGGGAATTGCGGGCACAGCTGCATCATTTAAACTAATTAGCGAACTCGGAGTAAATTTAGTAACAATTACCGATAACGGAACTGTTACTTTTCATGAACTAACAAATGGAATCGTGAAGGCTTCTGCCGCTGGAGTTTTAAGTTCAAGTTTAATAACAGACGCTGACGTTGGTGCCGCCGCGAACATACAGGGTAGCAAAATTCAGGAAGCCAGTACCACTGAGCCTGGAATAGTTACAATATCTTCTCAGTCTTTTTCGGGGAACAAGACATTTACAGGAAATGTTGCTGTTTCCGGTTTATCTACGGTCGGTGTTGTTCATAATGATGTCGCCGGCTTGCTTTCAACGTCTCTAATTATGGATGCTGATGTTAACCCATCTGCGGCAATTTCTGCCTTCAAAATTTCAATTCAACCGGGCGGAAACATCACGTCAATAGACGCTCAGGCTGCAATCGATGAGCTAGATGAGAAAAAAGTCGCAAAAACGGGCGACAGTATGTCCGGATCTTTAACTTTTTCAAGCGGATTTGGCATAGAATCAACAGCGCCGTCCGCTGCACTAAATGTCGGAGCAACCTCAAATACGTCTGTTTTGAATCTTGGAACAGGCAGCTCTACCAAAACTATTAACTTGGGTACTGGCTCGGGCGCAACAACAATTAATATTGGTGGCTCTGGCGATACTATTAATATTGTTGGAACCTTAAATAGCGTTAATGTTACCGATATGGAGGTTACCGACAAAAATATTACCCTCAATAAACAAGGTGCATCCTCTTCTGGAGACGGAGCTGGTCTTGGTATTGAGGAAAATGCAAGTATTGTCGGCTATGCAAAAATTGGTAATAGCAGAACTAGTTGGGAATTTAAGGCTCCCGCAGGTTCTGGCAACATTAGGTTAACTCCCTCCACCGAAGCTTATGCCGCAGAGTTTAAAATTCCTAGCCTGACCTCTTCGGTTGTTTATAGCTTTCCCGCAATTACAGAAACTTTGGTGGGCAGAAGCACAACGGACAATCTTTCTAATAAAACGTTGTTTAATCCAATTATTGATCAGATCACGCCCTATAACGTCGACAAAACAATTGCGATTAGTAGTACCGCTGCTTTAAAAATTCCAGTTGGTACAAACACAGAACGGTCTGCCTTTACGGCGACAGACGGAATGGTAAGATACAACTCAACGGATTCTTTTTATGAGGGGTATTCCGACGGAAATTGGTCTTCATTGAGTGCTATCAAGATTCTTACAATTTCTTCCGCTACCGTTTTGTCCAAACAAACTAAATATTTAGCTAATACTTTTGCAGGCTCTTTTTCTGTTACTCTTCCCCTCGGCAGCGCAAACTCTAGAATTGAGATTAAAGACGCTAACTTTACCTGGCAAACAAACAACCTAACGATCATTCCAGCCTCTGGACAAAGAATCCATAATCTAGCTATTAACGAACCCCTCGTGTGCGATGTTAATGGCGGTTGGGTTGGTTTGGACTGGGATTCTGTAAATTCTCGGTGGGTTTTAGCCACAAGCGCAATTGTAGACCTAAACGATACGTATGCGACTGAACTATACGCAGGGGTTGTTAGTACAGGAACTCAAACGTTTTCGGGCACAAAAACATTTAGTGACGGAATTGTATTAAAAACTAACGCAACGCCTGCAATTGCTCCGGCAGACGGGATTCAGGTTTATGCTAAAGCAGACAGTAAACTTTACACCTTAAACTCATCGGGCACCGAACAAGCCGTTGGTTCGGGCGGTTCAGTTTTATCGATTACGCAAGCATCCCACGGATTTACTTCGGCTGATGTTGGTCGTCCGTTGTATCTTAACGGTTCCGCATATGCATTTGCAAAAGCCGATATTGAGGCTACTGCCGAAGTTTCTGCGCTTATTAGCAGGGTAATCGATTCAAATAAGTTCGAGGTTTGTCTCGGCGGCGAAGTATCGTCGGTTGGAGCTAACCTTATTGTTGGCGGCGGGTTTCTCACGCCCGGAGAAGTGTATTTCCTCTCCGCATCCGAAGCTGGTAAAATTTCAACCACTCCACCTTCCGTTGTGGGTCAAATTTCCAAGCCCGTTGGTATTGCCCGTACTACGACTGCGCTTGATTTCTTCAATATGACCGGTTCTACAATTGGTGGAACAAATGCATATACGCAGATTGGTCTTACCAATAACGCAGTTACGACTATTCAGAATGCTTCGGCATATGATAATGTAGAGTTGACTGGTTGGGTTTATATTAACGCAACTACCCCGCTGCGTTTTGGTATCAAAGTTCAGGTTACTAAGAATGGTGCTGGAACAAACTATCTTGTCAGTAACCAAACTACGGGCGATACTCCGCCACTTGGGTTTGACGTTGACGCCACAGCGGCTGGTCTTGTTCAGATTACTTTACCTTCGATTGCGGGATTTACGTCTGCGGTTGTGCAGTTTAGCTTGAATGGACCTGCGGTTGGTGCGAGTTTGCCGTTGCAGATTGAGTCAACAAACGTAAGTTTTAGTACAGTTCAGGCTAAAGATACAAATGGTATCGCTTTCCGAAATTCAGCTGGTACAGGAATTGGTTCCCTAACGAATGCGGGATATCTATTAACACCAAATATTCCCGCATTTTATGCGTGGCAAACAGGGGGGATAGCTAGCACACTAACCGGTGCATTTGGTACTATTGCCCCTAAATTTGGAAACACTAGATTAAATGTAAATGGCTGCTATGACACATCAACTGGTCGTTTTACCGCTCCTGTATCCGGGATATACGAATTTCATTTTGGTATAACTCATCGATATTCTTCTGCAGCTGGTCAACTTGAGCCTACTTTTTATTTAAATGGATCGAATATTTCACCTCGTGGTTGTGCCTATAGTTGGGTAACCCAAAGTAATGATCATGATTGGGTGCTTGCACATATGATGTTATCGCTAACTGCGGGTCAGTATGTGCAATGCGGAATACATGCGTGTGCCGCAGGTGTTGATTATTATTACGGAGAAAATTTAGGGTATTTTTCAGGCAAACTAATAGGTTAACGGAGAAAAACATGGCAAAAGTACCATTAATACAAAGCAGTTACCCTGTTTTTCCTGAACGCCCTTCTTTTTTTATAGGGTGGCCTGGGGCAATGTCTTTAACAGGAACCGCTGCTCTTCCTCCTACAGGAGGAACGGTAAAATTTAATAATGGCTCTCATTTTAATACGTCAACAATGCGATTTACTTGCCCTGTTGCTGGACTGTATTTAATAGGTGCAAGCTATTTGCGACAAAATGCAAACAATGTTGTAGTTCGTATGAATGCTTATAAAAACGGAACTAATGAAAACCAACAGCTGCGCTCTACCGAAGCATATACTGGTTTTAATTATACAGCCGGACAATGGTGGTTATTAAAAGCAAATGTTGGCGATATTTTAGATGTTAGGATTTCGGCAGATGCTGCAACCTCGTTGTACGCGGACGGAGGAAACGGTGAATATAATTGGATTTGTGGATATTTAGTGGGGTAACATATGTCATCATCAGTAATTAAACAGCAATCTTCGGGTATTGCGACAGAAACGCAAAGTGGACTGGTTAGCACAGGGACACAATCGTTCGGTGGCGACAAAACGTTTGCGGGCACTAAAGTAGTGGTAAATGGCAATGTTGGAGTGGGCACTGCAACGCCGGGCGCTAAAATGCAACTTTCCGCAGGAGATGCTTCGTATGCTTGGTACGGCCCAAATACAACATGGGGTGGATTTCTTATAGTTGGTGCATGTCCGAATCAAGTTACTACACTTAAATCACAAATCATTTCAACCGATGGAAATGTGCATTTAGATTCAGCAACATCAAAAAGTGCTTATATAAATTATTACTCACAAGGAAATACATATATTAATGGGCAAGCCGGAAATGTTGGAATAGGAACATTAACGCCTAGTTATAAATTACATGTGAACGGTTCTGGATTTTTTAGTTCAAACGTTTTTTGTAATAAAGGTGGATTTTCAAGCGGAGATGGAAACTTTCTTAACGGATTAGACGGATTCTACGGTTCAAGTTACGATGGTTATTATCTTATGTCTCGACCAGGGTATAGTAGTGCATTTTGGCAACATGACCATGGTGGTTCTACGGGAACTATTCAATGGGCAACTTCGTACAATTCAGCTTTATATAGAAGAAATCGAACTGATAATAATACTTGGACAGCATGGAGGCAGGTGGACTAATGATTTTATATTTAAACATTAAAGAAAACAGAATAGAAGCCATCTTAAAACGTCCAGATCCTAACAACCCTTTTAAACTATATTGTAAGGAGTTAGAACTTCCGGATGATTTTAATATTCAAGTTGAATATTTAAATGCTGAGGGGGAATCTCGTCTTAGAGAAATGACGGTCGAAGAGTTAGAAACTGCGTTGAGCTACAGAGAACGAAGATATAATAATTATCCAAAACTTGCAGAACAGATGGATATGCTTTGGCATGCTATGGACAAAGGGGAATTACCCAAGGTTGAATCTTTTTACAATGCTATTAAACAAGTTAAAGAACAATATCCTAAAGATAACTAATTTTGGACTATTTGTGGACTTGGCAATTGCTAAAGGTTGGGCTACAGTGGCATCGGAGGTATCAAATGGCTAATTTAAGTTTAATTTCTACTGCGGGTAGGGATTTTCAAGATGGCGGATATAAGATTAATTACGGCGTTTATAGCCCAACAGTAACCACAGTTTCTGGAGTTGCGGACGCAAATCTTGGAAACTCTTTTAGAGACATGAGAACAGGTAACAGAACAATTGCCGTTCATAATCTTAAAGATGGTCAATCTTTAACGGTTTTAGTTCAGGGTGCGCTAAACGATATTGTCACCATAACTGTATTTGGTGATGCGGGGATTACTTCAGTGCCCGTAAAATACGGAGCAGGACAAAGCGGAACTATGGCTTCTACGTATTCTCTTTTTACAGTTTATCGCGTTGGGGGGGATTTAAATTTTGCAGTGATTGGTCCAATTCACGGGATAGTATAATATGTTTTTTAATAATGCCGTTGGCATGCTGGCAACACAAAAAGCGATTGAAACGGAAGAAAAAATTACATCTTCTACAACAAAAACAATGTCGTCTGCTTACGTTCCCCAAAGCATTAAAGTCTGGGGAATTGGCGGGGGAGCCGGTGGATCCAATGGGGCAAATGGGGCAAATGGTAATGTCGGCGGCTCAGGAGTAAACGGAGGTACCGGTATAGCTGGATCCGGAGACAGCGGAGGTCGTGGCTGGTCGAGCGGCGGATACGGTTACGGTGGAGCCGGCGGAGCTGGCGGAGCCGCTGGCAACGGAGGAGCAGGCGGAGCCGGGGGGGCAGGCGGAGCAGGCGGTGGAAAAGGATCCGGAAATTTAAATAATTACATTTCTGAAAATTACAATACATATGATTTTTTTTCTGATTTTATTGGCGGGGTTGATATCGCAATCGTTGTTGGAAACGGAGGGAATGCTCAAACAAACGGAAGTTTATCTGGCGTAAGTATTAATGGGATTCAAAAAATTATGTATTCAGGTGGGCTCATAAACCAATCACCTGGAACACCGGGAGCAAACGGAACAAACGGTACGGCTGGCAGCGGGGGAGCCGGTGGAGCCGGGGGTGCGCTCGTTGGAGGATCTGGAGTAAATGGCGGAGGCGCAGGAGGAGGAGCAGGCGGAGCTGGTGGTAGCGGACGAGGAGTCGGTGGAAGTGGGGGCACCGGGGGGATCGGCGGAAGCATGAGCATTGGTTTCGTCTTAGGTGGTATAGAATACGGAACCGGAGGCGCCGGCGGAAACGGTGGAATTGGCGGAATTGGTGGAATTGGTGGAATTGGTGGAATTGGTGGAAACGGTGGAAATGGTTACGGAGGAGGAGGCGGAGGACAGTCTGTTTATCAAACAGATTTTTTCCACCCTTACGCTGGAAACTCCGGAGGCTGGGGTTGGGGCGGCGGTGGCGGTAGCGGAGCGGCCTCTACCTTCACAAATTTAGCCGGAGGAAACGGAGGCTCTTCGGTAAATGGATATAGTGGAGGAGCAGCAGGTAGTTTTCCACCCAATGGTTTTGGAGGAGGTTGTGGTGGCGGTGGCGGTGCCGGCTCCGGTGGAAATGGCGGCGGCGGTGGCGCTGGATATTATTTAAACGGTATATACTATCCGGGCGGCGGTGGCGGCGGAGGTTGGGGCGGCGGAGGAAATGGCGGACGAGGACAAGGATATTTGGGGCCATATTCCGGAGGTTCGGAAAGCGGCTATGGCGGTAGCGGTGGAGGATATGGAGGAGCAAGCGGAGCCGGGGGTGCTTCTGGTGGTGCAGGAACATCCGGAACTGCCGGTCAAGCTGGACAATCTGGCAAAAATGGCATAATAATATTAAGGTATAAAACATTTCAGTGATATTATTTTTTATAAGGAGTTTTAAATGTTTATTAGTTTAATT